TTGCCCAAGGTGCCGCGGCGCAAGGATCACTGGGCGCTGGTCTAACCGTCATAGTCCTGACGGTTTCCTGTGGGTCGGATTCAAACTGTACCAGTACCCTCAAGGAAGAGCAGCGGTTCGGCGGTATGTCCATCTACCGCACGAAGAACGGCCGCACGTTCGCCGCACCGACGGGCGCCAACGCGCACGAGATCGTCCAGGCCTGGATGCGCGAGATGCTGCACGAGGCCATGCCGACCATGCCCGAAGAGATTGCCGAGAAACACGGCATCACCGACGAGGATGAGCGGGCCAACCCCGTCACACCCGGCATGGAACGAGTGCTGGGCCGCGTGCTGCGGCAGGAGGCGACCCAGGCCGTGGTCGGCAACGTCCAGCGCCTCAACAACGAGGCGCTGGGGGCCATGGCGCCGGCCAAGGGGTCGAGCGCGTGGAAGTCGCTGGCCGAGCGGGCCACGCAGCAGCAGGCCGAGATGACGGCCAGCCGGCAGGGGCGCGACACGCGGGCGCAGCAGTACCTCAACGGCCTGGACAGCAAGGCCGAGAAGAGCTACGCGCTGGCCGCCGGCATCGCCATCATGCACGGCGGGCAGGTGACTTTGCCCCGGGGAAAGGCCGGCCAGGCGGCCGCCGATCTGCCCAAGGACGTGAAGATGCGCCTGCGGCGCGAGATCGCGGCGGCCATGGGTCACACCGGCCAGGGAGCGGCCCCGGTCGAGATCGCCGAGACGCGCACGGACGCACCGCAGCCGGCGAGCTTGCACGAGGCGGCCCGCACCGGCCTCGCGCCCCCCGTCGAGGCCACGGTGGGCGCTCGTCAGGCCCAGGTGGCCGCGCAGGCCCCGGCGGCGCCGAAGCCGGACAAGGCAAAGGCAAACGATCACGAGAGCCGGGCACGCGCCTACGAGCTCACCGGCGACAAAGAAGGCGCGGCACTGCACCGAGAGGCCGCAGCCGCTCATGAGAGCGGCGCGCCCGGAGCGCAGGACGCCAGCGACAAGGCGGAGGCCTGGCGCGGCGGTTGGAATGCCGGCGCCTCCGACGATCCGGCGCAACCTGGCGCGGGCGGCAAGCACGATGAGACGTGGCAGGCCGGGCATGCCCACGGCGCGGCATTCAGCGCGGGCGGTAGCGCCAGCGGCAAGAATCCGCACCCGGCCGGATCGACCCTGGCGGGCGCGTGGAGCCGAGGAAGTCGGGAGGGCGCTGGCGACCGAGCAGCGGAACAGAGGGCCGCCGCTGCGCTGCCGTCCAGGCCGAAACTCGTACCCTCACCTGCGCCTGAGCCGAAGGCCAGTCAGGCGCAGGTGACGCCCCCGGAAGCCCCCGCAACGCCGCAAGCCGCAGAGGCGGCCGGCCAGGCGGCGGCGGGTGGTCAGGGGATCGCCCCAATCGCCCTCAAGGGCGGGCAGGTGGGGATCGGTCAGGCCACGATCAAGCAGGACCGCCACCCGACCACCGGGGAGGCCACGCACGTCGTCAACCTCGGTTACCGGCTGGGGTCCGATCACTTCTACGACGCGGCCGCCAAGGCCCGCGAGCTCGGCGGAAGCTACGTGCGTCGGGTCGGGTTCTCGTTCTCCGATCCGGGGAAAGCCCACGACTTCGCGCAGCACTACGCCCGCCCGCCCGCCGGGGCAAATCAGACTGCACAGGCCACGCAGACGGCCGATGCGGCGGCCCGCAAGGCCGCCGGGGTGGCTCCGCGCGCCAGCAACCTTCACCCCAGCTCGGCCGTGAGTGAGATCCAGCTCAAGGCGCACGGGGAGGCCACCGAGGCCATCAACGCCTACGCTGCCGCCGTGGACGCCGGGGCCAGCCCGAAAGAGCTGGCGGCGAAGCGAGCGGCGGCCATGCGCCGCATCGACGCGCACGCGGCGACGGACAAGCGGCAGGGCTACAGCGGCAAGGCCACCATCCAGCAGCACGGGGCCGCGTTGCTCCGCCAGGTCGAGGGCGTCGATGGCCACGCGCACGACAAAGGCGCGGCCGCAAAGCCGGGTGCCGATCCAGAGGCGTTCGCGCGCCACATGGAGAGCATCAAAGGCGACCAGCACATGGGGGCCGATTTCAAGAACGCGGTCGACAAGGCCCTGTCCGGGCACGCTTGGCAGGTTCCGGGCGGCCAGCGGGCGGCCACGGGCGAGGTCAGCCTCGAGCAGGCCGTGCGGGCGGCGCACGACCTGCATGGCGACCCGGGCCGGCTCTCCGGCCCTGTGCATCGCGCGGCCTACGCCCTCGGCCTGCCCGTCGCACCGCGCCAAGGGTCCGAAGCGGACGTGCCGCACGCTGCCCTGCAGGCCGCCTTGCAGAAGGTCAACGACCCGAAGGCCTACACGGCGAGCTACGAAAAGGAAAAGTGGCAGGGCGAGATGAAGCGCCGGCAGAGCGTCGCCAAGGCGCTCGGTGTGCCTGTCGAGAAGGTCGGGCCGCAGATCGGCACCGACGTGACGAGCCTGAGCACCGGACTCGACGCGATCCGGGCGCGCCTGCACGACCACAAAACCCGCGACTCGGCCAAGTCTGAGCTCGCGTGGCGGCAGGGACTCGCCGACGCCGCCGGCCACAAGGTCGATCTCTCGACGCTCGGCGAGGGCGGCAAGAAAGACGCCGCCTGGTCGGGCGAGCAGGTCGTCAACGGCAAGGGCGAGCGGTACGTGCGCCGGGGCGACAGGTGGCACAAGGTCGAGGCCAACGGCGCCGTGGCCGACTGGGGCCAGCATCGCAACGAGATCGAGGGGGGCCAGACGTGGAAGGGGCAGTCGGTATCGACCGCCGACTTGCACAACGCGACCGCGAACGAGGTGGCGCGTTCCCCCAACGCCAAGGCCGATCTCATGGCCGCGCTGCGGGGCCATGCCGGCCACGCTTTCGGGCGGCCCATCGAGTCGAAGGGCGGCGGGGCGCTGCCGTTCGATCATGTCGTCCAGGCGATGAACATGGTGGAAGGCCGGCGCGGCCGGAAGGAAGAACCGACGCCCTGGCACGAGTACATGAGCGACGATCAGCTCAAGGCCGTGCACGCCATGCCCGGCGTCGCCGGTGTGATCTCGGCAGGGGTGCAGAACGAGATGGAGGCGCGCGAGCACGTCGGCCTGGGCGCCGCCGTGCAGAGCACGCCCGCCGAGGTCGAGCTCAAGAACGCCGCCGGCACCAAGGTCAAGACCGCGAAGGCCGAGACCGCGCATGGCCTGGCCGTCCACAAAACGCTCGACGACAAGGGCTGGATCGTCACGCACCACGGCAGCGGTCAGGCCGTGACCGACCCGACAAAGACGAAGGGCGAGGCCATGCAGGCCTTGGCTCTCTTCCGCAAGCACTACGGGGCCGATCTGCCGGCGAACGCGGCAAAGGTGGACCACGCGAAGGGGGTGGCCGCCCAGGAGATCGTCAACCGCCACATCCATTCCGGCATCGCCGCCCGCTCGGTGGCCCTGACCGGAGGCGAGCGCACCGCCAGCGCCTCGCACGTCCAGGCCAACGACGCGCTGCGGAGGATGGCGACCGAAGAGGTCCCGCGCGCCAAGGCGCCCGGGAAGGAAGAGCCGAAGGCCCTGACGCCGGAACAGGCCCGAAAGCGGCTCGGCACGTTCGCCAGCAAGGAAGAGAGCCGACCGAACCTCAACGGCTACTACGTGGGCGCTGGCGCCGATCACGGGGTCGCCACGGACGGACACCGCCTCGCCACGATCCCCGTGGCCGGGCACGACGTTCAGAACGAGGGGGCCAAGGAAGGGGCGATCTACCGGCACCAGCACCCCAAGGGCCACGAGGCCGCGCGCGAGAAATACGCCGCGCAACAGCTCGCGTCCGGCACATCGCCCGAGGCGGTCGAGAAGTGGAAGGCCGGCTGGGATCGCGACACCGGCGCTGGCTCCAAGGTCGACGCGGCCTTCCCCGACTACACCCAGGTCGTGCGCAAGCGCGGGACGCAGGCCGAGGACCACATCGACCCGAAGCGGCTGCGGGACGTGCTCACCCACGCGAGCACCCTTTCGTCCACACGAACGCACGGGGTCATCCTGTCGCGCGAAGGCGGCAAGGTGTACGTCGGGGTCGGCGGTCCGGGGAACGACGTTGCCCCGGAGCACATCCGGGTGCAGGTCGGTCACACCGACCACCCGGACGGCAAGCTCGCGGTGCACTCCGGCTATCTCGGCGAGGCCGCCAAGGGGGCCAAGGACACCTTGGCCGTCGGCTGGGACAGTGACGAGCCGCTGGCGCCCATGAGCCTGCACCGCACGGACGGTGAGCACCACACCATCATGCCCCTGCGCATGTGACCGGCCTGTGAGAAGCTGCGTCAGGTGAGCGACACGCCGGCCATCCGCTGCCCGCACTGCGGCGCGCACTTCTCGCACGCCGTCGAGGGCAAGGTGAAGCTGCGGGTGCGGCTCATCGCCTTCGGTCCGGACGGGCGCGGTGAGGTCCACTGCTCGAGCTGCGGGCGGGACGTGCCGTTGCCGGTGACGCTTGGCGAGAGCCACCGGCCGAAGACACCACCGCCCCGAGCGCGGTCCCAGGTGCGGTTCGTCCTGCCGAAGGGCTTGACAGCGCGCCCGGGCACCTCATAGCGTCGGGGCTCGACAGGCGCGTGATGCGCAACTGAGGTGGCCTAGTCCTGACGGGACACGAGAGGCGGCCGGGTTTTGACCCGTGCCGCCTTTTTGCGTTTTGGGGGGTCGGTGTTTCGAGGGGGAGCAATCAACAGCGCGAGGACAGCGGCCGCCGAGGGCGGCTGCGCGGTCCTGCACGCCTGGATGCCCTTCGAGGCCTTCGAGAAGGCCGGGGCGTCGGCCGCCAAACGCCTGCGCATCCGGGGCGTGATCAGCACCGAGCACCGCGACCGCCACGGCGAGCTGGTCAAGCAGGACGGCCTCGACTTCGGGCCGATCCTGGCCGGGTACGGCTGGCTCAACGACGGCCACGACTCGCGCAGCGGCGCCGAGCTCGGCATCCCCGAGCGCATCTACCGGGTGACCGTGCCCGGCCCGGACGGCAAGCCGATCAAGGCGACGGCGATGGAGGGCTACCTGCTCGACACGCCGCGCGGGCGGGCCATTTGGGAGAACAGCAAAGCCCTGCGCGGGACCGGCCGCTCGCTCGGCTTTTCGGTCGAGGGCGGGGTGCTCGAGCGGGCCTGTGGCTGCAGCGCGCGCAACCCGGGGGCGATGTGCCTCAATCCCACGGCGCACAAAGACGTGGAGCGCGCGCTCGTCAAGCAGATCGCCATCACCCGCGTGCCCGTCAACCCGCACACCACGCTCGAGCCGCTGGCGAAGAGCCTGGACGCCACCATGCGCGCGGTGTGGGCCAAGGCCATGAGCGTCGGCTACCCTACGCAGGTGCCCGGCATGGGCGCGCCTGGCGCGCTCGGCCCCACGGTGCCGCAGGGCTGGACTCGGCCGACGGTGCAGGTATTCGACGGCGTCCCGTTCGATTGGGAGGCCTTCAACCAAACCGGTTCGTCCCGGGCAGCCGTTCAGTCGGCGCGAGGGGGACGCACTCTGACCAAGGGCGAGGCGGAGGCGTTCATCCGCGCCCGGCTCCCCAACGCCTCGACTGCGCAGGTGCGGGCGCTGCTCGACCGCGCGGCGATCTGACAGGAAGGGAACGATCCGATGCGCAACTGCCACAAGATGCTGCTCGCCAAGGCCAAAGGGGGCGACAAGCACGCCTTCGCCTGCCTCAAGTCGATGGCCGACGACGACGACGACGACGGCGCCCGCGAGGCCCTGAGCGAGCTCGACCCGGAAAACGACGGCAACGGGGCCGATCCGGACGACGACCTCGACAAGGCCGAGCAGGGCAACCTCTTCGACCTCGACGCCCTCGACGGTGAGCTGCGTCAGCTCGAGCCGTTCGCCAAGGGCGAAGGCGCGCCCGACATGCCCTCCGGGGCCGACCTGCTCGGCGGCCAGCCGGAGATTCAGGCGGCGGCCGCGATGGACGCGGGCGATTTCGTCAAGGCCATGGTCGACGCCAACGTGCAGGCCATCGACCGCCTGGGCGACGGCGTGCTGTGGAACGCTTCGGCCGTCGAGGCCTTGGCCAAGGGCCAGATCGCCCAGGGCGAGCTCATCCACAAGTTCGTGGGCCTGCTCGGCGAGATGCAGGCGGGCCTCGACACGCTGAACAAGGCCCTGAGCTCGCGTGGAGCCGGGCCGGTGGGCGCGCAGACGCCGCAGCAGCTCGCGGCCCTCCAGGCGCAGCGCCGGGCGGCCGTCCAGGGCGCCGGTGGCGGCGCGGGCGGCGCGCCGCAGCGCCAGGCGGGCAAGCCGTCCGAGCTCAACGACCTGCAGAAGTCGTTGCGGACCATGCGCGCGACGGAGACCAACGAAGACGTGCTCGGCCGGATCAACGACGCCCTCGAGGACCTGACCATCGGGAACCTCGAGCGCGCCCGGTCGCTGGTGCGAAGCAAGTAACCGACACCCCGCCGACCGAGGGGTTGGCGGAAGACACCGCAGCGGCGCCGCCGCTGCCCATGAGGGGGTTTCGACAATGAACGACGTGGCGCTCCCCAGCGACATTTTCGGCGGCGCGGCCGAGGTCTCGGCCGGCGACGTGGCCAGCGCGCTCGGCTTCGGCGGGGTCAACGACCTGCTCAAGGCCATGACGGTCGGCGACCAGTTCCCGGCCACCATCGGCGAGCTCTCGCCGGGCGCCATGATGGCGACGGTGCCGCAGGATCTCGACGACGTGCTGCACAACGCCAGCTTCGGCGACCGGCAGATCGTGCTTCAGAAGATGCTGAAGACCGACAAGGTCTGGTCGACGGTCCACCAGTACGTCCGCAAGCACTCGCCCGGCTCGGCCGGCCGGCGCTTCATGTTCCACCGCGAGGGCGGGCTGCCGGTCGAATCCGACTCGACCTACAGCCTCGAGTCGCTGGCGATGAAGTACCTCGGTGCCGTGCGCCGCCTGCCCATCCAGGCCCGCCTGGTGAAGTCGGTGGCCGGCGACGCGGTCAAGAACCAGAACAAGGACGGCGCGCTCGAGATCCTGGCCTCGCTCGAGTGGCACCTGTTCTACGGCAACAGCGCCACCAACCCGCTCGCCTTCGACGGGATCAAGACGATCATGAAGCGCGAGGGCATCCTGCTGGACGCCCGCGCTGCCACGCCGAGCGAGAGCCTGCTCGACGAGGCCATGAGCAAGGTGTGCGAGCGCCCCAACTGGGGCTACCCCACGCACCTGATGTCCAGCTCGGCCGTCAACCGCACCCTGCGGCAGACCTACGCCGGCCGCATCCGGGCCATGATGGGCGACAAGTTCCACCCGAACTACCAGCTCAAGGGCATGGTGTACGACCACTGCGCCGACGGCGACGAGGTCAAGATCATCAAGCACCCGCTGGTGATCGAGGAATCCGGCCTGCCCGACGAGCGCGGCGCCGGCCCGGACCCGTCCAGCCGTCCGGTCGAACCGCTCATCGTGGTGCAGCCGGCCAGCGGCGCGGCCGGGGCGAACCGCTCCGATTTCGTCGCCAACGACGCCGGGGCCTACTACTACCGGATCGTGGCCCTGAACGGCGGTGGCATGTCCAAGCCGGTCACGACCAACGCGGTCAACGCGGTGGCCGGCCAGGTCATCAGCATCACGATCCGCGACGGCGCGGTCCCGGGCAGCAAGCAGGCCGCCACGGCCTTCATGATCTACCGCACCGAGAAGGGCGGCGCGGCCACGACCGCGAAGTACATCACCGAGGTGGCGGTGGCGGCCAACAACGCCGACACCGTTTTCATCGACGGCAACGGAGATCTGCCGGGCTGCTCCGACATCTTCATCCTGTCGAACGACAGCGAAGCCATCGAGATCAAGCAACTCCTGCCGTTCTTCAACTTCCCCCTCGGGAACATGGACACGTCCTACCGCTGGGCGCTGCTCCTGTTCCTGGCCCTCAAGATCGCGCTGCCCCGCAAGCACTGCGTCATCAAGAACGTGAAGCCCGACGCGCAGCTCATCCAGCTCGTCGGTTCGGGCGATCAGAGCGGCCCGCAGCAGCACGTCTGATCGGCAACCCCTGACGCGGGCGGCCCGGCCGCCCTCATGGAGCCCCCACCATGAAGTTCCGCGCCCTCCACGCCCACGTCCGGGGACCGATCCACGCCTGCGATCCGGTCACGGACGAGGCCCGCGTTTTCGAGGTCGTGCCATCGCCCGACCTGCCGGACATCGGCCAGATCGGGAACCTCTCGCCCGGGTGGGCCGACTACTTCCGCCGCTGCGGGGACTGGCGGGTCGAGGAAGACCGCGACGCCCCCCAGGACAAGGCGCCCGCTGCGCCCGAAGGCGGCCAGGAAGGCGACGGCGGGGGCGCTCCTGCGGGGGGCCGAGGGGCGCCCCCGCCGGAGTCTGCCGAGAACGGCGCCCCGGCGGGCCAGGAAGGCGCCCCGGTGGCCGACGGCGCGGAGGTTGCGGCCGACGACGCCGACGCCTCCGCCCGGGGCCGCAGCGGCGCGCGGAAGGGGCGCTAACCGATGGCCTTGACGCCCACCGAGATCCTGCGCGCGCTCGACCGTGCGGCCCAGGCCGTGGTCCGCAACGAGCTCGCGCGGGCCTTCTCGCGCTTCTCCAACGCGCTGCACGTCGTCAGCGGTACGGGTTTCCCCGCCTACACGCAGGGCGATCCGTTCCGCGACAACGACAGCCGCGACCCCATCTTCGCCCTGGCGCTCGCCGTGGCCAACGCGGCTCCGGCCGCCGAGGGCGCCGGTTTCGACTGCCAGGCCTTCGGGGCGGTGCGCCTGCACTGGCGCAACACCAACGCCGGCACACGCACCAGCATCGACTTCGACGTGTGGGCGGAGACCCGGCTCGGCTGGGTCCTGCTCGACGGCGAGAGCAAGGCCGGGCTGACCGAAGCCCGTGAGGTCCGCATCGCCAGCGCCGGCTACCGGCGCCTCTACATCCGTGTCTCCGCCCTTAACGGTGGGGCAGGTGAGGCCACCGTCTACCTGGGCGGAGAGCCATGAGATGCGCCGCCTGAATCCCGCGCCTGTCTCGGCGCCGCCTGGCGACAGTTGGCAGCGACACACGTTGAGCGTCGAGACCGACGACCAACGCGTGTTCGTCATGCCCTGCACGGCAGCGTCAGACGAAGACGGCGATTCCAAGGCGCGCATTGAATACAGCGGGGGCACCTACAACGGCCCCACCGACTTTACGACTTCGGGCACCACGCTGACGTGGGCCGGGACGATTCCCCTGGAGACGGGGGAGTCGCTGACACTCTGGATTGTGCCACAGAGCACGTAACCGACGAGGAGAAGAGGAACATGGGGAAGATCAAGGCGAAGCAGATCGCGCTGAGCGCGGCATTCACCAACGGCTCCGGCGACGCGCTGGACCTCGCCGACGAGGGCGTTTCCAACGCCAAGCTTGCCGGCGGCATCACCGCCGGCAAGCTGTCACAGTCGCTCCTGAACCAGATCGTGACGGGCCAGCGCCAGCGCGAGAGCGTGCTCGTGCTGGAGCAGCTCATCAGCGGCGGGATCAGCTCGGGCATCGCACCGGCCACGGTGATCTACGTGGACACGGCGCCGTCGGCCAACGACACGCTGATCATCAAGAACGCGGACCAGACGGAGACCTACACCTTCAAGGCGAGCGAGGCCGCCGCTTTCGACGTGGAGATCGGCACCGCGGCCGAGACCGCCGCGTTCCTGGCGCAGGCCATCAACGACGACTCGGCGGGCTGGTCCGCCGTGGTCAAGGCTACGCTCGGGGACATCGGCAACCCCGTCGTGGTCATCTACCGCAAGACCGCCAGTGCGGCGGCAGACGACCGCGTCTACAAGACCACGGGTGGTGGTCTCCGCCACATCGCCTTTGCGGACGGCCGCTACGACGCAACCGTGAGCAGCAGCGGCGTGATGACGGCCATCGACGCCGACAATCTGACCACCCTGGGCGCGTCTGACCCCGGGACGCCGACCTTCGGATTCGGGCGAGCCATGGCGAGCCTGATCGATGGCGAACTCCGTTTCGCCATGGCGGGGGGTGCCAGCTACGTCTACGACGCCGACGCGAACCAGTGGGACAACGCCGGTGCCGCCGTCATCGGCGCCGGTGCGGTCGGCGTGGACGAGATCAGCACGGCCATCGCCGGCCCCGGGCTGGCGGGCGGTGGCGGCGCCGCCCTGTCCGTCAACGTGGACGACACGGGCATCGAGATCAACGCGGACACCCTGCGCCTGAAGGACGGCGGCGTCGTGGCCGCCAAGCTCGGCGCCACGAGCGTCACCGCCGCCAAGCTCGGCAGCGACGTGGCCGGCAACGGCCTCACCGGCGGCAACGCAAGCGCGCTCGCCGTGCTCGCCGCCAATACGTCGGTCAACGTGGCCGTCGGCGGAGTCAAGGCCGCCGTGCCCGTCAAGGACGACAAGGCGCTCGCCCCCACCGGCGCGATCACCACGGACGACGCCGACACCGGCCTCACCATCACGAAGACGCCGGCCGCCGGCTCCTACGTCAAGGTCAGCCTCAACGGCGTGGGCATCGAGGTGGGCGACGGCGTGAAGACCAAGGACGGCTATTTCACCGGCGACTCCGGCACGACGGCCCGCGCGATCTCCGCCGTCGTCGCCACCGACAAGTTCTTCTGGAATGCGGTCATTTCCGGGGTCAATCTCTCGACCAGCGATGAGTTCGACTTCGACTACCTCAACACCACCCCGTAAGCCCGCCACCCCGGCGCGGCAGGAGGCTCCCCTTTGCCGCGCCTATCCCGCCTCGCGCCCGATCCTTTCTCGTTCCCTGGCCGCATCGTGAACGACTCGCAAACGTCGTGCAAACCGGCGTCCCGTGTCCTGATCTCAAACGCGGATCTGGTGCGAGTTTTCGGCGTGGCCGGCCAGTGGAACGAGGCCACGCGCCAGGTGGACTACCAGCCTGGCACACCCGAGCCCGGGGCCATGCTGGATCTGGAGACCGCCCTGCGTGTCTTGATCGGAGAGCTGCGCCGGCTCGAACGCGACCGGGCCACCACGGCCCTACTCCTGCGCTCCATCATGCACGGAGCCATCGCCGAGGGACTGCGGTTGCAGCCGGTGAAAGGGTCGCGGCAACTCTACATGAGCGGCGGCATAGCGATCCTGTTCGAGCGCGACGAGGCCGGCGGGTACGCCATCAACCGCTACACAATCCCGATCCTGAACCCTCTGAAGTTCTACGTCGCAGCGGGGGCAACCCTCATCGACTCGCGCCTCTTCCACACCCTCCCCAGCGTGTGTGCGGGCGATGAGCCGGGCTTGAGTGTCGCTTGGCCGGCGAAGACATACCGGGTGGACACCCTGGCGCTCATCCCCAAGGGCGAGGATCCCGTGCCCGAGTGGTACGTGTTCTTGGGGCAGCCGACACAGGCTCGCACCGTGGAGGAGATCCAGGGCATTCCAACCCCTGCGATTCCGGCCGAGTATTCGGGCGAGGTCCTGCCGCTCTACCGCATCGTGACCCGCCAGGGGGACAAGGGGATCTGGGGCAGCGAGCAGATCGCAAACCGAGTCAACGGCCTGTAAGCTGCCGCGTGGAGTGAGGTGACATGGACTACGTCGGCCGCCTGAATCAGCCTCTCGCAATCGGCCCCTGGCCGATCTTCGCCGCCGACGGTTTCACCACCGTGCCCGGCGAGGCCGAGGACACCGACTGGACGCTCTACCGCAACGGCGACGTGCACGCGGTCAATGGCGGCGTCAACGACGAGCTCGTGGTCGTGGCCGAGCTGGACGCCAAGCCCGGCCGCTACAAGGCCACCTACACCCCGCGCGAGCCCGGGAACTACACGCTCGAGGTTCGCCACCCGGGGGCAAACGGCGGCGCGGCCGTGCACTTCGAGGCCGTGATCCGGGTGGACTCGGTCACGCTCACCGAGGTGGGCGGCTTTGCCGTCGTGCCGCTCGAGCGCGGCGTGGCCGCCGTGGGAAATCTCGTGGAGTTTCGGGTGCGGTTTGTCCTGCCGAGCGGCGACCCGTTCGACCCGTTCGAGCTGCGCAAGGTCGAGCTGCGCGATGCGGGCACGGACCGACTCGTGGCCACCGTCGGCGCCGCAGACATCGACGCCCTGGGCGCTGGCATCTACCGGGTGTTCACTCCCCTGGCCGTGGGCGCCTCGGTCACACTGCGCGACAGGTGGTACTTTCGAGGGTTCGACGGGCCGGAGGTCACAAGGGAGTTCACGCGGGTCGTGGCCGAGGCCGTCGCAGCCGGCGACCTGCTCGTGAGCATCGAGCGCCTGAAGCGCCAGGAGCTCGGCGGGGTCGACCTGCGTCACAACGACGGATCGCCGTTTTCCGATCAGGACTTCATCGAGAGCATCACCGAAGCCACCGACCGCCTGGCGGCCGAGCTGGACATCGTGCTCGTGCCCACCGCGATCACCGAGCGGCACGACTACCGCATCGATCACTACATGGAGTTCGGCTGGTTCGAGCTCGACAAGGTGCCCCTGGCGGAGATCACGGCCGTGCGCGCCCGCTGGCCCAACGGCGACACGCTTTTCGAGATCCCGAAGGACTGGCTGGTCGTGCTCAACCCGAACTACGGGCAGTTCAACCTCGTCCCGCAATCGGGGCCGCTGCACACCGCGCTGGCGCAGAACGCGCGCGGCATCGGCCTGATGATCCCGGGCATGAACAGCTATTGGCCGGGCCTCTTCGAGATCAGCTACCGCGCAGGTTTCGACGTGGGGAAGGTCCCGCCGCGAATCGGCAAGGCCATCGCGCTCACCGCCGCCATCGACAACCTGAACAAGGCGGGCGAGATGATCATCGGCTCCGGCATCGCCTCGCAGTCGATCAGCATTGGCGGTCTGTCGCAGTCGGTGTCGACCACGAGCTCGGCCACGAACGCCGGGCATGGGGCGCTCATCCTCGAGTACCGCAAGACGCTCAAAGAGATGCTGCCCGCGATCCGCCGGCAGTATCACGGCGTCGGGATCGGGTGCGCCTGATGTCCGGGTGGAAGACCGATCAGAGCGGCAAGCCGGCCAGGGTGGCGCCGCCGTTCTACGGCAAAGAGCTCGGCGTCGACTTCGACCCCAATGACTTCGACAGGTCCATCCAAGAGCAGGGCGACCGGATCGCCTGGGAGCAAGCCGCGCGCTGCCCGTGTGCGGCCAACGACGACACCGGCCAGCCGGACCCGACCTGCGACACCTGCGGCGGAGCGGGGTGGGAGTATCACAGCCCGCTCGAAATCCGGGCCATCGTGGACCGTCTCGAGTATCACCTCGACCTGCTCGGCGGCAGCATCGGAGACTGGGTGTTCGGGGCTGCGATGTTCACGATGCAGCCGATCCACCAGCCCAACTTTCGGGACAGGTTTCGCCTGATCGACAGCGTCGTCTCGCACAGCGAGGTCATCACCCGAGGCCTCGAGCAGCGCCCGGATCGTCTGGCGTTCCCGGTCAGCGGCCGCAGCGAGGCCGTGCTCGTGGGGGAGGGCGACGAGCAGGTGCGGCGCACCTTTACTTGGCGGGTGCTGCGCCTGCGCCTGATGAGCGAGACTCGGCAGCCCGGGCCGGTGCTGCGAGAGGGTGTTCACTTCGAGGTGGACACCGCCGGGCGCATCGACTGGACACGGGGCGACGCTCTCGGCCTGGCGCCAAGGCCTGCCCAGGACGCCAGACGGCCGGGCGGCCGATACGCCGTCACCTACCTGCACAACCCGTCATACCTCGTCCAGAATTGGCCCTACCCCATGCGGATCCTGCACACCAAACGCAAGGTGCCGGTGCCGCTGCACACGCCGGGACCGGTGTCGGCCATGGCGATGATGGAGGCCCGGCAGGACAAGCCGGGCGCGCAGACGCCCGATGGCTGAGAACCTGCCCGAAGTCGGCGCCGTGCTCGACCTCGAGGGCTGGGGGCGCGAGAGCGTGCGCGTGCGCCTGGAAGGCCTACTCGACCTCGTGCGCGGCTTCCTGGTGGCCAAGGCCCGCAGCGAGCTCGGCAGCACGGCCAGCAAGTACGTGGAGGCCATCGGCGAGCCGGTGTTCTACGAGCCTCGTCCGGGTGTGCTGGCCGCCTCGATCACGCTCGGCCAGGGGGCGGACGGGGGTGACGCCGGTCTCGCGCTGCTGCTGGAGAACGGCTGCGGCCCGTGGGATATGCGGCAGACCTTGCTCCCCGGGCGCAGCCCGAGCGGCCTGCAGGTCTCCGAGGACGGCTACTTCTACCGCTCGATCCCGTTTCGGCACGGGGCGGCGGGCGGCGCGGCGCGCAACTTCCCCGCCATGGGGTCGCAGTTCACTCGCGAGGGCCAGCAGCGCATGAGCATGGCCCACCGGGGCGCCCTCGACGCCGCCCACGCGCAGGCCATCGGTGAGCGTGTCCACGGGGCCGCGCGAGAGCTCGACCCGACGTTGTCCGGGCCAGGGAAGGGCAAGCAGTACGGCGGCCGCCTGGACGCTGGCTTGGCCCCCCTGCTGCGCCCGCGCCACGTCACGGACATCTTCGCCGGCATGATCCGAGAGACGAAGACCTACGAGCGCGCGACTCAGGACTCGTTCATGACGTTCCGCACGATCTCGCAGCGGCCGTCGACCTTCCGCTACGACACGAAGAGCCGGCGCGGCGCCGACCACCCGGGAGGTGTGTTCAACGTCATGGGCAACACGCAGGAACGCAACTGGACGCACCCGGGATTCGTCGCCCGGGGTTTCTTCCGCCAGGCGGAGGACTACGTGCAGGTCTTGCTCGACAGCGGCGAGAGCTTCGGCGAGCTGCCGCCCGGCGCGGGTGGCCCCTGATGGCCGGCCGCACTTCCGAGCGCCTGGACAAGGGCGCCAAGGCCCCGGGAGACGGCAGCGCCGACGGCTCCTACGCCTTCACCGAGCGCCTGATCACCGCCGCGCTGCACAACGGCCTCGCCCGCTTCGAGGAAGAGCCCCGGCACTGGGACTGGATGTTGCGTTTCCTCGACCGGCGCGAGCGCGAGGTCGTGCGCAGCCTGATGGCCAAACGCCCGCCGACGATCCGCTACGGCTACGCCCGGGACACCGACCGCTGGCCCATCATCGGCGTGGTGCTGGCCAGCGAGCAGGTGCATCCGCAGGGCGAGTATCTGGACAACGTCATGGGGGTCGAGGAAGTGGACTTCGGCGAGGACGGCGGCCTCGAGCTCGTCGAGTCCGAGGGCGAGATCCACGAGCAACGTCTCGACGTGACGCTCTACTCCGACCACCCGGACCTGACGCTGTACCTGTACCACTGGGCCAAGTACACGCTCGAGGCGCACCGGCGCTGGTTCTCGCGGTGGGTCATCAACCCATCGTTCATCGCCGGGGGCGAGATCGCGCCCGATCCGCGCTACCTGCCGGAGGCCTGCTACCTGCGGCGCGTGACGTGGTCGTTTGCGGGCAAGGCGAGTGTGATTTCCGCCATGCCAGATCCACCGAGAGAGCTATTCGCCATGGTGGAAGGTACGGTACAAAGCGGTCACGTTGGCCGTGTGACCGGTGTTCGTTCAGGAGGGGGTTGACGGTGGCTGCGAGCTCGATTCAGACCAAAAAGGGCCGGACCCGCGTTCCGGGTGTGTACTCCGAGACGATCCCGGTCGGCGTGCCGCTCGCGAGCCCCGGAATCAAGAGCCTCGTGCTCGTCGGCGACTGCGAGGGGGGCGAGCCGGGGGTGATGCACAAGCTCACCCGGCCCGATCAGGCCCGGGCGCGCTTCCGCTCCGGCGACTTGCTCGACGCCTGCCTGATGGCTTTCGACCCGGCGCGCGACGAGGGCATCCCCGGCCGGCCTACCCAGGTCTACGCCTACAAGCTCAACCCGGCCAAGGCGGCCACGGCCACGCTCGGCAACCTGAGCGGGCCGGTGATGCGCCTCGACGCCCGGGACTGGGGCGACTTCACCAACCGCATCGGCTACGACGTGGCCCCGGGCACGAACCGGGGCACGAAGTTCGTCGTGCAGCTCGACGGCAAGGTGGAAAGCGCCGACGACATCGGCGGCACCGCCGCCTTCACCGCGCGCTACGACACGGCCGGTGAGGCCTCGTCGATGCTGCTCGTGAAAAACGACACCGGCCTGCGGCTCTCCTACGCCGCCCCGCTGGCGGCCGCTCCGGTGACCGCTGCGGCCCCTGGCGGGGCCGTCAAGGTCGTCTCCGCCTCCGCCTACGACGTGGGCCAGCGGGTGACCGTCTACGGCCTCACGGCGGGCAACGTGCCGGCCTCCGAGACCCTGACCCTCAACGGGGCCAGCGCGGTCACGGGCTCGACCGTCTGGACGGCCGTGACGGCCGTGGCCATCGACGCCGCGACGGCGGGTGTGATCTCGGTCAAGGACGCCTCCGACGACACCGTCATCGCCACCGTGGCGGCCACGCTCACGAACGGCGTGACCGGCCAGGTCAACGTGATCTCGGCCAACGCCGCCGACGTGGGGACCATCACCCTCTACGGCACGAGCGCGGCCGGTAACCAGATCTCCGAGGTGCTGACCCTGAACGGCACGACCGCCGTGGTCAGCACGCTCGCCTACACCCGCCTCGTGGCCGCGCGTCTGACCGTGGCGGCCGCCGGGCAGGTGCAGGTACGACAGCAGGCGGACAACGCCGTCGGCTTCCAGCTCGCCGCTGGGACTCTCACGGCCGGGATCAACGTCGGCAAGCACCGCTACCTGCCGAGCAAGCTGGCCTTCGACGGCACGATCACCGCGCAGCTCGGCGCTGCGCCGGCCGGCGCGCCGTTCGTGGTCATCCGGGGCACGAAGCGCAACGGGGACGCGGCGGCCGAGTACCTGGCGGTGACCGAGAACGAGGTCACGACGGCCAACGACTGGGTGGCGATCTCGCAGGTCGAGCTCGGCATGCTCGAGGCGGCCTCGACGTTGACCCTGAGCGGGACGGCGGCCCAGTCGCCGGTGGCCAAGCGCCCGCTCCTGCGCGACGCGGTGGCCTTCCTGGCCGGCCTGCCCGGCTTCGAGGCCGTCTCGCTCGTCGATGCGGCCTTCAAGGTGGCTGATCTCGACTCGGCCTCGAAACAGATCCGCTCGGCCGTGGCGGTCTCGTTCCTGGCCGACGGCTACGCCCTGGGCGCGTGGATCAACGCCAACAGCTCGCTCGTCAAGTCCACGCTGCTCGCCGGCTTCACGGGCGCGCCGTCGGCCACGCCGGCCCGCACCTACCTCCAGGGCGGCGAGAACGGCACGACCACCAACGCCCACTGGCGCGCGGCGATCTCGGCCGCCAAGAAACTGCTCGACGTGGTCATCGTGCCGCTCTCGGGCACGGCCAGCGTGCATAACCTGTGGGTCGGCCACCTGCGGGAGATGGACGGCGTCGACGAGCGGCAGATGTGGGTCGGGCTCGACGACAGCCTCACGAAGGATCAGGTCATCAGCGCGATCAACGCGCTGAACAACCGGCAGACCTGCTCGGTGGCCGAGAAGGCCGTGGTCTACGACGACAACGGCCTGCAGGTCACGAAACCGTCCTGGGCGGTGGCGACCCTGTGCGCGGCGGCGCAGTGCGGCTCGCCGCTTGCGACGCCCCTGACCGACAAGCGCCTGAACCTCATCGACACCGTCGCGCACAGCTCGTGGAATCCGGTGGACGACATCGAAGAGATGATCGGCGCCGGCCTCGTGGTCGTGCAGGGGTCCACCGTGGTGCGCTCGGTGTCGAGCTACCGGGAGGACGACAACCCCTTCTTCAACGAGATGTCTACGGTCGAGTGCCTGGACAACTCGGCGAAGATGTGGCGGCGCAACCTTCGCCCGAAGATCGGCGACAAGAACTTCGACGGCGCGCGCTCCACGGTGAAGACGCTCTCCATCGCCGAGCTCGAGCGCCAGGTGCGCGACGGCGAGATCAAGTCGTTCAACGTGGACTCGGTCGAGATCGACGACATCGGCGACGGCTTCGACGGCGCCGCCGAGGTCGAGCCCATCGAGCCCATCAACTTCATCCGGCTCAAGGCCTTCGCCATGCGCCTGAGCACCCGAATTCGGTAAGGGGAGGGAACGATGGCAGGCCAGCAAAACGCGAACGCCGGTGTGCCGCGCGGCAAGGTCTTTCACGGCGCGCGCGGCTACTTGGTGATCGGCGGAAAGACCGTCGGTTACGTCACGAACGTCAGCGGGACCGAAAACCTCGAGCACCAACCGCTCGACGTGCTCGACAACCTCGAAACCGAGGAATTCGTGCCGGTGGCCTACACCGTGAACTTCACCTGTGGCCTCGTGAAGGTCATCGGGCGCAGCCTCAAGGCGGCCGGCATTCAGATCCCGCTCTCCCAGGTGCTTTCGCACGGCGGTCTGACGGTCGAGATCAAGGACCGGCCGGAGGACAAGGCCATCTACGTGATCGAAGAGGCGAAGGCCACGTCCAAGAACTTCGGCGCCGCCAAACGGCAGCTCACGGTCGAGAACCTGAGTTTCGTGGCCAAGCGCCTGCGCGACGAGGCCGGCCTCGTCTGATCTCCTGACAACCTGACAACCGGACAACCGGAGGACATCGCCCCCCATGCCCCCCGCCAGCACCAGCCGCAACGACGAGCTCGACCCGGAAACACTGCTCGCGCAGGTCGACGAAGGCCTCGAGAAAGCCACCGAGGACCCGGACGGTGAAAAGGATTTCGAGCCCGTCGAACGCCGCAAGACGATCCTCGTTCACTACCGATCCGCCGACGGCGAGGTCATCAAAGGCGCCTGCACCTTCGAGGTGCCGGACATCGGCGCCAAGTTGCGCATGGACCTGCTGCGGGCCAGATACCGGGGCGGCGTCCCGATGCTCGACCCGGACGGGGAAGCTCTCATCGAGATGCTGGCCTACCTCGAGGTCGGTTTCGGCGACCGGCGACCGCCTGCGCTGCGCGACCTGCGGCGCCTGCCTGATCCGGCGCTTCTCGGGGCGCTGTATGGGGAGGCGAAGCAGCATGAGGCCCGATTTCGCAACGGCGGGCGCGATCTCCGCGCGAGCCCTGCACCTGTCGCGCAGCCTGGCGGGTAAGGTCCAACTCGCCTGGGAGCGTCGCTACGGACAGCCGGCGGCCGGTAATCCCCTGTGGGAAGGGCGGCCGTTCGCTGACCACCTGGCGAGTCTGTGGGCGCATCGCATCCTCGAGCAGGACGCCGGCCCGCCGGAAGAGCGCACACTCGAGGGCCTTGCCCGCCAACTGCTCGCGACGGAAAACGGTGGGCAGACCTACGACGAGATCGCTGCCGAGATTGACGGCATCGCCGACGAAGGCGGCGACCCGTTCGAGGCCGTCAACAGCCCCGGGAAGGCCCGCCCGTGAAGAGCTACACCACCCGAATCGAAGTCGAGGCCGATGTCGCCGGCCTCGACGAGATGAAACGCAAGCTCGAGGAAATCGAACAGCTCAAGCAGCGGATCGGCGGCTGGGGACCCAGCGGGGGCGGTGGCCCGTCTGGCGGCGGAGGCGGGGGTAGCTCCGGCGGCGGGGGACCCAGCGGGGGCGGTGGGTCTGGCGGCGGGGGCGGTGGGTCTGGCGGCGGGGGCGGAAGCGGCGGAAGCGGCGGCGGTTCCGGCGGAAGCGGCGGCGGTTCCGGCGGTTCGTCCGGTGGGGGTGGCGGTGGAAGCTCATGCACGACCTGTAACGGCCGTGGCGGCGCGGGCGGCTCCAACTGCCCGGCGTGCGGCCGGAAGGGGAAGCCTGCGCACACCAACATGAACCCGCTCGGCCCGATGAATCAGGCCCCTGGTTACGGCATGGTCTCGTCGTCGCTCGGCGCGGTCCCGATCATCGGCGGCATCCTCGCCGGGGCCGTGCTCGGCCTGATGGAGACGCGCAAGAACTACACAGACTGGGAGAGCGCGCGCGCCGACCGGCTCGGCCTCGAGGGCACGAACCTGCTGCCGGAGTTGCGCGGCCGGGGCGCCGCGCTCGGCCTGACGCCCGGCGCCCTCAATCGAGAGATCGCGTCCATGCTGGCCGGCGGTTTCGACCGTGACGCGCTGGCGAAAGACGTGTTCGGGCGCAACGCCGGGGACGCCTTCGGCTTCGGCCTGGGGGCCAGCAAGGCCTACGGCATCGGCGCGGGCGCCATGGGCCAGTATCTCGGCATGTGGCGGCGCGGGGGCGGCCTCGCGCGGGCCTTCATGAACGAGTCCGATCCCGAATTCGAGCTGCAGACGGCCATGGGGCAGGCCGTCAACGCCGGGGTGGGCGCGCCGGAGATGGGTCGATACCTCGGCATCATCGCCGAGGCCACGAGCCGGATGGCCGAGCAGGGCCTCAATCTCGCGCCCAACGTGCTGCCCGTCCTGGCCGAGACGCTGCGCTTGGCGGGGGGTGGCAAGATCGCCGGCGTCGACCTCTCGCAGCAGTTCACCGGCCTGCGAGGCATCAACGCGGGGCAGAGCTTCCTGGGCGCGATGCAGTCCACCGGGCGCGGGCAGGGCAACCCGATTCAGGAGGCATTGCTCTTCGACATCTTCGGCGTGGGCCAGGGCGAGAGCTACTTCGAGACCAAGTTCCGCATGCAGAACATCGTGCAGAATCCTCGGGCGGCCGCGACGGCCATGCTCGAGGTGGCGCGCCGGTTCCGTACCGCCCCGGGGGACATCTTCGAGCGATGGGATGTGATGTCGCAGGCCTTCCCGCAGATGAATCCCAACGACCTGATGGCCCTGCTCACGGCCGACACGCTGCCGACGGCCGAAGAGATCGAGGCCTCGATGGCCCGGGGCGCGGTCGGTGTGGACGAGCTCGTGAAATCGCGCCTCGCCCGGCAGCCGCGCCACTTCGCGCGTCAGGATGCGCGCCTGGCCGGAAAGGACGTGGCCCTGCTCTCCGATCCCAACAAGCGCGCGGCCGTGCTGGCGCTCGAGCGCCTGTTTCATAGCGCCAAGTCCGGCCTGGCCGACAACCTGTTGCTCGAGCCGGGGGCGAACATCCACAAGGTTTTCGAGGCCGTGAGCAATGCCCCGAAGGGACAGGGCGTATCGGCCTTCATGGATGCCATCACGGACATCATGACGGGCTCCGGCACGTCGCCGGTCACGAACCAGGGCGGCCCGGGCGCGACCGGCCTCAAGGTGCTGCGCAACCTCTTCAACGGCCAGAATTGGAACAAGGGCATTACTCCGCCGAAGGCGGGCAAGAATCAGGGGGCGATGATCCTGCACATCGAGGCCGGCCCGGGTCTCGAGAGCCTGCTGCGTTTCCAGATCGGCGAGCCGCAGTCGCCCACGAACATCGGGTGAGCGCGTCATGATGGCCGACCTCCCGATCACGAGCCTGATGGACGGCGGCCGCGTCCACATGGGGCACCGCATTCGGCCCGGCTGCCGGTTCTTCGCTTTCGACAACGAGGAAGCGGTCGAGGCCGACCGTTTCCTGACCGCGTTTCGCACCACGAAGAGCGTGGGCGAGCAGTCGGGGTCCTGGCAGGTCACGGCGGCCACGAAACCGCTGCTGTACGACAATCTGCGCGCCTCCGAGGTCGTGCCATGGCACGAACGGGTCAAGCCCGGCGACTGGGCCTTGCTCGACGCTTCAGACGGCTCGGCCGAGTGGCCCATCATGCTCGGCATCGTCGACCGCGTGCATCGGAGCAAAAAAGGCCCGGTCACCACCTACACGATCAGCGGGCGCGACCACGGCAAGGTCTTCGACTCCGAGATCATCGTCCTGCCGCAGTACAAAAGCGCGGCCGCGCTCGACTTGGGCAAGGATCTCGGCCCCTTCTACGCCGGCCTGGGGGCCGTCGTGCGCCAGCACGGGGCGAACGGCCTCTCGCCGGCCGAGCTGATCGAGCAGTTGGCGCTCTTCTTCCTCGGGTCGGTCACCCGGGGCGTGCGCGGCGCGGCGCCCGTGTTCCACACCCCGCGCTCGCTGCGCCTCCAGGCGAACACCGGGCCGGTGGATCTCGAGGCGGCCGGGCTCCCGGTCGAGCTCGGCCTGCCCATCGCCGAGCTGCTGGCCTTCGCCATGGACAAGACCATCACCGGCCGGGCGGTGCTGCGCGAGCTCTTCGAGGGCCTGCCCGACGGGCTGCGCCTGTGGGACTACCTCACGAGCTGGGCGAATACCGAGATCAACGAGTTCTACACGGATTTCTTGCCCCGCAGCGTGCTCGCGGGGGGCGTGCCGCGCGCGGAGGCCTACAGCTACACGAACAAGGCCGGGCAGCACCCGTTCCTGCCCGCCGTCGTGCTGCGGCGTCGGCCGTTCCCGCAGGGCGCCCAGGCGGCCTCGGTGGCGGCCGGCTTCGACCCTAACCCGGTCGAGCCGGCGGGGGCCGATCTGTGGCGGGCGCTGCCCTGGACGACGGTGGATGAGGCGCAACTCACGGTGGACGAGACGAGCATGTCCGACGCCGACCGCTTCAACTTCTACCTATGCACCCCGCACGCCAGCTACACCGGCAATCCATACACCCTGGCCCTGGGGGCCAGCGGGCGCGGCAAGTTGCCCATCGTCTCGCCCGACAGCGCCCCGCGTTACGGCTGGCGGCGGCGCATGATGTCGAGCCCGTTTCTTCCGACCGATCCTGAGCTGCCGATGGCGACCTACTTCCGCTGGTCGCGCATGCTGGCCGACTGGAACGAGCACAACCCGGAACAGTGGACGGGCGACCTCGAGCACGCGGTCATGCTGCCGGGCGTGCATGTGGGCGAGAAGCTGAACGTGCGGCGAGAGAACCGGACCCGGACCGAGAGCTACTACGTGGAATCGGTCACGCACGGCTGGCAGAGCATCGGCCAGGCAAAGGCGACCTCGTCCAGCTCGTTCGTGGTCACGCGCGGGTCCGAGGACGAGCTCGGCGGGTGGCGGCCGTGATCCACCCGTTCCTGCCGCCGCTGCGTCGACCGTCGAGCACGCCCGCGCGCCCCTACGTGCCGCGCAAGTTGCGGCCGGCGTATGTCACCCGGGGCGTGGTGATGGCGGTGCATTACGCGGACGAGAGCGAGGGCGGCGCGCTGCCGCCACGGGCCTACCACCAACCGGGCGGCATCACGGTCGACATCCTGACCAGGGGTGGCGGCGAGCTGTGGGACGTGCCCGTGATGCAGCGCGGCAGCTCGGTGACCAACCTCGGCCTGTGGGTGCCGCACCCTGCGACGCGCACCCTGGACGGCACACCGCTCGCGTGGCCGGCGACATCCGACGGGCCGGTGCTCGATCCGGAGAACACAGACGGCGAGTGGGTGGTCATCGACTTCCTCGAGGGCGACACGATGGCCCCCATCGTGATCGGGAGCACGACACACCCGCGCACCCGCCGCCCGCAGGAGGGCAGCCCGCCCAAACCGTTGCCCACCTACACCCCTGGCGAGGCCGAACAGCTCTCGACCCTGCCGGGCGGCCTCGAGCGGTTTGTGGCCCACCAGGGGGCCGTGGCCCGCTTCGACCGTGCGGGCAACCTGCGCATCGATCTCGGCGGGGCCGGCGTGGCCGACGACGGCGAAACGCCGGAGGGCGCCGTCTCGGCCGCCGTGGCCTCGCTGGGGGAGAAGGCCGGGGCCGTGGCCGGCGCGGCCGCTGGCGCGGCCGCTGGCGCCCGCGCGGCCGCTGCCGGGGGAAACGCTCGCTCCGCCGCCCGTTCGGCCGCCAGGCGGGTCGGAACGGTCGCCGGACGGGCCGCCAAGATCGCCGGCCAGGCGGCCGAAGCGGCGGGCGAGGTGATGGCCGTCGTCAACGCCGTGCTCAACGCCGAGGCGCTGGCCGCCGCCGCCGTACAGGCCGCCGCCGCGCAGGCGGCCGCCGCCGCCGCCGCCATCGTCGAGGCCGAGGCCCGGGCGCTGCTGCGCGACGCGGCCGCCGAGCCCGCCACGCTGACCGCGCGGCGCGCCGCCGGGGCCGCCGCCGGGGCCGCCGCCGGGGCCGAGGCCGGAGCGGAGGGCGCGCGCGAGGCGCAGGCTTCGGCCGTTGGGTGGATCGACCTGAACATGAAACCAGGGGCCTCGCTCATCGTGCGCAGCTCCGGCATGCCCGTGTTCGTCATCACGGCCGAAGCGGACGGGCAGGTCACGGTCGACATCGGCCAGGACGCGGGCGAGCGGGCCGTGCTCGGCGAACGCCTGGCGACGCTCTTCGACGAGCACCGCCACTACGACGTGACGGGCCTCACGGGGCCGGTGGTCGTGGCCGACCGCATCACCACCGCCCAGGGTGATCCGGCGCGCGCGGTGCTCTCAGAGCGCGTGCGCCTGCCAGTGGCCGACGCAGGAGCCCCATGATCGCCATCCCTACGATGCAGGCCGCGTTGCAGGCCTCGATTCTGGCCGCCTTCGCGGCCGAGTTCGCAGACGAGATCGCCGCCTCGCCCACCGCCTTCGGGCTCAAGGGCCAGCGGTTCAGTCGGGCGCTCGCCGCCGGCCTCGCCGCCGGCCTCGTGCCCTACTTGCAGACCCAGGCGCAGGTCATCAGCCCGGCCGGCGCGGTGATCGGAAAGGTGGGGTGATGGTCGAGCCCATCGAACGGCCGAGCCGCTGGCGGCTCACCTACTGCTTCGAGATCGTGGCCATGTCCGGCGGGGGTCGGGGGGCAAACCGGGTGTGGAACTTCCCGGTCAACCCCTCACGCACCTTCATGCACACCCGCCCGGCGGTCGAGCTCGTCTACACCAACGGCGGCGTGTCCGTGCATGAGAGCGGTTTCGTGCCCCGCGACGTGCGGATCTCCGGCTCGATGGGCCTCGAGCGCAAGGCGGGCTGGGCGCTCGAGGACACGAGCGAGCACAACCCCGCGACCGGCATCGTCTACCGCGACGGCAACGCGCTCTATGACGAGATGCACAAGGTCTTCGAGTGGTATTGGAAGACCAAACGCTCGCAGGACGCGGCGAACCGCTGGATGCTCGTTTTCCACGACTTCCGGCGCGACCGGCACTGGGTCATCGTGCCCACCGACATCGAGAGCGACCGGGAGACGCGCAGCCACCGCCTGCACTACCCCTACGAGCTGGCCTTCACCGCCATCGCTGATTACGACACTTTGGAGCCCGGAGGGATCGCGGGCGTCCTGGCCGCCATCCGCAAGGGCATCGAGCTCATCCAGAACGTGATCGGCACGGTGACCGGGTGGATCAAAGACGCGGCCGCCCTCATTCGCGAGATCGACGCCGCCATCAGCGGCCTCGTCAACGCCGTGGTCAACGGCATGAACGAGCTGCGCAACGCGCTGACCGACCTCGTCCAGGCCGGCCGCAACTTCCTGAGCCTGCCGCGCCGAACCGCCAGGAACTACCTGGCGGCGCTCGACAACCTCAACGGCGAGCTGCGCCGTGGTCTCGGTCTGTCGGAGCAGGCGGGCGATCAGGGCGAGCCGTGGTCGCCGACCAACAGCAGCGCGAGCCGCCTGGCCGCCTTCTACAGCAGCACTCGGCAACTCGAGGCGGCGGTCAACAGTCTGCTCGCCGACCGCAACCTGTGGGCGCCGGACATGCAGGACGCGCGCAACCGGCGCGACCGTCTGGCCACGGGCGAGGCGGGTCTCACGGCGGCCGAGACGGCCGGGGAAGGCTCGCTCTCACTCGCCGCCAGGGCCATGCCCGGATCGGGCCAGCGCGCGGCCCTGCGGCGCTTGGAACGCACCCGCGCTCGGCCGGCCTACACCGGCGTGCGAGAGTACGTGGTGCAGCGCGACGACAGCCTGCGGCGGATCGCCGTGCGCGAGCTCGGCGACGCCTCGTTGTGGGCCGACATCGCCGATCTGAACAACCTGCGGCCGCCCTACGTGAGCCGGGCCGCCCTGCCCGGTACGGTCATGCCCGGGCGCTCGATCCTGCTGCCCACCCTCGACCGCCCGGTGGGGGCCGTGGGGGGCGAGAGCGTCGAGGACATCGAGATCGACGCCCTGGGGGTCAACTGGGAGCTGACCGACGAGGGGGAGTTTCAGCCGAACGCCGCGCGCAACGGTTGCGACCTCGTGCGCGGCATGCCCTGCTACATCCAGGCCCTCGAAAAGGTCCGTTTCCGCACCCGCGTGGGGGACAACCCGGTCTTTCCCGACGTGGGCATCCTGGCCCCCGTGGGGCACAAAAACGGCGCCGGCATGGTGCAGGCCGTGGCCTTGAGCGTCCGGCGCGCGTGCCTGACTGACCCGCGCACGCAAAGCGTGGTAGACCTCGCTGTGAACGACGAGGGAGACGGCGTGACGGTCGAGGTTTCCGTGCAGCCCAGGGCCATGAGCGGCCCGGTGCTCGTCACCAAGCGGGGGGTGGCGGCGTGACCATGTTCCGCATCAAAGGCGCGCCCGAATACACGGCCCGGCTCGTGGCCTACCTCGTGGCCCGAAGCGTGCTCACCGACCTGTCGCCAGGCGATCCGCTCATGCAGGTGTGCGGGGCCGTCGGTTTCGAGCTCGAGGACGTGAGCCTCGACATCGCGCGCCTGCTCGACTTCTTCAACCTCGACAACGTCCAGGGCGAAGATCTGGACGCCCGGGCGGTCGAGTACCTGCCGGACGGCTTCGGCCGCCGGGGCGGCCTGCGCTCCAACGGCCGCTTGCGCTGGCGCACACAGAATCCGGTCGCCGTCGAGGTCCCGATCCCGGCCGGTGCCGTGGCCGCCAAACCCGGCACGCCGCGCGTGCTCTACGTCACCACCGTGGCCGGCCGTATCCCGGTCGGCTCGACGCAGAGCGAGCGGGCGGACGGCACCCCCGGCGACATTCCGGCCTTGGCCGTGGAGTACGGCGAGAGCGGCGACGCCGACGTGGACGAGGTCTCGGTCATCGTCACCCCGGTCCCGAACGCCGTGCGCGTGCACAACCCGGTTCCGTTCCGAGACGGGCGGGCGGCGGAGAGCGACGACGACTTCCGCGCCCGCATCCGGGCCGAGACGCGCTCGCTCTCGCGCTGCACACCCGAGGCCTTGCGCACCCGCGTCCTGCAGGCCGAGGCCGACGGCCGGCGCGTGCGGGTGGCGGCCGTGTGGGAGGACCCGATCAATCGGGGCAACGTCACGATCTTCATCGACGACGGGGCCGGCACGGTGAGCGAGACCGCGCAGGCCCCGGCCGAGGCCCTGACAGATCCGGTCAACGGCGCCGTGGGGGGCGAGCAGGAGTTCTATCTGCGCCACCGCCCGGTCAAGGGCGCGGTCACCCTGCAGCACATCCCCACCGCCGGGCCGCTGCGTGTGCTCGTGGCCGGCGTGGATTACGTCTTCCTGCCCTCGCGCGGGTACGTCTGGCTTCACCCCGACGTGTTCCCGACCGGCCTGGCCGCCGGTGAGGGACTGGTGGCGCAGCCGTACACGCATTACACCGGCCTCGTGCGCGAGGCGCAGCGTCTCGTCGAGGGCGATCCAAACGACGCCCGCAACTTCCCGACCTGGCGCGCCGCCGGCATCGTCACCGCCGTCCTGCCGCCGCTCGTGGTCCAGGGCATCGTGCGCGCCCACATCGTCGTCGACACCGACGCCGACCGGGACGCCGTGCGGGCCGAGGTGCGCCGCCGGATCGGCAGCTACTACAACGGCCTGGGCATCGGCGCGCCGTGGATCGAGGCCGAGGCCATCGAACGCGCGATGGCCGTGGCGGGCATGGTCGACATCACATTCGAGGCCCCGGCCGGCAACGTGCCCGTGGCTTACAATCAGGTGCATCGCATTTCCAGCGGCAACCTGACGGTCCTGTGAGGCGGGGAACATGGCGAAACCGACGGCCATCACCAGCGGCGTGCAGACCTTCCCGGCGACACTGCCGCGCACCGTGCAGCTCGACGGCAGCTCTTCGACCGCACAGAGCGGGCGCACCATTGCCGCCTACCTGTGGACCGTCATCGAGGTGCCGGAGGGAAGCGCGGCGGTGCTCTCCGGGGCCACGACGGCAACGCCCACCATCACGCTCGACAAGGCCGGCACGTACCTGTTTGTCCTGCGCGTGACCGACAGCGAGGGCGAGGTCTCCGACACGGACGTGCGCACCATGCCCGCGTCGGCCTACGCCGCGTTGCAGGTGCCCACCGCCCGCATGGGGTTTCTCATCCCGGCCTGGCAGCAGCGGTTTTGCAGCCGGCAGATTCAAGGCAACTGGCACGCGCTCGAGGCCAAGATCCTCGAGATCGAAGGCCGACTCGACGCGCTGGAGTAAGGCGGCATGCAGCACGCTCTTTTCGTCAAGAACGGGTCGGGCGCCGGCATCGGCGGGCTCGCGCCGACGTGGGAGGCCTGGGTGGGCATCGGGGGCGCCACGAGCGTCACTGAGCCGACCGTGACCGCCAGCAGCACCGTCCCCGGCCTCTACACCTTCGAGGTCAACGCCGTGGGCGTGCCGATCTTCGGCCGCCTGGACTTCGGCTCGAGCGTCACGGACGTGGCCCAGCGTTGGCGCGAGCTGACCTTCGACCCGGCCGACGGGACGCTCACCTCGACCCGAGCGGCGAAGCTCGACGAGATCACGGCCGCGCGCATGGGCCGCCTGGACAACGCAGGGCTCGACAGCCTGACGGCCGGCCGGGCCGCCAACCTCGACCAGGTCAACAGCACCCGCATGGGGCTCATCGACGGGCTCACGTCCACGCGCACCGGGAACCTCGACAACATCGGCGGCACGCGCATGACCAACCTCGACGGTCTGACACCGACGAGGACGGGCCACCTCGACCTGCTGCCGGCCGTGCCGGACGGTGTGTGGACCTACCCCATGCCGCCGACGCCGTCGGCGGGCACGATGGCCGACTGGGTGGCCACGACGGACGAACGGGTGTGGGGTTTCACCATCGAGGGCGCGATACTCGGCGATCTGCTGGTCTCGATGGCCGAGACCGTGGCCGGGATCTGCGACTGCGTTTGGAACCGGCTCGTGACCGACGCATGGAACCCGAACACCATGGGCTGGGCGGTCAAGGTGCTGATGGGCGTGGCGTCCAAGCGCAACGTGGCGCTCGTCGGCCCGGACGGGACCGGCTCGCCGACCTACGACGGCGACAAGCTCGTGGCCGGGCGCCTGCGCGTCTACGCCAGCAAGGCGGACACGCTCACGAACAGCAACCCGATCTTCGAGGTCGCCGTCGGCTCGGCCTACACGGGGGACAACCTGACCACCTTCCGCGTGACCGACCCCTGAGCCCGTGAGCCGCCACGTCACCATCGCTTTGTTGACCGGTGGCCTGGCGCTGCCCGGCGGCTACGCCCCGGGCATCCTCACCGACCTCGTCGGCCCCAACGCCCCGGGCGATCCGGTGCGCCCGGAAGTGCCCGGCTTCGGTGAGGCCTTCGGGGACTTCGAGGGCGGGCCGCCCCAGGTGGCGCCCACGATGCCGCACGCGGTCGTACCCGACGACGGCGGCGTGCGGCTGGCCATCGACCTCGTGGGGGCCATGCCGGGCGTCTACCTCGTGAGCGTGGGCGGGGTCTCCTGTTTCTCCGGTGTGCCGGGCCAGGGGCCGCGCATCGCCCCCTTCGGCCCCATCGTCAGCGAACCCATCGGGGAAGAGCCGGTGCCGTACCGCCGTCACGAGCTGCGTTTCATCGTGCCCGCCGGCCTGCGCGTCGGGCAGCACGATGTCGTGCTCACGATGCCGAGCGGTCAGCAGTTCACGTTCGGCGAGAACGTGCAGATCGTGCGCCGCCCGCGCCGCTCTCGTGACTACTCGCTGCGCGCTCTCTTCCCAGCCGGCTCATACGGGGCCGGCCGGGGCCACCTCGACCCGGCGGCCGAACCGATCTTGGAGCCCGCCGAATGAGCCAGAACATCAGCCAGCAGAGCACGCAGGGCGGGCAGGCCTGGGTGTACGGCCCTCTGCGGGCGCTGCTCTCCGGCATCGGACAGGAGCTCACTGAGACGGCCGGCGTCTGGCAGACCCGGCTCGCGCAGGCCTTGCCCCCCGCCGGCCATGCCAATCCCCCGCCGGACGCGCTCTACGCCGTGGTCGAGACCTGCCACGGCCTGCCAGCCGGCGGCGGGGTACTCGTCATCCGAGGCGAGCGCATCCGATACAGCTCGGTCAACGTGGCCACGGGCGAGCTCGGCGGCCTCGAGCGCGATCCGTTTGTCACCGAGACCTACCGTCGGGGCGAGGTCGTGGCGCTGCTGCGCGGGTACTCCGACCTCGACCGGGCGCGCGAGGCGCTGCTCGTCGAGAGCGCGGAGGGGCCGTTCCTGTCGGTCCTGGGCCGCAATTACGGCGTGCCGCGCGTGCTCGACGTGGGCGACGACACCTACCGGCGCCTGGTGCGCACGCTGGCCTACCAGCCGGGACGCGGCACCCGGGGGGCCATCGACGCCTTTCTGTACGCCGTGCTCTACAACTACGGCCTGACGGGCGCGGGGAACACCACCGAGAGCGGCACGCTGGTGGCCGCCGCCGGCACCTTCAAGCCCGGGATGCGTCGGCTCATGGTGGACATCGTCACCGACACCAGGACGCGCCGCACGCGCATCCTGGCCGTCTCCGGCGATGGCAGCACCCTCACGCTCGACCCGGCCGGCTCGCCGCACTGGCAGGCCCACGGGCTCGCCGACGAGGCCTGCGCCTTTCGTGTCCTGCCCTGGGAAGTGGTCGAGCCCGCGCACCGGGCCTGTACCGTCTGGATTCGCATTCGGGTGGCGCCCCCGACGGGCGAGCTCGGTTTCGCCTACCTGCAGGGCAACGAGCGCGTCATCCCCGCGCAGCTCGGCGAGATCGCGGTCGCGCACCCGATCCGCCAGGTGCTCGGCGTGTGGCTCGCCACGGACGCCCGGCGCGAGGGCACGAACTACGCCACGACCAACAACTTCGCCGGCCAGACGATCACGCTCTCGACCCCACTGCCCGGCCTCGTGCCCGTGCTCGTGGATTACGGCAGCATCTACGAGCCGCCGGAGGCGCCCACGACCGGCATCCCGGGCGACGCGGGGGGGCGGGCCACGGCCGAGCTCCTTTCGGGTGTGTTCGTGCGCAACCCGGAGCCGGTCATGGTCGACGGCGTGGTCGTGCGTCGCATCGTGCGGTATCCCCTCTATCTCGGTGGGCGCCTGTCGCTGCTCGGCGCCTTCCTCGACGATCTGACCGTGGCCGGGGTGATCCCTGAGCTGGACGTGAGCCTGTGGACGTAGGAGGTGGCCGGTGGCTGAATATTACGAGGCGCTGGAGAAGATGAAGGCGGGCGAGAAAACGGGGCGTTTCGACATGACGCGCCGCACCGACGACCCGAAGAGCGGGCCGCACGCGGTCGGCTACTGCGCCGGCTGGCCGGGCGACTGGACGAGCGGCGACGAGGCGCGCGACCGGGCGGCCATCCTGAACGCCTACCGCAGTCTCGAGGCCTACGAGGCATTTTTGCGCCGCGAGGAACCGCTGCGGGCCAAGTACCACACCGACGGCCACGACAGCGAGGCAGCGGCCGAGGCCTGCCACCGCGCGTTCCGCTTCGACCACGACCTGCACTTCCACGAAGAGCCGCAGACGTTCCGGCCGTGCGCGGAATGCGGCACACTGACCACCGCGCGCGCAGCCCTCCAGGGCTGCTTTGCGTCCCGATCCGTGCCGTTGTGTCCGGCGCATCAGGACCGGGCGCAGGCCGAAAAACACCTGCCGTAACAGGCCCGAGGAACTACGCATGAAGCGGCTGATCTTCAAGCTCGACGGCCAGCGGGTCGACAAGCCCGACGCCAACGCGATCCACGACCTCGTCGTGAGCGAGTTCCGGCGGCACGCGCGCGACCTCGTGGCCGGCACGTCCGTGCTGGTGGTCAGCGGCTTCACGGTGGCCCGCACCGGGCCGGCGGAGCCGAAACAGGTGCTCGTCAGCCGGGGCGTGGCCATCGTCGGCGAGCTCAAGGGCGACGGCTCGCTCGAGCTGGGTCAGGTGCTCTCCGAGGGGCCGGCGCAGATCGCGTACAGCTTCATCGGCAAGGACCCGGGCACCTATAGCGTGTGGGTTGGCTTCCAGTACGTCGAGGGCGACTCGGCCAACCGGGCCTACCTCGTGGACGTGGACGGCGCACAGGCCGAGCGCGTCGACATGACGCAGACTCGCCTCGTGCCCACCTGGCAGGTGGTCGCCACCCTCGACGGGGTGGAGGACGATCCCGGGCCGGCCGGGGCCTGGGCGCGGGTCAAGCGCGTCACCTACGACGGCGGCGACCTCATCGACGCCGACCTCGCAGAAGCGCGCGACCTCGTCTATGAGGGCCAGGGTGGGAGCGACTGGGCACTGCCCGACTTCGACCGCAACAACAACCGCACCGGCGTGGCGCTCGGCAACCTGCGGGTGTGGGCCTGGGCGGTGATGAAGCGCCTCGAGGAAGTCAACGGCCGGCGCTGGCACAACAAACCGGTGTTCGGCGAGAACCTGCGCAGCGCGAGCGCGCAGGTGACGATCCGGCACACCGGAGGTGACCCCACGACCGCGCACTTCACGCTCGGCGACGACGGGAACACCAACCGGGCCGCCTTGACCCTGATGCTGCTGGCCCCGTCGAAAACGGGGGGCGATCCGCGCCTCGACCTGCTCTTCCTGCCCGACGACACCGACGAGCTGGCGGTGATCCCCATCGACAGCTCGGCCGGCGGCGTCCAGTGCATCGGGGCCGTCATGCGCCGGAACATCGCAGGCGCGGCCAACCTGCGGCGCACGGTGGGCGACGGCGACCTCGTCACCACCCTGGGCGGCAGCGGGTACGTGGGCACCTTCGAGGGCCTGACCTTCTCGGCCTCGGCCGGGGCCGGCGTGCTCTTCCGCTCCAACAAGGCCGGCGACCGCCTGGTGTTCCGCGACTGCACCTTCGACGGCTCGGCCGCCGGCTCGCTCGTGGCCCTCGTGGCCGTGGACGCCAACGCCCGGATCACCTTCGAGCGGTGCAAGTTCGTGGCCCTCTCGACCACAAAGGGCGTGACCTTCGGGGTCAACAGCGAGGCCGTGGCCACCTTCATCGGCTGCGACTTCATCGGCGGCAGCCGACAGATCGAGATGCTGGACTCGCCGAGCCCGCAGGTGACGTGTGCGGGCTGCACGTTCGTGGACGGCACCCGGGCGATCTTCGGCGCCGACGAGGACCGCCTCGTCCTGCACAACTGCTACTTCGAGAACACGATCCCCATCGACACCCCGGGCATGGTCTACCCGGCCGGCAGTGAGGTGGTCGCCAACGGCGGCACGCTGGCCGGCGGCATCACCTCCGGCCAGGTGATCGAGACCCGGGGGCGGATCATCTTCTTCGGCACCGGCCGATTGAGCGTGCTCTCGCACGACGGGACCATCATCAGCGGCAGCCGGGAGGCGGGCGGGGCCGCCGACTTCTCCGGCCGCTACCTGTACGCCACGGGCGACCGAATCGCTTTCACCACGAGCTCGCCGGACTCGCTGCGCCTCCATCGTCTCAACCCGGCCTCTCCGGTGGTCGCGCTGCTCGACACGGCCGGCGACGAGCCGGTCGCCTCCATGCTGCGCATGTACCGCCTGCTGCTCGGCCCCACGACCGGCACGGGGCTCGACCAGTTCAACCGCAACCTGTTGCCCAAGGCCTGGGGCAACATCCGGCGGGTGTGGGATGAGGACCCGCCCGGCAGCTCGTGGACGGGCACGGGCGACCGGGCGGCCAGTCGCGCCGGCCAGCTCGGCAACGGCTACTACGAGAGCCGCACCGTGCGAGGCAACGGGACCGCGCTCACCGTGCGCGGCTATTTCATCGACGGCAGCGGCAACCTGCTGGAGTGGACGCAGGCCAACGGGGCCGGGGCCAACAGCGGCCCGGACTGCATGATCTTCCGCGTCAGCGGTCTCGGCCTGCCGGACAAGAAGTACCTCGTGCATGCCTGGGTCGAGAGCGACCGGACCCCCACCTTCGACCCCAGCGCGCGCATGACGACCGACCTGCCGGGTGTGTTCGTGTGGGGCAAGACGAACAACGAGTTCTACGTCGCGATCTTCAACGACGCGGCGGCCGACCCGCGCACCACCGACATCCTGACCTGGCTGCAGGCGGCGACCGAGATCCGCGTGCAATTCGCCGTCCTGGCGATCTGCGACGCGGGCACGTTCGTCAACGGCGGGGCGGGCTAACGGCCGATCCGAAGGGATAGATTCCAGGCGCGTTCGAGCTCGTCGGCCGTCGGGGTGTGTTCAGAGCAGGCCGATCCGAGGTCGGCCACGACCGGCCCCAACGGGTCGAGATGGCCCTCCGGCCGTGGTAGCACCCAGCGAGGCGGGGCGGTGGGCGAAAGCGCCTCCACGGGGCAGCCGAGAGCCTGCGCGAGGCGTTCGATGGTCACTCGGCCGCGTGAGCGGCCCCACGAGGCCGGCGGCCCCCGGTGGCCGGCCAGGACGGCGCGCAGGGCGCCCAGGTTGGCCTCCATGGCCTGCGCCAGCTCCGCCACGTCCGTCGGGCGCCCAGGCGTGCCGGCGGCGGCGTGGTAGGCCAGCGCGAGCCGGATGCGCGCCCCGACGGCCAGCGCGTCGGGATGGCCGGCCGGGGGCGGTCGGTCCGGCCGGGTGGCGCGGGACGGCGTGCGGCCCCTACCCACGGTGCGCCTCTTCCCGGCTGACAGCGGGCACCATGGGCAGGAAGGCCGCCGAGACCTCGACCCCCACGCCCGCATCGGCCACGGCGCCCAGCGCGGCCGAGAGCCGCCGCCGCACGTTCTCGACCGGTTGACGGGTGTGGACGTGCAGCGCGGCCACGGCCTTCGCCACCTCGATCACCCCATCGGACACGTTGCGGATCAGCAGCTCGGTCGGGCAGCAGGGCCATTCCGGCGTCCAGGCATCTTCCTCATCTTCGATGTCATCCCACACCCAGCGCAGGTCGCCGTCCCGGTCGAGATAGGCGGTCAGGCCGACGGGGCCGCCGTTCACCACGGCGTAGTACCGGCCCGGCCGGTCGGGGCCGGGGAATGCGCCGGTGGCGGGGTTGGCGCGGGCGACACGGTGGATCTGCGAGGCCGACGGCCAGCGGTGATCGTCGGCGTGATCCTCGCAGTGCGAGTACCCGTGATTGCCGGGGCCGAAGTCCTGCCCACACTGCGAGCAGGACGTGGCCGAAAAGCGGGGGGGCGTGCGGTTCATGGTGCCTCCTGGCAGGACGTGGCAACAAACGGCCGGCCGCCTTCGGGATGGACGACGAGGCCGAACGGGGTATGCACGAGCGCATCCCGGCGCAGCGTCAGATCCACCGGGTTGTCGCCGTCGACGGTCTCGACCACGCAGCGGACCCGAAACTCCGCGCGGCCGGCGGTCATGGCGTGCAGGTAGAAGGCCGCCCCGGCAGAGACGGCCAGGATGAGCGGCAGGTGCTTGAGCAGACGGTTGGCCATGTCAGGCCACCGCCCGCCCGGTGGCCTGCGCGGCCAGCACGCCGAGCGCGGCCGAGGCCGCGTCACGGAAGGTCGCACCCGGGCCGCCCGTGGTCTCGCCGACCTTGAAGTACCATCCCCGGGCGGTCTCAGAGTGCCACACCCGGGCGAGATCGCCCCGGTCATCGCCCAACCGGTAGAAGCAGGTGAAGCCGACCCGGCGCCCCTCGTTGTCGGTGACCGGCTCGCGTCCGGGCTCCCATCGAAAGCCGCCGTGCATGATGGCGCGAGGCGCCCTATCCATTCCGAATCGCTGCATGATGTTCCCCTTGTCCGTCGGCAACGGGCCGACCGACCGCCGACACTAGGCGCCGCGCGCCAATGTGGCAAACAAAAAGTGCGACTCTTGAAAAGGCGTGTTAAAACAGTGCGTTGCGGTAGTTGAGCCCGCTGTGTGTCGCAGGCCTACCTCACTTGTCGCGCGGCGCGTAGAATCCGACGCGACATCACGGGGGGACGCCATGTACCGACAGACGCTCACGGTCGCCGACCTGCAGCAGCTCGGCCTCGAGGCCTTCGACCTCACCGGCCAGGGCACGGACAACCGGGATCGCGAGGCGGTCCCGCCGGGCATCGTCACGCACACCCCTTCGGTGACCTTCGCCCGCAAGGCCCTGACCGCTTTCGAGGCCCATCACGGCCGGCTCCCCACGCCCCACGAGCTCGACGCCACGGCCGCCGCTCGCTTCGACCGCGCGGCCTACCAGCCGGGCTACCTGATCGGCACGGCGGCCGGTGTGTGGCAGCTCGACCTCGACCACCAGCGCGCGCAGCACTCCGGCATGCTGGCCGACGACTCGCCGGCCGGTGATGTCTACAAGGCCGGCACCTGGCGCGAGTGGGCGAGCCCTTCGGACGGCTCCGGCTGGCAGCGCCACGGCCGGCCCGGCCACGTCGTCTACGACTACTGGGATGCGGCCTTCCCGGGCGCACGCTCGCCCTACGACGTGTTCGTGTGGGGCCGCTACCCGAACAACTGCATCGGCATCGACCTCCTGCCCGATCCCATGACCGGGGCCTACACGGCCGAGCAGCGGCGCACCTACGTGGCCCTCGCCCGGGCGCTCTCCGGCCTGCACGCCTTCCCGATCCGCTTCGACCGTGTCACCACGCACACCTACGCCTCGCCGGTCGAGCGCGGCACGCAGCGGCTCAAGGGCGGCAAGATCATCGGTGTGCATTGGGACCCGGACGCAAAGGTGTGGCCGCACGCGCAGGTCGTGGCCGAGGCGGCCTCGTGAGCGGCCCCGCCGTGCTCGCGCGCCGCCCGGCCGTCTCGACGGCCCGCATGGCCGGTTACCGGAAGCTGCTGGCCTTCGGGATCACGGCCGTGTGCGCCACCGTTCTCCAGGCGCTCGACAAGTTCGATCCCACGGTGGCCACCTTCCTGGGCACGGCCCTGTTGACCTACGTGGGCGGCAATGTGCGGGAGCATGCCCACAGGGCCGCGCAGGCCCGCAGCGGCCTCGAGGAAGTCATGGCGGGCACGAGCCTGCCGCCGCTGCCGACCCGGCCGCTTGCGCCGCGTCCCGGGGTGCCGGCGCCCTTCGACGAGCGCGAAGCGGGCGACCGGACGGAATTCGACCCGGAACGGCCGGCCGTGGATCGCGAAACGCTCGTGAACCTGCTGACCGACCTCATGGCCGACCGCATGGCCGGCAGACCGAGCGGTCGGCCGGTGGGGGGCGGCCGGTGAACCTGCTCGACGTGCTGGCCCGGTTCTTCGGCGTTGCGCGCCAGGCGTCAGACGCCGACGAGGCCGACGCGCGCCGCCTCGAGGCCGCGCGCGCTGCCGGACGGACGGCTGGGCAGATCGCCAGCGAGGCGGAGGCGGAGGCCAGGCGGTTGCACGCACGGACCGGGCCGCGCTGCCGCGTTTGCGGGGGGACTGGCTTTCTGCGCGCGCACGTTGACGAGCCTGGGGCGCCCTGCCCGCGCTGCGGCGGCAGCGGCGACGAGCCGGGCGGCCGGTTCTCGGGTGGTCCGCCGCCGGCCGTGCCGGTCCTGATCGTGGCTCTCATGCTGCCGGCGCAGCTCGCGGCCGCTGCACCGCCCGGGCTGGCCAGCGTGCCGCCACCCCTGCCGCAGCCTCCGCCGATCTACTGCGAGCGCATGCTCGCCGAGCCGGACCCGCAGGATGCGGCAGGCCTGCAGCGCGTGCTCGTCTGTGAGCGGCTGACGAGCGGCTACCGGTTGGGGCTCGACGCGCTGGCCCTGCATCGGGCAGAAGAGACGGCGGCCGCGCTGCGCGACCCGCCGAGCCGCCTGCAATGGCTGCTCGTGGGGGCCGGGTTGGCGGTGCTCACCTTTGGAGCATTCGAGACGTATCAGGAGGTCAACCGGAAATGATGAAGGGCAGCATGGGCGAATGGATACGGTGGCTGCTGGCAGCGGTCGTGATTCCGCTCGGTCTGATGGTGATCGACCTGCGGGAGACCATTGCACTCCAGGGCAAAGACATCGCGGGCCTTCAGAAGACCCTGACCGAACACATCCAGGCCGACGGCCAGCGCATCGAAAAAATCACGGAGCGCGGCCTCGCGCAGAACGACAACCTGATCAAGGCCAACGAGGCCTTGACCGCCCTCAAGGAGCGACTCGATGACCTTCTCGAAAGCCTCCGGGCATCATCACGTCGCAGCCGGGGAGGATGACCTCATGCCGATGGCCGTTTCTCTATTTCTCGCCATGGTCGTGTCAGTCGTGCTCAGTGCGACCTCGTCGGCCATCACATCGCACGGCCGCAGCAGCCGCCCGTTGTCGGTAGAGCAGGCCCCGGCGGCCACGCCGACACCGGCCCCGTCCGCGCCGTCGGAACCTCCGGCGCACGACCCGCTCGACATGATGGGCATGCTCACGGCCGAGCTACAGGATCAGGCGTTGATCCTGGCGTTCGAGACCGAGCGCATCCGGGCCACGCAACGCCCGCCCGCCCGCCGCCGCCCGCCACCGCGCTGATCTACTCGGCACCGATGGCCCGACGCGCGTAGTCGCGGATTGCCCATAACACGCCGTCCTTGTGCGGCGCCGCGAAGTTGGGCGAAGCCGGATCGCCGATGGTCCGCAGCGCCTCGCGCAGGCGCGCCGCCTCGTCTCGGGCCTCGACGAGCTGCGCGTCAGCCGGTTCGGCCGCCGCAGCGGTGCCGGATGCCTTCCGCCGGTCGCGCACCGTCTCATGCACGCGGTCGACCCAGGCCACGCGCTCGGCCTCGTCCTGACTGCGCAGGAAGAGCACCCGCTTGCCGTCGTGGCCAAACGGGATCTCGGCCAGCAGGTCGAACAGCGACTCGTGATCTCTCTTGGCGCGTTCCAGCTCGGCGATGCGGTCCTTGGCCGTGGCAAGCGCGTTTTCGAGCTGCGACCGCATCCTCTCGTGCGCGCTCTCGGCGTCGAGCGCCCGTGTCTCGGCGGCGTGGATGCGCTTGGCGACCTCGCCGGACTCGACCGCCACCGGAGCCGGCCGGTGGGCGTCCACCCAGGTCCAGTCGTGCAGCCGGGTCGGATCGGCCGGGTTGTCGGTCAGGCCGGCGAAGTCAGCCCGCAGGCCTTGCACCCAAGCGCGCAGCGCGTCGAGCTCGCCCTGCGCGGCGCCGAGCGAGTGCACAAGCGAGCGGCCGCCCGGGCGGCGGATCTCGATGTCGCAGGCCTCGCCGTCCTTGCCATCGGTGCGGAACACGAGGCCGTTGCGCACGCCACCCAGGCGCAACAGGGCGCGCCCGGCGTTGCCGAGTACAATGTGCAGCGCCCGGTCAAGCGTGGCCTCCTGCAGTGGCGGCAGGGCCTCGCCGACGGCCTGGCCGAGGGCCACCGACTCGATGAGGCCTGAGAAGGCCTCGTACTGCTCGCGCGCGTCGTCGAAAAGGGCCAGCACGAGGGCCACGAGGCGCGGCGAGTAGGAGCGGGCGGGCAGGACGCAGTCGCCGGGATCAGCCCCCGGGTGCAGCGGAGCCAGCACGTCGCGTGCGAACCGTTCGTGCAGGGCCTCGATGGCCGCGCCGGATGATGGATGGTCGGCCCAGGCCTCGCGCATCTTGTCGAGCAGCCATGGGGGGAGAACGTCTTTCGTTTCGGCGTCGCTCACGCGGATCTCCGTTGCAGCAGTTGAGCGGCCACCGCAGCGGCGGCCGGTTCGTCCACGTTCCACAAGCCTTGCGCGCCCGCGTGAGGCACGGGCTCGGCCAAGGCCTGCACCTCTTCGAGCACCCATCCGAAGGGGCCGAAGTACCAGGGGTCATTGACGATTTCGCGCGCCCGCTGCGCGCTCACCCCGGAGAACGCATCGAGCACGCCATCCCGGCTCGTGGTGCGGGGCATGCCCTCAACCCAGCCGACCACGCGCACCACCCCCACGAGCACGCTCTCCGGGTGGCAATAGACCACCGGATCGCTGCCCTTCGCCCGAGGGAACGCCGATTCTCTCCAGGGCAACCGGATGCCGAGATCCGAGCAGTGCAGGCCGCAGCCGTCGTCCCATTTCTTCCCGGCGTGCAGGGCGATCAGGCCGTCGCGCGCGGCCTGCGGCGGCTTCATCGGCCGATTCTCGACTCGTTTCGGACCCGGGCCTTCACCCGGGCGGAGGTGAAAGATCGTGTACGGCCAGGGTCGCCAGAGAGTCAGCGCGCGCAGGATCATGACGGGCGGGTCCTTTCCGAAGCCCTTGGCGGCCAGCAGGCCGCGCACATGGGAAGGGTGCAGGGTGGGCACGGGCGGTCAGGTGGGGCGGGCGGTGACGTGCAGCACCCACGTCCAGGGGCTTGCCTCGGCGCCGACCGCCAGGCGGCCGCCGTGGTCGCTGCGGAAGGCCTCGACCAGGGCCTCTCCGGAGGGGAAACCCTCGGCCCCCGCGTCCTCGTCGCCCGCCTCGAGCAGCCGTTGAACGGTCAGGCCCGTCACGTCGAGGTCGAGCCTGGACATGGCGCGCACCATCTTCGGCGCCGGCTCCCACATCAGGTCATGGAAGCCGCCGCCGCTGGCGTAGTCCGCTTCGTAGGCGAGCCCGTCCCGCTCTCGGAACCGCTCGGCGTAGTAGGTGGGCGGGTGGTCAGCGTGGAAGCGTTCGCGCACCCACAGGCGCAGCCCGTCGTGGAAGCGGCAGTCGATCCGGTGCTCGGTGTCGAGGTCAGGATCGCGGGCCTTGAGGCATGGCCCGGGGCCGGTCCCCGCCTGGACGATGTCGAGGGCCGACCAGCGCCGGGGGCCAGCTCGCGACCCGTCCACGATGGACGTTCCGCAGCGCACGGGCAGGCGGAGGCGGGTGGCCGGCGCCCGCCCGTGCAGGCCGAGGAAGCGGCGCACCTGATCCGGCGAGAGCGTGAGCGGCCGCTCGGTGGCAACGTGGCGGTTCACTCGGCCCCCTCCGCCGGGGGAGCGGTCTCGCCCCGCGTCGCGCGAATGACCTGGGCGGCGCGGTGGCGCTTGTAGGCCTGCACGGCCGGGTTGATCTCGTGCAGGCCACGCAGGCGACCGGCGGTGCGCTCCAAGGCCTCGGCGGTGCCGAGCAGGACCGCCTCGCTCACCATCACCGCCGCCGTGATGAGCGCGGCGGTCACGGGGCCACCGGGGAGACAGGCAGGACGCGGACGTTGGCCCCGGCCTCGCGCAGCCGATCCGCCACCTCGTCGAGCGGCTGCTCGCCCTTCGGCGCGCGCCCGGGCTGCCGGCGGGTCTCGTCGCCCATGTCCGACAGGCCGGGGATCTCGCCGCGCCGGTAGGTCACCCAGCCGTCCGGCCCGCCTTCCTCGCACGCCCGCTTCATCAGGCCGCGCGCGGCGTCGCGCGACCACCCGATCTCGCGCAGGACGGCCTCGACCGCCTCTTTGCATCCCACGGCGATGTCGTCCATGACCACGACGCCGTCCGGCCCCATGTCGACCTTGGCACTGCCGACAGCGCGCAGGTCCGTGATCTCGCACTGTCCGTCGAGGCCATCGAAGCGTCCGAACACGACAAACCGCTGCCCCCCGTTGACCTCGAAATGTTGCTGATCGGACCCGTCGCCGTCCGTGGCGATCCAGCGGGAGAACAGCGGCAGGCCGCGATGGGCGAGCAGGGCGGCCACGGCCGTTTCGAGCGTCGGGCCGCCCGCGATGGCATCCGGGGACGGCGCCGCGCTCTCGGCGCTCCCGTCGGGGTCGAACGGCGGGGCCTTGTCCGGGCCGCTGGCGGGCTCGCTGCCGCCACCGGTGAGCCAGTGCCCCGTCACCGTGCCGCCCGGGTTGAGGAAACCGCGCAGGGCACCCGCCCGACGCGCCCGCGCCCGGTAGCCGGTGTCGGTCTCGTGCGAGCTGCGCGTGAGATCGGGCAGGACGCCCAGGACGCCCGCGTCGAGCTCGGCCCCGGCCAGCTCGTCGAGGTGGGGGAAGAGATCGTCGGGGCTCTTCGGCGCGTCCTCGGCCCGATGTGGCTCGATGGCCTCGACCTCGAGATCCGCGCAGCGCAACTGGTCGAGGCCGCTGTGCAGGGCATTGCCCGACAAGCGCCCGACGAAGCGGTGCTCGCCGTTGTCCACGGCGTCGATGTGGCCCTTGGCCTCGACGAGCGGCATGGAGCGGAAGGCGTTGCGCAGGGCGGCCACGGCCCGGATCTTCTGGTTGGGCGCGCCGTTGAAGCGCCGCAGCCAGATCTCGCGCACGCCGTTGGTGGCCTCGAGGTCTCCGCCGTCGGCGTCGTCGGTCACGCGCGGCAGGGTCGGGCCGGTGTCGCCGTCGTCGGGGAGCGCGTGCAGGGGGAAGAGGTTGCCCTGCCGGGCCTTGGCCTCGGCCTTGAGGTCGTGCTCGCTGGCGGGCTCGGTGGCGAGGATCACGCCACGCAGGGCGCCGTCCACGTCCGTGAGGCCCATCACGAAGTACACCCGGCCCCGGTCGCGGTCGATGAACACGTCGACGGCCACCTTGCGGGGCTCGGCCCGCTTGCTGACCACGTTCGCCAGGCGCGCGCTTTCGGCCACGAGCTCGTCCGACTGGGCCTTGAGCAGCTTGCGCACGCGGGCCGAGTAGTCGTCGTGCACGCCGATCCGGACGTGCTGCATCGCCAGATCCTCGGCGCGCATGACGAACTCTTCGTCGGTGAGGGTGAACTCGTGCGTGTGCGTGTCCTTGCGAACGCGCACGCCGGGGATGTCCACCGCGTTGAGCCCGGGGGGGAGGGGCGGGGTGATGCTCATGCTTCGCCTTTCGTTCCGTGCCGGGCGAACTCTTCGACCGGCATGTCAGAGACGGCGCGGATCGGGACACTCAAGGTCCGGCCGTCGAGTGAGACCACAGGTTCATCCGGCCCGGGCTCGCCGAGCGGGATGAGGTCAGAGAAGAGAAACGGGCTGCCGCAGAGACGACAGAGCACCCGCACTTCGACGGTCATGCCGACCACCCGGCCGTCGTCGGCGCGGTAGGCGGCGCCCTTGGCCTCGACGTGGACGGCGTCGTGCGGGCACGGCGCGGCAGCATGGGCGGGGCCGTTCACAGGCCGTGCTCGTGGCAGGTCGAGTCGTGGCAGGTGTCCGACACGTCGCCGCAGATGTCGCACCACTTCATTGTCCCGTGGCATTGCCCATCGCCCGGGCACGACTCGGCCAGGCGGGCGGCCTCGCGCTCTTCATCGGCACGGCGCACAACCTGCCGGTGCGAACGCAGGGCCGACTCAATGTTGAGCGCGAGCCAGGACTTGAGCGTGCCCGCAGGCCAGCCGTGCGCGACGCCGAAGGTCAGATCGGCCCGGGTCTTTCGGTCGGCGGCGGCGGCCAGACGCAGGACGATCCGGCCCTCGACGCTTGGCGTGCCGTCGGCCTCGGGCGGTGCAAGCTGAAACGGCTCGGCCAACGACCCCAGGATCTCGGCCGTCTCCTGCTCGCCGATCTCATCGGCGTGGGGCGCCTCGACTCCGCACGGACGAACGTCGGAATGGGCGAGCTCCATCGTCTGCCACAACCGGCGGGCCACCTCGTCGGCCTTCACCCAGGCGGCATGCAACAGCGGCAAGGCCGGCACCATGATCGACCGGTCGCTGCGTTCGACGATCCGGCGGGCCTCGTCTTCGGTGTAGAGCCCGGCTGCGGCCACCTCGTCGGTGTAGCCGGACGACTCCGGCCGCCAGTAGCGGCCCCGGCCCGATTGGTGTTCGGGCAGAACTTCCACGAGAAAGCGCGACATCACATGACCTCGAGCGTGGAGCCGTTGACGCCCGGCCGGACTTCGACCCGGTGCGGCAGGCAGTCGGCCACAGCGTCGATGTGCGTGACCACGAGCACGAGCGGGTAGAGCCGCTGCAGGCCGGTGACGGTGTCCTTGAGCGCGTCGATGCCGCTCACGTCCAGGGCGCCGAATCCACCTTCATCGATCAGCAGCCATTCGACGGGCACACCTTCACGGTCGGCCAGCAGCCGGGCCAAGCCGAGGCGGAGGGCGATGTCGATGCGGAATTGCTCGCCGCCCGAGAAGTCCTCGTATTCACGCTCCCCCACGTCGTCGGTGACCACGAAGCGCATGACCTCGCGCTGCCCGCCGTCGTCGGTCGTGGCCTGGGTCTCGATCCGCAGGCGCATGCCGCGCGTGGAGATCGCCCCGAGCACCCGGTTGGCCTCCAGCTCGAGCACCGGGATCGCTTTCTCGATCACGAGCGTGGGGGCCAGCGCGCAGGCCTCGGCCGTGCGGTCGAGCTGCCGCGCGGTCTCGGCGTACATGGCGGCCGTCTCCAGCTCGCCCCGGGCCTGCTCGGCACGGCGGGCCACGTCCTCGAGCACGGCCTCGGCCCTGGCGTGCAGCCGCTCGGCCTCGGTGACCGACTTCTCGGCCGCCTCGCGCGCCTGGCGGGCCTCGCTGGCGGCCGTCTCGGCCACCATGGCGTTCATGGCCTGCTCGTCCGTGCTGCTGGCGCGCTCGACCTCGGCGGCGCGCTCGGCGCGCTCGGTGTCCAGCCGGGCGATCTGCCGCTCGATGTCACTGCGCTGGGAGACGGCCAGCTCGGCCGCAGCGCGCTTCCCCGCCGTGGTCTCGCAGCTCGTCACGGCCGCGCGGGCGGCGGTCACGGCCGCTTCGGCGGCGGCCACGTTGGGCACGCCGAGCTCGTCGATCTTGCCGCGCACGCTGGCACCCTCGCGGGCGAGGCGCGCCACCTCGTCGGCCTCGGTGCGGGCACGCTCGGCGGCGCCGCGTTTGGCGTCCACCGTGGCCGAGTCGCGCTCGGCCTGGGCCAGCGCGGTACGGGCGTTGTCGAGCGCGGTGCGCGCCACGCTCTCGGCGTGCGCGGCGGTGCGCCGGGCGGCGGCGGCGGCGGCCTGCCGCTCGCGCAGCGCGTTGCGAGCGTTCCCCAGCGCCCGACCGGCGTCGGCGTCCAGTCGGTCGGCCGCGTCGTAGGCCTCGGTCGCCTGTCGGACGGCGGCCTGGGCCGCCTCGTGGGCCGCCTCGGCCTCGGCCAGCTTCTCGCGCGCTGCGGGCAACCCGTCGCGCGCGGCCACCGCGTCGGCGATGAGGGGGCAGGTGCCGGCCAGGTCACACGACACCTGCCCGATCATCGGGTCCGTTGACATCCACTGAGGGTGCCGGGCGCACGGCGCCTGGGTCAGTCGAGCGGCCGCTTGGGTCAGCCGCTCGGCGTTGCTCGTCGCCGTGGCGAGCGCGATGTGCGTTGCGTTGCGGGCGTTGCCGGCCTGGATCTGCGCCTGCTGCGCTTCGGTCAGGGCGGCCCGGGTGGTCGTGGCCGTCGTCTCGTCCACCTGCTCGGCGCGCGCCGCGTCGTCCGCCACCTCGGCCGTGCGCATCGCCGCGCTGGCGGTGTCGAGCGCGCCCTTGGCCTCGTCCACCTTGACCCGCAGGCCTTCGATCTGCCCGGCCGCCGCTTCGGCCTGGGTCAGCCCGGCCGCTTCGGCGTCGGCGGCCTTCTGGCGGCCGCTGGCGGCCGTGTAGAGCTCGACGAGGCGCTTGCGCTCGACCACGAGCGCGTCGAGCTTCCCCTGCGCCTCGCGCACCTGCACAAGGGCCGCCTCGGCCTCGGCCAGCCGCTCACGCACGCCGGGCAGATCGGTCTCGGCCTTCGCTGCCGCGTCCAGCTCCGCCGCCGGCCCGGCCAGCTCGTTGAAGCGGGCACGCGCGGCGGTGATCTCGCCGTCCAGGGCGGAGATCCGCCGCCGTGCCTCGTCCACGTTGCGGGCGGCCGCCTGCGCCGCTTCGAGGGCCTGCTGCGCCGCCGTGTGCGCCGCGTGTGCGCTCGCCTCGGTGGTCTTGGCGCACGCGAGGCGCACACGGGAGGCCTCGACCACGCCGGAGGCCTCCTGGGCCAGCAGAGCGAAGACCTCCGCCATGCGCGGCGCCTCGACCGCTCCGCCCGTGTTCTTCAACGTGAAGTAGATCACGTTCCACGCGCCTTCATCGTCGTACCGGGCGAGCTCGTGGCCGTCGGGCGCGCAGGCCAGGACCGGGCGGTCGACGGGCAGCATGGCCCGCAGGCCGGCCGCGATGGTCGCCGCCCGGGCGTTGGCCTCGTCCCGCTTGGCCGTGGCGTCCCGGGCGCCGGCCCGGGCGCGGTCGAGCCAGACGCGCCAGCGGCCGAGATCGAGCGAGCGACGCAGGATGTCGCGCCGCTCTTCCGGCTTCGCCCGGGTGAGCCGGTTGGCGTCGTTCTGCATCATCACCGACGCCGCGAGCAGGGTGTCGTACTCGATGCCCAGGATGCGGCGGATCTCCGCCTGCGTCTCGCGCGCGCCCTTGCCGCTCATCGGCTCCCAGTGCTCGTCGTGCACGCCGTCGACCGGGCTCGTCTCCAGCACCCATCGGTACAGGTCGAGCTCGCTCTTGGTGCCCGATCCGCGCACGCTGATCTTGCGCACGATCTTGTAGGTCTCGCCGGTGCTGCTGAACTCCAGCTCGCCCACGCAGTCGGTGGCGCCCTTGCGCACCACGCCGGTGATGCGGCTCGACCGGCTCTCGCCGAACGGCACCCACACGATTCCCTCCGCGAGCGAGCTTTTGCCCGCCCCGTTGGGGCCAGTGATCACCGCGCCCGGCATGGTCGTGAAGTCGAGATCCACGTCCGCCCAGGCGCGGTAGTTCCGCAACCGAAACCGCTTCAAACGCATGTTGGTCCCCCGACCATGAAGTTGTGCGCCGCCGGGCGGCGCCCGCCTGTAGGGCACCGGACAAGCGGCAGGTGCGAGCATTTAGCGCGACGCGCTAAGAAGTCAACAGGAAAGCGCGCGGTCAGTCGGACCGCGACGACTCGGCGGTGAGCTCGTGAATGGACACGGTGCGCTCCGAGTGGCCGATGCACTCGTTGTCGTAGGTCTGGACGGACGCGGCCACCCGAATCAGGCCGCGCGCGAAGTCGATGCCGGACCGTGTCGGACGGTAATTGCCGCGCCCTTCGCGCTCGATCAGCCCCCAGTGCACGAGGAAGGCCAGATCGGTCGAGGCCTTGGTGGCCTTGGCGCTGCCCTGGACAAAGTCGCGCACCTGGCACCACTGGCCCGGCCGCAGCTCGTGAAGGTCCACGAGCCGCACGAGGTTGATCGCGATCTCACGGTGCAACTTGCGGGTGTAGATCTGCGTGGTGCGCTGGCAGCAGGGGCAGGTCACGGGCTTGCCACCCTCGAGGGCGACGAAGTGTTCGTGCGAGGCCTCGGCCAGGGTGCGCGGGGAGCTGGACATGGGTTACCTCCGGCCTCGCAGGATCTCGCGCACGATGGTCCTGGCGTAGGCCTGATTTTCGCGGCGCAGGCGCCGGACGGTGGCGGTCAGACACATCAGGTCGAGCCGGTGCTCGAAACACCGCCAGGAGAGCCACACGAGGCCCGCAGCGAGCAGGCCGTGCATCACCTCGGCAAGGTTCACAGATCGTCCGTGTCCAGGCCGGCCGCGTCGGCCAGGTGCTCGACCACGAGGGCCAGATCGGTCGAGTCCACCTCGACCGTGGGATCGTTGCGGCGCGAGGCACGCAACAGGCGCAGCAGGGCCTCGTGCGTGTCGTCGTCGAGCCGGACGGTGCGTGGGGGCTCGACGGTCACGACCGGAAGCGGCGCGGTGGTCGGGCGTCGGTCGGGCCGGGCGTCGGCGTAGACGCGGTCGAAGGCCTCGCGGTTGACCGGATCGCCGCCGACCAGCAGCGCAGGGGGGTAGTGGGCCTCGATGCAGCCGGCGGGGTCGAGGCCGACGAACGCACCGCAGGTGCACCGCAACTTCATGCCCGGCGGGCCGTGGACAACCCGTATCGGTGCGCCGGAGGCCGGGCAACGTGCTGAATCGCTCCGGGCGGCCGGCGGGCGAGGGGGGCTTCCCGCCGGCCGCCCGTGGGCGAATCCGATCTGTACGAGCAAGGCCGCCGCTTCGGTGAAGCGGCCGACGTAGGCCGTGTGCGCCCAGCTCCCGAGCGCGCCGCTGTACGTCCACCCCAGGGCCGTCAGGCCGCGCGCGTGATCCACGCTGCCCGTCCAGTAGTGCAGGCGGTTGCAGGCCGGGCACGGCCGGGCGTCGCAGGGCGGATCGCCGACGTTGTGGCACATGCCGTTGCACTTCCCCACGTCGCCCAGGAAGAGCACGTCGCAGCCGGAGCACTGCCACAGGTTGCGCACGGTCAGGTCAGGCAGGGCCATCGGGCACCTCCGCCGGGGCCACGCGCACGCCGAAGGCGACGATGTCGGCCTCGTCGAGCATCACAGCGATCCCGGTGAACTCACACTGCCACGGGACCGCCCGGGCCGCGCAGGCCCGCACGAAGGCCTCGGCGTCGGCCAGCTCGCCCCCGTTCTCGCCCTCGTTCTCGTCGCTGCCGAAATCCTCGCTGAAACGCTCGGCCCACCAGTCGAGCAGGTCACGAGCTGCGCGCCGGATGTAGTCGTCGTCGATGTCGCGCCGTTCGTAGACGTGGAGCGCGACCGGGCCGGAGACCACGGGGCCGTGCACGTCCTCGAGCGCGGCCTGTGGGTCATCCCACATGCGTTCGGCATCGTGCGGGCCATACAGCGGCTCCCAGCCCTGCGCGAGGGCCTGGAAGTCGCGCCAGGCCACCGTGCGGGTGGGCGCCTTGAAGCCGCTGCCACGACAGATCGGGCAGACCTCGTCCTTGTCGTCCGGGCACGGCGTCCAGCAGCAACCGTTCTTGCGCTCCGCCGTCTCCTGGCGGCCCCAGTCCTTCGGCTCGCCGTGGACCCAGGCGAACTCGTTTGGCTTCACACCCAGCCGGCCACCTGGCGTCAAAACCGACACCGCGCCGTAGTGATTCATGTAGGCCAGGTGCTCGGCCGGCTCGGCCACCGCAGTCGGCTTGTCCGGGTTCACCAAGCTGGCCAGAAAGGGGAAGTCGGCGGTCACGCGCTTGACAAGCCTCACGGTGGGGTTGTTGCGCTTCATCCCTCGCAACCCATCTGGTAGTGACCGCCGCAGGTGGGCGAGCAGAAGGTCAGTTTACGTCTGCGGACGTACTTCTTTCGCTTTACCTCGTCGAAGGCCAGGTCGGTGATCGTCGTCGTGTGTGGCGTGGCGATGAGCGCGCCGCACTGCGGACACTTGGCGGGCTGGTTGAGGGCGCTCACGCCGCACCGACCTTCCCGGCCGACCCCTGCTCGGCCGCCCAGTTGCGGATGTTGCCACGGATCGCTTCCTCGTCCGGGGCGAGGTCGGGGCGGGCGCTGAACACGGCGGAGAGCACACCCTCGAAACCGAGCTCGGTCTGCACGTCCTCGACGCGCGCCCGGTCGGCCCGGGCCACCTTGCAGCCGTTGGTGATCGTCACCCCGCAGGCCTTGAGCTCGCGCACGAGCCCGGCCACGACCTCGTTCTCGGCCTCGGTGATGCCGTCCCGGTCGGGCGAGACCACGCGGTAGACCCAGGCCTGGTCGCCCCGCTCCGCCTCGGCCTTGAGCTCGGTCAGGTGGTCGTGCACCTCGTCCGGGTGCAGGGTGACAAAGCGGCGGGCGCCCGGGTTGGCGTGGAACTGGCAGGCCCACCGTTCGCGCACCGGCCCGCCATCGTCGGCCACGAACTCGCGCGCGAAGGTGCTCACGCCCTTCGGCTGGCCCTCTTCGCCGAAGTCCATGCGGTCGGGGCTGCCGATGTAGCCGTGGGTGAAGAGCATGCCCCGCCCGTCGTCGGTCTCCGCGTCCTCGACCACGGGCGAGGCCACGGCCTGCCGCTTGTGCAGGTGGCCCCACACGGCCAAGTCGAAGGCGGGGAAGGTGTCGGTCGAGATCGGAGAGTCGGCGAGCGGCACGGTCTGGTAATCGTTGTATGCCGCGCTGGCGAGCGTGCCGTGCCCGAAGAGGATGCAGGGCGCCCCGGGCGCGACCTCGCGACAGAGCGGCACGAGCTGCGCGTGCGCGCCCAGGACGGCGTTGAAGCCGCCGGCCAGCACCGCCGACGTAACAACCACGCTGCCGCTCACCTCCGCCGCCGCCGCCCGGGCCGGGTAGGGCACGGGGAAGATCCAGGCCTCGACCTCGAGCCCGGCCATCCCGGCCGGGTCGGTGAAGGCCACGGCGGCCAGCCGCCCGTTGACGCCGTCACGCACGAGGGCCTGGGGCGCGAAGGTGTCGAGCACGACGACCTCGGCCGGCCGGAGGTGTTTCAGCGGCTCGAGCGCGTGCGTCCCGCTCCCGTTCGGGCGGTCGTGATTGCCGAGCAGGACGAGCACGAGAACGCCCGCGTCGGCCCACGACGCGAACGACTCCTGCACGACGGCCTCGGCGGCCGGCAGCGGGCGCGGATCGGGGTAGACATCGCCGGCCACGAGCACGAGGTCGCAGCGGTTGGTGCGGGCGGTCTGGCCGATCCACGCGAGCGTCTGGCGGGCCTGGGCCAGGACGAGCGGCCGGCGGGTGGCCCGGTCGACCGGCTGGAGGCCGGCGAGGTTCTGTGTGGCGCTGACGTGCAGGTCGGCGCAGGCGAGGATGCGCAGCTCGCGCGCGGCCTCGTCAAAGTCGGTGTCAATGGTCTCGTTCATGGTGTTCCCCTTGTCGAAGTTGGTGCCGGTCTCTCCCCGGCAGTCACGCATGGTTGAGCGGCCGCGTTCCCTGGATCGCCCTCGGCCTCGCGGCGTCACCGGGCGATGCGTGTCCCGTCGCCTACCAGGGGATCGGGTCGTCTTCCACGTCGTCGAGCTTTGACCACAAGCGGCACTGATGCAGGGGCGAGAGCGCGCGGATCGCCTGCTCGCTCATCGTGCCCGGACCGGGGCCGACCTTGCCCTTGCTGCGAGCGTACTTCACGAGCTCGTCGACGCTTGCGCGCGGTGTCGGCTCGCCCGGCGGTGGCCCAGCGGCCCCCGGGTTGCCCGCGTCGTCGTCGGCCCATCCGTCGGCCGGGCCGTCGGCGGGGCCGAGCCCGTGCTCGTCGTCGTCGTCGATGTGCGTGACCGCCGTGACCGGCACCTCGGCGCCTCGCATGTCCGGTAGCAGGCCCCCGGTCATCATCGACCCGATGGCCCGGAAGAGCGCGTCGCCCATGCCCAGCGCCTTGCTGGCGGTCATCAGGGCCACGGCCCGGTTCGTCTCCGGATCGCCGAAGTCACCCGTCCACACCAGCCGCCCGGCCACGAACGGCTTGGCCAGCTCTTCGGCGGTGTACTCGTGCCGCAGGCCGAGCACCCGACGGATCAGGCGCGACCACGCTTTCGTCTCGCAGTGCTCGGCGATGAAGGCGCGCGTGCGGCGGAGCTGTTTCGCGCCCGCTTCGGCCGAGCTGGCGCTCGCCAGCAGCTCGAGCGTGGCGGGCGAGTCGTCGTTGAGGTCGAGCGAGCGCGTGGCCGCGTAGAGGTGGTCGGCGCCGTCCATGCCGCGCAGCTTCCCGACCGCGCGGCAGCGCACGTACAGCGGATCGTCGCCCCGGTCGATGCGGGTGCACAGCTCCGGCACGCAAGAGAGCCCGGCCGCGTTGCCGATCCGGTCGAGCAGCGGGCGGAGCATGGAGAACATCGTAGGGCCGTCGCGCTTCGTGGCCTGGGTGTTCCGGTAGATCTCGCCCGACGTGGGCAGCACGGCCGACATGGCCAGCCGGTAGCCGGCTGGCACGGCGTCCACGGCCGTGACGGGCAGGATGAGGTTGGTGTGCTCCTGCAGCCACGCCATCGCCTCGCGCAGGCGGGCCGGATCGCCGTGGGCGAGCCGCTGGCCCACCTCGGTCATCAGCGACGGATCGGTGCGGATGATCTCGGCACGCTGCTGCCCGCCTTCGGGCGGGACGAAGTCGCCGTTGGCCGGTTTCTGCCACGGCCGCCGCTGGCCCTGCTGGCCCTGCCTCGGTGGTGTCACGTTGTTCCCCTTGTCCTGATGGCCCCCGGGGTGCCGACGGGGGCGTGCTGGTCAACTGGCGGCCGACTCCTGCGCCGGCCGCCGCTTCACCGGGTAGCCCCCGCTGTAGCCCGGCAGATCGTTCAGACTCACGCGCTCGTGGCCGTCCTTGTCGAGGCAGGCCTCGACGATGCGAGCGGCCAGGGGCGGGGACGGCATGAGCGTGCCGCAGCAGATGCGGTCGATGTTGCTCTTGGAGCACCCGACCCGCTCGGCGAATGCGCGCCGTTCTCCGCGCCGCAGGAAATCCTCAAGTCGCATTGGCGACATCCCGTACAAGTCAAGGCCCAACAATAGGCGCCACACGCCAACAAGGCAAGATGAAAATTAGCGTGTGAGGCGTATTGACAGCCCGGCGACCCTGAACGTAGCGTCGCCGTAACGTATCGACGGGGGACGTTGGTGCACGGTCGCTGGGCGGCTACGCCGCTGCTCTTCTCCACATTGCGAATCGAGGCCTATCCCGACGGCACGCCGTTCAAGGGCCTGCACAAGATCGTCTTGGCGGTGCTGCTCGAGCGGTGTGACGCCGCAGACGGCAAGGACGGCCGTGGGCGGGTGCGCAACCGCGCCCTGGCCGAGGCCTCGACCGCCGCCGCCCTGGCCGAGGCGCACGCCCGTGGCGGCTCGCTCGTGAGCGTTGTCGAGCTGGCCCGGCAGGCCGTCGTGGCCGAGAAGGTGGCGCGCGAAGCGGTGCAAGCCTTCAAGGGCGCCGGGTGGGTTCAGGCGTTCGGACGGCCCGGGCGCCGTGACCTGCTCGTGGTGAACGACTCCGCCCTGCTGGCCGCCGATCCGCGTCTAGGGGTGGCAGATTTGCCAGGGGTGGCAGATTTGCCAGGGGTGGCAAAAGAGGAAGGCCCGGCAGATCTGCCACCACACCCCTTGCAGATCTGCCACCCCACCCCTGCCGTATTTGCCACCCCCCTCAACGATCATGACGCGCGCGCGGCTGTCCCTACCCGGCCCTATCCGACCCTAAACGCACCCCCAGTGGCCCCCGGGCCTGATGAGGCGGAGGTCGCCAGGAAGGCGGCCGCCTTCCGGCGCTTGTCGGCCGCCTGGGGGGACGGATTCGGGCGGGCTCGACGTGGCCGGGGCGTGATGGAAGTGAACGGTGCCGAGACGGAGACGTTGCGGCGCCTTGTTGATGCGTATGCCGAGGCGGAAGTTGCGGAGGCGATTCGCCGGGAGATTCTTCGGGCTGCGAATGATCCGCGCGGCCCGCGTCTGGACTGGGTCGAGGACGCCTTGCGGGGCGCCCGGCCGAACACCAACCCGCCCGGAGCGGCCAGGCCACCAGCCAGGACCCGCGCGGGCGCCGTTCCCGGGGCGTCGAAATGGGCGCGTCCGGATGCACGAGGGGAGAAGCCAGGATGAGCGACGAGACGACGCGGGCACCGTCGGCGCCGAAGGCGGAACCGGAGATGCGCTACGCGCGAACCGACGGTTTTGTGACCGCCACGGTCAGCCCGTGTGGCCACTGCCACAAGGGGTCGATCTTCATCGAGGACGAACACGGCAATACGACGGTGAGGAATTGCCCGAAGTGCGGCCCGCTCCTGATGCAGGCCGCCGCGCTCAACATGGCGCGCCTGCCGGTCGATCCGCCCGGGGCCAACCTGTCGGCCTTCCAGCTCGACCGCCCGGGTGATCCGCCGAAGATCGGCGGTGGCAACGGCGTGATCCTCGTGCACACCGAGGACGGGAGCATGCCGCACCCGGCGCACTACCGCGCGGCCGCCCTCGAGGCGGCGGTGGCGTTCTGCAACGCGGCCATCGCTCGCGCGGCCGCCCCGGACGATGGGGGCGGCCTGCTGCTGGCTGGCCCGCCCGGGACCGGAAAATCGCACCTGTTGCACGGCATCCTGCGTCGGCTGGCCATGCGGGCACCGAAGATCCGGACCCGCTACGCCAGCGCCGGGCAGGTGATGGCCGACTGCCGGCGCTCTCTCCAGGCGCAGAAGGAAACGCAGAAGCTCGTCGACGACCTCGTGCTCGTCCCGCTGCTGGCCCTCGACGAGCTCGGCAAGGGCCGCGCGACCGACTGGGAGGTCAGCATCGCCGACGAGATCGTGACGCGCCGCTACGAGGCCGGGAGGGCCACCATCTACGCCACGAACTACTCGCTCGAGCGCGATCCGCCGGTGGACGATCTCGACGCGCTGGCCAACCGCATCGGGGAGCGCGCGTTCTCTCGCGTGACGCACCGCAACCGCGTGCTCGTGTTGGTCGGCAGCGACCAGCGATTCGAGGGGAGGGCCGTCTGATGGGCCTCAACCGAGAGCAGGCCCGCAAGCTCCTGGGTCGGGACCTGCCCGAACCTGAGCTACCGCCGCAGCTCGCGGCCGTGTTCGGTCAGAAACCCGGGCAGCCGAAGGCCGTGGCCGTCGTGCACACGGTCGGTCAGGCCGGCCCGGTCGAGCGCGTGCGGCCCCACTGGGAAAAAGACGGCGAGGCCAAGAAGCCGAAGGCCACGAAACGAAAGCTCGAATGGGCCGAGCAGGTGAACCTCGTGAGCGCCCTGATCGCGGCCGAGCTGATGTTCTCCGGCTCGCTCAACGGCGTGCCGCTGCCGCCCGGTCAGGCCAAGATGGCGAAGGCGGCGGGCATGGTGCGCGGGGACGCGGACCTCACGATCTGGACGCACCCGCCCGCCCACCCGGACGCGCCGGGCATGATGGTCGAGCTAAAGTTGCCGTCGGCGGAGCCCTCGACCGAGCGCGCCGGCCAGTTCTCCGGCGCCCGCCCGCACCAGAAAGACCGGCTCGGCCAGTTTCAGGCCCTCGGCTGGCACGTCGTCATCGGCTACGGCTGCGCGGACGCGCTGTGCAAGATCCGCGCAGCCGGCTACGACCTGAGCATGCTGCCCGCGTGCTCGTTCGTGAAGACGGGGCAGCCGTGACGACGCCCACCGAGCCGCAGCTCGACCTTTTCGGCGGCCCCGCGCCGCGCTCGGCGCACACGCCCGCGCCGGCCGTGGCAGGGCGGGCCACGAGCGTCCTGAGCGGTCAGCAGATCCTCGACGCGATGCCGGAGCTGCGCCGCCAGGTGTTCGCCTTCATCCGCGTCCAGGGCGGCAGGGGGGCCACCGACGACGAGATGCAGGCGGCGATGGGTCTCAACCCCTCGACGCAGCGCCCGCGCCGCATTGAGCTCGAGCGGCAGGGTTTCATCCGCCAGGACCCGGAGGGCCGCACGCGCGAGACCCGCAGCGGCCGTCAGGCCGTGGTGTGGGTGATGGTGCCGGAGGCCGAGCGGCAGGGCCTCGGGGAGCGCCGCCAGGTCGAGACCGAGGTGCGCGGCGCACTGCATCACTTCATCGCTGCCCTCGACCTCGAGCAGTGTCGAGCGGCCATCGGTGTCCTGCGTGCGCGTTTCCCGAGCGTTTCGACCTGACAGACCGACAGACAAGTGGAAAAACATGAAACGGAAAACGACAGACGAAGAGGCCGGCGGCGTCCCGGTCTACAACGCCACTAACGGCAACAACAACTGGGCGAGCCCGCGCGACTTCCTCACCGCCGCGCTGGCAGAACTCGACCTGCCGGCCATCGGGCTAGACCTCGCGGCCGAGTGCTCGACGGCCCTGGCCCCGCTCTACTTCGCGCCCGACCACGCCGATCCGCGACGACGCAACGCGCTGTTGCCGCGCAGTTCGTGGCATATCCGGCGCGATGAGACGGCGCCCGGAGCGCCGAGCACGCGCTACCTCAATCCGCCCTATGGTCGCCTGTGCGTGCAGTGTCGAGACAAGGTGTGGAAGGGGAAAAAGAGCGGTCTGCCGAAAGCGAAGTGGTGCGAGAGTCGGAAACACACATCGACGACGGTGTGGGAGTGGATCGAGCGCGCGGCCAGAGAAGGCACGCGCGGCCTCGACCCGCTGCTGCTGCTCGTCCCGGCCCGCACCGATACCGACTGGTGGCATTCCCACGTCCACGGCCTCGCGGCCCGCGTGGTGCTGATCAAGGGCCGGCTCACGTTCCTCGACGCGGCGTTGAAGGCGACAGACTGCCCGGCGCCGTTCCCATCGGCCTTGATCGAATACGTGCCGTGCCCGGCTGCGTCGGCGTGGGTGACGCAGTACGGCACCATGAGAAACGATGGACGGATGATTGACAAGCCGGAGCGGCGCCTGGTCGTGGCCGGCGAGGTGTATTGACATGACATTGAAGCCGTTGTCGCCGCGTCAGGCCCAGGTTTTGCGCGTGATGATCCTGCACCTGCTCGAGTATCAGACACACGCGACCAAACGATTCATCGCAGAAGCGTTGAAAACACGCTCGCTCGTCAACGTCCACGAACACTTGACCGCCTTGGAGCGCAAGGGCTACGTGCGCAGCGAAGAGCGCGTGAAGGGACGCCTGACGTGGCTCATCCTGCGCACGCCGGAGGGCGTGACATTTCACCTCGGCAATCTGGCCGCCGTGGCCCCCGACTACGTGCCCGCCCGGGCCGCCGAGGCCTCGCCGTGAGTCGCCCCGTTCCCGACCTGCCGGCCTCGACGATCCGAGTGCTCAACGCGCTCGTGGAGCGGCGGCCGCGCTTCCTGAACGTCCTGCAGGTGCATGGAGCGTCAGACGTTTCGATCAGCACGGCCCGCGCTGCCTGCTGCGAGCTCGCCCGGCTCGGCCTGGTCGAGAAGCTGCCGGTTCGCTCGCCCTTCATCGGCGAGGCGGCCACCATGACCTACGGCGCCCGGGCCGGTGTGTCGGGCATGGAAGTACCGGCCCCGAAGCGTAGGCGCACGTCGAAGCTCGGCCGGCCAGCATATCAGAAGGTCAGGAGCGCCATGCACGTCATGCCGCCCGGCGTTCTCATCGCCGACGTGGCGCGCGCGACCGGCCTGGACATTGGCACCACGGGCACCGTGCTGCGCGACCTGCTCGAGGCTGGCGAGGTCACGCGCACGGCCGGAGAGTCGCACGCCGGTGGTCAACGGCCGTGGCTGTGGAGCCGGGCCGAGCCGGCGGAGGTGGCGGCATGCCTCTGATCGCCAAGGCCGCCGTGCGCTGGCAGGACGTGCTCGGTACGACGCCGGAGACGCGCTGGGGTGTGGACCCCGCCAAGCTCGCGGGCGTCACGCCGGACATGGCCCGGCTCGTGCGCCGCACCGCGCAACTTCCGCCGCACGATGTCATGCTGGCCATCGAGATCTACGTCGAGGATGGCAGGCCCGACCTGGCCGATATGTTTCTCGGCCTGATCGAGCAGGACATCACACGCCTCAAGCTGGACAACGAGGTCCGCTTGCGGCGCCGGAGGGCGGGCCAATGAAACTGTTTCTCGCACAAACAGACGAACAGACCGACGCCGCGTTGCGCGATGCGCTCGACGAGGTGCTGCAGTCGCCGAAGGTCCGGCTTGCGCTCGTGATCCGCAGCGCGCCGGAGGCCACGCGCGCCGCCATTCAGACCGCCGATGCCGTCTTCGGAGTGTGGAGCCCGGATGACGCCGACGCCGTCGGAGAGCTGGCCTACGCGGCCGGACAGGGGCGCCCGGTCTACGTCGTGGCCCCCGCTGTGGCGCCGCCATGGTTCTGCGCTGGCACCGGGCAGGGTGGGCACTACACGAGCGCGCTGCGGGCCGTGGCGGCCTTCCTGCGCGACCTGACGGCCAGGAGGGCGGCATGACGGCCAGGACGCGCCCGGGGGTCGGCGTGGTGCTGCGCCGGCCCAAGAACGAAACACCGGAACACTGGGCGGCCAAGATGCACGCCTGGGTATGGCTGTGGCGGCGCGGCTGCCGACACATCGGCTTCGAGGTCGAGGTGACCGCGCGCTGGAAGGTGGACGTGCTCGGCATGGTCTTCACGCGCGACCGTTCGCGCACCGTCGTGTATGCCGTGGAGGCCAAGGGCCACCGCTCCGACTGGCTGGCCGATCTGAACGCCGCCCAGGCCGGCCTGGCCGCCTTCGAGCGTCTGCGTGCCGTGCATGCCGAGGCCATTGCGCTCGGTGTGCCGGAGCCGGGCTACTACATCGAGCCGATCCGGGCGAAGAGTCAGCAGAGCGAGGAAGAGAAACACCGGGGCGAGATCATGGAACGCTACCGGAAGGCTCGCCGAGCTGCGTCGAAACACGGACACATCGCGGGCGAGCGTTCCGGCTACTGCGCTGCGCCGATTGGGGTGGATGATGCGGAGTGGGAGCGCGTTGTCCAGCCGGGCAAGGGCCTGCGTTTCCTGCCCAACCCGACGAAGGTGGCGTGCAAGGACCTGGCGCGGGTGACGAGCGCCCGCTACGTGATGGCTCCGCCGGGTGTAATCTTGCCCGAAGAGCGGCCGGACGGCTGGGGCATCCTTGAGCCCGGGCCGCGCACCGTACACAAGATCGACAAGCCGCAACCCGTGTCCGACGAGGTCGCGGTCGACCTGCTGCGCAAGTTGGCGCTGGCGCAGACCTACCGGACGAAGGCGGCGATCCCGGGTGAAGAGCGCGGGACCGATCTCACCATCGAGCCGTTCGACGACATCGTGCGCCGAGAGCAGGAGGCCGCTCGTGTCTGAGAGAACACCAGCCGGAGAGATCCCGGTCGATGTGCGCAAGCTGGCCGTGGCCTGGGTGCGACGAGAGATCGGCGCCGAGCGCCAGATCGTCGGCGCGCGCGGCCTGCCATTTGACGGCGGTGTGGTCTATCACTTCCGCACCGAGCGGGGCGCCGATGGGGCGCCCGTCGTGCGCCTGGAGGTCATCGTCAACGCCGACGGCAGCGTACAGGGACCCCGGCGCGTTGGGTCGCACGAGCGGCGGCGGGAGGCCCGCGCGGTGCGTTGCATCGAAGGTCAACCGGTCGCCCCGCGCACCCGCTACATGGACACCGAGTACAAGCGGCGGGGGTGGCGCTGATGGCAAAGCTCTCCGCCTGCGTCACCTGTGGGGCCGTCGTGGACGGCTACAACCCGGGTGTGTTCACGCTCAAGATGGATGAAGTCAATGGCGGCCCGTGTGTCACGCTCGCGTGGTGCAACGGCGTCGAGGGCCGGCGCTGCGCCGAGGTCGATCCGCTGCACCTCGAGATGGCGGCCGCGCAGGGCATGTCGGACGGCCAGGAAGGCGACGACGCGGTCTGCACCGCTTACCTGCGCATCATCGACCGCATCGCGGCCGAGCGTGGCGCCGATGGCCTGCGCGCGGCCGTGAAGGTTCGCCGCGACGTGGCCCACCCCAGGGTGACAATGCGCGGTCCTGGGCTCCTGTGGGGCCGCCGCGTGGAGCTCGTTTGAGCCGTCGCCGCCCCACGAACCAGCAGCGCCGCGAGGTCGAGGTGTGCCGCTGCCCGTGCATCGAGCCCGTCACCGGGCTGCGCTGCGAGGCCGTGCTCGTGAATCTGCGTCACGCCGGCCGCTGCTGGTCCGTTCCGCGCAACGCGCAGGACTTGCCGAGCGGGCGCCGTGTGTTCTGGACGCCGGCCACGCCGCCGGCCATTCGTGAGACAAGGGGAAACACATGACAGGAATTCAGTGGACGGACGAGACATGGAATCCGATCTGCGGGTGCTCCAAGGTCTCGCAGGGGTGCCGGGGCTGCTACGCCGAGAAGATGGCGGCGCGCCTGCGGGCGATGGCGCTGGCCGACATCGAGGCCGGACGCGACCCTGGCCGCAAGCGGTACTACATCGAGGCCGTGGACGAGCGCGGCCGCTGGACGGGCAAGGTCGTGCCCGTGCCGGAAGCGTTGCCGGACCCGCTGCACTGGACGCGGCCGCGCCGTGTGTTCGTCAACAGCATGTCCGATCTCTTTCACCCGGAACTTTCGTTCCAATACATCGCGGCCGTGTTCGGTGTGATGTGGGCGGCGCACGAACACACGTTTCAGGTATTGACCAAGCATCCCGACCGGGCGGCCGAGTTCTTCGCCTGGCTAGGCTGTGCCATCGGGCGAAACGTCAACGATGGGGCGGCCGTGAAGATGGCGACGGACCCGCTCACGTCCTGCCAGATCCAAGCGGGCCGGCACGTCCGGCTCGGCCCGTACACCGTCGGGACGGGGCAGCCGAGCCGTGGGGCGTGGCCGCTGCCAAACGTGTGGCTGGGTACGTCCGTGGAGTCGCCGAGCGAGCAGCACCGCGTCGACGAGCTGCGCCGCTGCCCGGCGGCCGTCCGGTTCGTCTCGCAGGAGCCGCAGATCGAGGCCATCGACTGGGCCGGGCGCCTCGACGGGATCTCATGGGTCATCGTCGGCGGCGAGAGCGGATGTGGCGCGCGCCCGTTCAACGTCGCCTGGGCGCGGCGGACCATCGAGCAGTGTCGGGCGGCCGGCGTGGCCGTGTTCCTGAAACAGCTCGGCCGGGTGCCGCTCGTCCGTCTGTTGGAAACGCCCGGGTTGTCGGCGCCGGGCGCGCCCGGTGGGTGGCAGTGGCCCGTGCCGCTCGACACCGCGCCCTCGTCGCTCTCCGGCATCTTGGCCGCCTGGACGCCACGCCTGCGTCACCCGAAGGGCGGCAACTGGGACGAGTGGCCGGAAGAGCTGCGCGTGCGCGAGTATCCGGCCCCGGTGGCGGCGTAGGAGGCGGCCGTGACAGACACACGAGAACCGATCTACGTGGCCAGTCGTGCCATTCCCGAGCGCGTGGCGATGTGGCTCGCGATGCGCGAGCAGGGCTTCAACGTCACCTCGACGTGGATCAACGAGGCCGGACCGGGCGAGACGGCGTCGTTTCCCGACCTGTGGCAGCGCATCATCGCCGAGATCGGTCGGTCGTCTCGGTTCGTGCTCTACGCCGAGACGCAGGACTTCCCGCTCAAGGGCGCGCTGGTCGAGGCCGGGGCGGCCATCGCGCTCGGCAAGCCCGTGATCTGCGTTCTGCCCGGCGTGGTACTCGAGCCGCGCAACATGCGCCCGCTCGGCTCGTGGGCGCAGCACCCGCTCGTGACGCTGTGCCAGGTGTGGCCGGAAGATCTCGTGCCGTGGATGGCCGAGCGGCGTGCGCCGGTGCAGGGCATCGGCGACGGTCGCAGCATCACACCGACCTCGAGGCCGCCCGGTACGGTGCCGTGGCTTGTCCACATGCAGGCCTTTGAGGCCTACGCTCGGCACTTTGGGCTCGGCCAGTCGGCCGAACGCCTGGCCGAGCGAGGCGGTTTCAGTTACGGCGAGATGCAATGCCTGCTGGCAGGACACTCGCCGATCAGGAGCGCATGCGGAGAGCATCCGGCGGTGCCCGGGTGGATGCCGCGCACGAAAGGGGACCACAAGTGAGAGTCGGGACTGCAGTGTGTTCCATCGGCCTGTGTCTCATCGGCGCCGGCATGGCCTATCTCAAGTTTGATCCTGCATGGCCCGGGTGGGTCTGTTTTGCGTTCGGCATCGTGATCGGAGCGGCTCGGTGAGCGGCATCGTGCGGCTCGTGGCCGCGTTCAAGTTGGCATGGCTGGCCTTCCGCATGGGGCTGGCCGGGTGGACGGTCGAGGAATTCGAGGCCCCAAATCAGGCCGGTGGCGGTCGTGTGTTCACGGTCAATCTGTCGCGGGCAAATTGGGGCCTTGGAGCGCCAGAAGGATGGAAAGTCTCAAGCGGAGGCGCGACCTTTCAAACGGTCTACCCGACGGCCACGGCGGCGGCACGCGGCGCGCGTCGTCTGCCGTGCCAGTTCCGAGGCGGCGTCGCCCCGTGGGAGCGCCGGCAGTGAGCGGCCGTGTCGTCGTCGAGCTCTTCGCAGGCCTCGCGGCCTGGACGCTCTACATGCACGACCTGCGGCCGCCGTGCTCGCGCATCGGTTGCAAGAGCGGCTACGCAGCGGCGCTGGTCGAAGCCTTCGGTGTGCCGGACAAGCCCGCGCGCTCGCTGCTCGTCGAGGCCGATCCGCAGCTCGCCAACGCGCTGCGCTTCCTCGTGCGCCAACCGCGCGACCTGGCCCGCACGATCCGCCTGCTCGGCGGCCCGTCGAGCGAGCCGCGCGCGATCTGGCAGCGCGCCAAGGAAGAGAAGGCCGCCGGGGCGCTGCTCGGTGCGGCCTCGTGGTGGATCTGGACGGCGGGCGCGCGCGGCGGCATCGGGGGCTTCAAGGGGGCGCACAAACTGCGCCCGAGCGTGGAGGGCTTCATCCCCACCCTGGACTCGTTGCAGCGGCGGATCTCGCTCTTCCCGGCGCTCGACCACGTCGAGGTCATCCATGCCAACGCCGAGGCCGTTCCGCCCATGCCTGGCGCCCGCGTCTACCTCGACCCGCCTTACGTGGGCACACAGGTCTACGGCGGCCCTGCGCCGTCCGTGGAGGCCGTCTGTGAGCTTGCCCGGCAGTGGCGCGACGAGGGCGCCCTCGTGGGGGTCAGCTACAACCGCCGGCTCGACACCTACGCGGCCGGCCTGCCGGAGTGGCGTGCGCTCGACCTGACCGAGCGGCGGCGCGGCCAGGTGCGCCGCTCGCTCACCCGGACTCGCGACGAATGGCTCACGATCTCGGCGGAGGTGTCATGCCCAGGATCTACCTGACGAGCGCGGCGGCCGTGGCGGCCGTGGACCGTGCGAAGGCCAAGGCGGTCGCGCTGCCGCAGAACGCGCCGGCCAGCGCCAAGGCGAGCGCGCGGTGGCACGGTGTCATCCCGCCCGTGGCGGCCAGCGTGGGGCCGGGCCGTGTGTTCAGCATCATGCGCTGCCCGCCCGACTGGCTGCGCGAGCGGATCGTCGGTCAGGTGCTCGCCTTCACGCCCACGATGGAGCTCTTCGGACGTGCCTACGAGAGCCGTCAGGTGGTCGAGGGCAAGCGCAAGGCCCGCCGACACACGCAGCACTGCCTCACGCGGCAGAAACATGGGGACGGGGAGTGCGAGTGCGGCGCGGCCGTGCTGCGGTTCGCCGAGTACGCCCGGCGCCTGCTCGAGGTGTGGCCCCGCCCGGCCCGCGTGGCCCCCGGCGTGCTCCAATTCGGGCGCGAGCTGACCGAGCAACAGGCCGCCGGACTCCGGGCCGCTGGCGAGGTCACAGAGGGCGGCCCGCGCGTGGCCGAGTGGGATCGCTCGCTGTGGCACGGCCCGCTCGGCCAGGTGGAGGACGGCGACACGCTGGTCTGTACCTGCGGGCTACACGCGCAGTGTCATCGCATCGCGGGCGCCCTGCGCCTGCACGAGGCCGGCTGGGACGTGGTGCTCGACGGCAACGAGCTGGACGAAGTGCATCGGGGTTTCGCCTGGGTGCAGGTGAACGAGGACACGCTCGCTCGTGGCGGCAGCGGATGGCACAAGACACCCGACGGCGTGGCGGTCCACGTCAACGCCGGGGACGGGAAAGGAGGGGCGCGGTGATCTTCCATGTCCACGTTGAGGCCGGCGTCGAATTCATCACGGCCGAGCTCGACCCGGGCGAGCTGACCTACAACCCCGCGACGGACGTGGCCACGTTCACGATCTCGCTGCCCGGGCATGTCATCGGCCACGAGCTGCGGCCCCGCGAGTGGATGGCCATGGCCCGGGCGATGGTCGAGGGCGCCCGCGCAGCTCGTGAGGCCCGGGTGCCGTCGTTGTGAGCGCGCCGGACACGCTGCGCAAGGCCACCGAGCGAGTCGACGCCGCGCGCCGGACCCTGGACGCCTGCCTGAACCGCGCCCAGCAGTTCATCGAGCCCCGCCGGGTCGAGAAGGCCCGCCAGCGCCTCGCAGATGCAGAGGCCGCCTACGCGGCGGTGGTCGAGCGCGAGAGCCGGGAGGCGGCGGCACGCCGGGCCGAGATCGAGCACGCGCGGGCGTTGCAGGCGCAGACCGGGATGGACCGCGCGAAGGCCTGGGTAGAGGCCGGATTCGAGCCCGTGGCCAGCGTCGAGGTGGCGGCCAGGATGGCGCGCGTCACGGTGGACGAGATGCGCCGCGCGCTCGGCGGCGGCGTGGTCCGTGGGCAGGTGGTCAAGGTGAACGGCCGCTGGGAGCACTGCGGGCGAGTCGGTGGCCTGTGACAGGCTCTCGACGTCTTCTACGAGCCGTGACCCCGGGAAACCGGCCCGGCCCATCATTCCCGACGTCTCGCGGCGACGAGCCGCCCCCGGCCCAACCGCCGCACACCTGGGCACGCGCCGTGGACGGCCCCGGCTGGTACTGCCTCGACTGCACACGCGCACCCGGCGAGCTCGGCGTCTGCCCTGGTCCGGCGCAGCCGGCGGGCCACGGGGACGGCACATGAGCGCGCAGCGCCTACGAGTGCGCGACCGAGTGCGACGAGAGCAGGCCCGGAGCGGCCTGAAGGGCTACTCCGGCGAGACCCTGTTGACGGTCGTACAACTGTACGATATTCCGACTGGGCCAGATGCACCCGAAACGCACCCGAAACGCACCCGTTCGCACCTGTTTTGCACCCGACGTGCGCTCGCAGGTGGTCGGCCGAGTGCGCCCGGGGCGCATGAGACAAGGGGTTTGCGAACGTGAGCGAGGCGGGCACACCCGAGACCGCGCAACCCAGGCCGGCCGAGGCGGACGAGAGGGCCTTCAAGGTGCTCGAGGCCATCGACGGCGGGAGGTCTCTGCGGACTCTCAAAGTCGAGTTCGGCATCGGGCAGTCGAAACTTGCCAAGATCAGGACCGACGAGGCGCTACGAGCTCGGTGGGTGGCATACAAGGCGGCGGTCAAGGCGTGGGAGGATGCCCAGCGTCGTCGAGCGATCTGCGAGACCGTGCTCGAGACGGGGAACATGGCGGAGGCGGCACGGCGTCACGGTGTAACAAACGTGACGGTCATGGAGTGCCTTCGGGACGCCGGCCTGCTGACTCGAATTCGGGAGCTTCGGCGGGTGCAGGCCGAGTTCTTCGGCTACACGGTGATGCACCAGGCCTTGCGGACGTTGCCGGCGATGGCCGATCTCGCGCTCAACCAGGAAGCGGCGGCCGGCGGCCGGGCGATGGCCGGGGACGTGGTGCGCAAGTTCCACCAGGGGGGCGACCCGACGACGATCAACGTGGCCAACGCTCCGGGCGGGGTGGCCGTGGCGGGCAACGGGGCGCAGACCGCGCTCGCGCTGCCCAAGCCGCCGAGCGAGCAGGACTTGCCCCAGCCGGTCGTACACAAGTTGGCCCGGTTGCTGCTCGAGAGCGAGCCGGGGGGCACGGCCAACCCAGGAGGGGACGACGATGACGACGATGACGGAATCATTGGCCGCCGGTGAGCTGGCCGAGTGGATCGCCGTTCAACAGCGATTGACCGCCGCTCGCGCGGCCTGAACGAAGGGGGTTTCCGATGTGCCAGCAGCACGCCACCGCCGAGTCCACCGAGCCGAAGTCGCCGACATGGGCACACGCGGCCTGGGTGGTCGTCGCCGTCTACACCTTGGCGCAGTTCGGCGCGTGGCTGGTCGAGCGTGGCACGGGGCAGTCCGTGCGTCTGGCGGCCGTGGCCACGCTCGAGGCGGAGCCCGGCACGGTCCGGGCGGGCAACGCCTGCGACGAGGTCGGGACGCGCTGCGCGGCCATGCGCGACGCCGACATGCTGGGCGTGATGATCTGCGCCCGGGTGGGCATCCGGGCCTACGAAGAGACCGGCTCGGCCAGGACGCCGCCGCCCGCGCACTGTGAGGCGGCCGAGCGCGCTCTCGACCTGTACGCCGAAGGCGGCCCGGCCGCGCTGCGGGGCGGGGGGTGGCGGTGGTGAGCGGTCGCGTGCAGGCCTTGAGCCCGGCCGCGCTCTTCAAGAGCCTCGACTCGGCGGAGGTCGAGCGCGCCGTGATCGCCATCAACGACGCGCTCGTGGAGGCCGCGCGGCACAAGGACGCGGGTGTCCTGCGCATCGACCGTAGGTTTCGGGCCGGCGTCACATTCGAGGACCCGCGCGTCATCACCGCCGCCATCGAGCGGTTCAAGGCGGAGGGGTGGACCGTCACCGAGGGCAGCAACGGCGTCCACGGCGATCTGTGGTGGGACTTCACGCCGGGACGGGGCACGGCATGAGCAGCGGTCGCGTCACGAGCGCGCCGTGTCTCGTCGTCGGCTCGCCGATCCCACGGTCGGGCGCGTCCATCATCCAGGCGCCGACCCGGCCGCCGGCCGTGCTGCGCGAGGACGGCACCTGCGAGGTGCGGCTCGGCTCAGGCGTGCGGACGTTCACGATGGGGATGGTCAGCCTGCGCGGCGCCCGGCGCCTCGTGGTCGTGTCCGATCCTGCGATGCCGCCCGACGAGGTGCAGGTGATGAACGCGGGCGGCGAGATGGTCCGCCTGCTCAACGTGGGGAACGGCGGCGGTGCATCGTGACCGCCGCCGCTACCCGTCGGGGGCCGACCGGCGCCGCGTCGCCGAGATCGCCCGCACCCTGCTCGGCTGGTTCATGCACGAGCCGGAGGTGCGCGCCGTCGAGGGCGCAGGCCGGGCGCGCGGCTACCTGGCGGTGCGGATCTCCGGCGCGCGGGCGCCACGTCGTTACCTCGTCTTCCTCGACCGCCTGCACCGGGGCCGGGGCTGGCACGAGCGCGAGGGGCGTTACGTCGCCCTGCGCGCCCTGGAAGTGATGAGGGGGCGCGGGTGCTGCCTGTCGAGATCGCGGCCGTGGCCTTGAAGCTGACCTCGTGGGCGGCTGCGCTCGTCATGTGCGCCGAGACCCGGGGCCTCGAGGACGCGCGCGGGCAGGCCTTCGCCGACCGGGAGCGCGTGGCCATCGTGGAGCTGGCCAGGACGAGGACGCGCTACAGCGGGGCCAGCGTGCTCGCCGAGCTCGTCCGGCCGGGCCAGTTCGCCAGCGCCGCCACCTGCGGGCCGACCCGGCTGCGCCGGTATCAGCAGCTCGCCGCCGAGGTGCTGATCGGCCGCCGCAAGGCCCCGGCCTGGGCGCGCCGGGCCACACACTTCGCCGCTCCGCATGCGCTGCGCCGCGTGCTCAAGTCGTGGGGCCGGCGGGGCCTCGTTTCGATCCGGGGTACGCGCACGGTGCACACGTTCTTCGAGCCGACCGCACGAGCGTCGAAAAAACGGAAAAGGGGGAAGTGAACATGCCGAAGGTCCCGCAACCGCCACGGCCGGCAGCGCCCCGCCTGGACGGGCCGCAGCCCTCGCCACCGCCACCCCCGCCGAAGTGCGGGTGCGACGGTGGTCTGATGCGGATCTCCGGGGTGGTGCTCACGCCGGGTGTCCCGACCACGGGCGGGGTGGTCTACGCTCGCGAGGCGCTGGCGGCCGCGTTGCGCGACTACAACGAGCGGGTGGGGGACGCGGGCGGTGAGGTGCGCGGCCCGGACGGGCAGGTGATCCCGGGCCTGCGCTTCTCGCTCGACCTCGGCGCCGACGGCCGCCTGCGTTCCGTCGTCCTGCACCGTGGGGCGGGTGGCGCGTGAAGTTCGACCCCTGGCTCTATTCGGCTGGCCCGACACCACCCGCCGAGCTCGTGCAGCGCCTCGCCCGGGCGGCGCGCGACCTGACCCCGCTGGGCGAGCTGGCCGGCCTGCTTGTGCTCGTCCAGGGTCAGCGCCTCGTGGCCCTGCGGGGCAGTTCGCCCCGCCTCGTGCTGGCCTACTACAGCAACCGCTGGGCCGTCGTGGTCGCGCTCGGTCCGAACCGCTCGCGCTGGCAGGTGCAGCGGGTGCTCGACAACGTCGAAGCCGGCGTCGACGCCTTCCGGGCCACCCTGCGCCTGATGGCGCTGGCCTGGCGATCCGAACCGACCGCCGGGTTTGCCCGGCCAGGAGCTACCCCGTGACCACACCTCGCCTGCGCGCCCTACTCGCAATCTCGATGCTGGCGTCCGGCATCGACCCGATCCCGCGTCCGATTCGGCGAGAGCCGCCGCGCGATCCGCCGAAGCCGGCCACGGACGCCGAGTTTCACGCCCACCTCGACGCCTGCGCACGCTGCCGCAACGAGCCCTTCAACCTCTGCTCGACGGGCGCGGACATCGCCGAGCGGGTGGGCACCGTGAGCTTCGGTCGGCCGCTGGCCGAAGCCCTGCCGCCGGGGGTGGATACCGTGAGGGTGGCGCCCCTCGGCGGATCGGGCGATGGCCGGCCGGTCGAGGGCGTGCCGGTCGCGCGAGTTTTGCTCGACGACATGGAGCCGCAGACCTACCGGGTGTTGCGGTCGGGCATCGCGGACCAGTTGCCCGGCCTGCCCACCATGGGCGAGGCGGAGCGGGCGCACCGCGAGCTCCATGTGATGCGACGCGAGCCCTGCCGCTCGACCTTGAGCGAGGCGGCGCAGAAGGACCGGAAGAAGCGCAACAAGGCCGCGCGCAAGGCCCGGCGGGGGAACCGATGAAGCCCGAAGATCAGCTCGCAGGCCTGTGCGTCGCCAACGCCGAGCTCGGCCTCGTGGTGCTCGACCTGCTCGGCAAGGTGGGCCGCCTGCAGGACGTGGCGCGGGCCGCGCAAGCCCTACAACTGCGCTTCGAGCGCGACGGGCACACCTTCGCAAGCGATCACGACGCACTGGCCGCCGCCGGCTCCGCCCTTCTGCCGGGCGACCTCGACGCGCCGCCGGCCTCGTCGGGTCCGGCCGTGGCTCGCATGGTCGCCATCGCCGAGGTTGCTGCCGGGCGCAGCAGCGACGAGCGCCGGGCCGACCTGTTCACCGCCACGGGCGTTCCGGGCCACCTGCTGCGCGACCCGCGCATGACGGTGGACGCGCCGCCCCCGGAAGATCTCGTCGAGGCCACCCGGCCGCCCGTCTGTGGGCACATGCACGTCGAATACCCGACCGGCCTGGACGTGGGGCGCTGCCTCGACTGTCACGAGGCCATCGGGCGCATGAACGTTCCGCCGAAAGGCGCACCGCTCGGCGTGCCGCAGTCGATGTGCCCGCACCTGCACACGACCCGGACGGCCGACGGTGCGGCCGAGGCCTGCACCGGCTGCGGGGCCGAGGTTCCGGCGCTGTGAACGCCCTCCGCCCTCGCCTGCACCGCTCCGGGCACCTGCTCGCCGGGCTCCTGATCATGTTCCGCGTCGGCCCGCCGCATGAGGTCGTCGCGGGCGTCTGCCGCGACGACGGCAGCGAGCTTGCCCGGGCCGCGTTGCGGGTCTTCAACGTGCCCCAGCGGCCGCGCGTCCGGCACCGTCGAGGCGTGCTGTGAAGGTGGGCTCGCTCTTCTCCGGCATGCTCGGCCTCGACCTCGCGGTGGAGCTGGCCTGCCCGGGCGCGTCGTTGGCCTGGGCCTGCGACATCGAGGCCTTGCCCGGCAAGGTCGTGCGCGCCCGCCGTCCCGCCGCCCGTCTCTTCCGAGACGTGCGCGGGCTCCGCCCGCCGCCCGTCGACTTCCTCACCGGTGGCTTCCCCTGCCAGGACATCAGCGTCGCGGGCAAGCAGGCCGGCCTCGCAGGCCAGAAGAGCGGCTTGTGGGGCGAGATGTACAACGTGATCAAACACATCCGCCCGCGCCGGGTGCTGATCGAGAACGTGCGCAACCTGCGCACGTTGGGCCTGCGCGAGGTGCTGGGCGATCTGGCCGCCATCGGTTACGCCGCCGAGTGGCAGACCGTCCAGGCCCTCGCCGCCGGGGCCTTGCACAAGCGGTCGCGCATGTTCATCGCCGCCTACCCTGACGAGGCCGGGGCGCCGCTCCTGCTCGGTGAGCACCTGCGTGGCGAGTACGAAGCGGCCTTCCAACGCAACCGGGCGCTCCTGTGGTCGGCCTTCCCCTGCTCGCCGGTGATCCGCTCGTCCGATCTGCCCACCGACGTGCGCGGCGACCGGCTGGTCTGCACCGGCAACGCGGTGTGCCCGCAGCAGGCCGAGCCAGTCGTGCGCGCCATGCTCGGTTCGGGCGAGGCCTTCGGCGCGCAGATGCCGCACGAGCTGGACGAGATGCCCTTCGCCGGGGCCATCCGAGGGGGCGAGATCTACGTGCGGCCCGTGGCCGTGCCAGAGGCGCTGGCGATGGCCTGGCACACTGGCTGGTGCGAGGCCAATCCGGCGGCCGCGCGGGCGGTCCTGCCGGCCGGGCGTGACACCTACCCGACGCCGTCGGCCACCGACTGCGGCTCGTCGCAGAATGGCGTCAACGGCGTGGGGGGCGAGAACGAGCGGCCGAGCGCGGGCACACCGAGCCTGACCACGATGGCCCGCCGGGGCGAGTTCCCACTGTGGCCGACCGCCTGCACGACCGACGCGGCCAGCGCGGCCCGCCACACGACCACGGCGGACGGCATGCACGCCGGGACCACGCTGACCGACGCGGCGCGCTTGTGGGCGACGCCGGCCGCCGCGAATTGGCGATCCGGCAGCGTCGGCGACGCCTGTTTCGACGGCAACAGCCGGCCGCTACAGGAGCAGGTCTTGCGCCTGCACCCCACGCCGACCACGTCCGACATGAACGGTGCGGCCGACCCGGCCAAACGGCAGGGTGCGCCCGCGCTGCGCGACGTGATGAAGGTCACGAGCGCCGCCGGCGGCCGCTTCCTGAATCCCGAGTGGGTCTCGTGGCTGATGGGGTTTCCGCCCGGCTGGTTTGAAGGGACGAGCGAGGCCGAGAAGCAGATCGCCCTGGGGCTCTTCGCATGAGCGGGCTGGCCTGGATGGAGCTGTGCGCCGGCACCGGCGCCGTGGCGCACCGTCTCGTGGGTGGCGCGGCGCACGACCCGGCGGTGACCTATCAGGGGGCAAAACGGCGCTACGCCACGGCCGTCCTGTCGGCTTTTGGTCTGCGGCCCGGGCAGGGCGCCGCGCGCGTGGTGCTTAACGATCCGGGGACCTGGGGCCTCGCCTGGCAGGCCATGCTCGATCCGCAGGCCGTCCAGGGCGCCGTGCGCGTCGTTCGTGGGTGGGCGCAGCAGCGCCTCGAGGGCCGCGCCCTCTTCGAGGCGCTGGCCACCCGCCCGCAGCCGGACGATCCGGCCGAGTGGCTGGCCGCCTTCCTGGCCCTGCAGGACGGCTCGTTTGGCGCCCGCCCGGTCATCGCCAGCGAGGTCAGCGCGGTGTGGCGCACTGCCGGCTACGCGCGCGCCGCGTCGTTGCCAGAAGGCGCCGGGACTCGCAGCAACAATGGCTTCAAGTGGCGCCTCAACCCGGCCGGGCTGGCCCGCCGGCTCTCTCGTGCGGCGTCGGTGCGCTGGCCGGTGGCGACCACGATCCTGCGCTCGAGCGCGGCCGAGCTCGACCCGCGCGCGCTCGGCGTGGACCGTCACACCCGCGTCTACATCGACCCGCCCTACGCCGGCACCACCGGCTACGGGCCGACCCTGGGCCGGGCCGAGGTGGTCGAGGTGGCCCGGCGTTTCGCGGTTGCCGGGGCGACCGTGGCGATCTCCGAGGGCGAGCCCGTGGCCGAGCTCGTCGGCGAGGGCTGGCAGGTCGTGGACATCACCACCGTGCACCGGGGGCAACCGCGCAGCTTCACGAAGAGCCGGCGCGAGTGGCTGACCATGAACCGGCCGCCCGCGCACCGCCCTGCCGTGCAGGCCTCGCTCTTCGACCTCGACGAGGTGGCCGCGTGCCCGACCTGACCCCCCGACAGGCGGCCGTGCTCGGCGCGCTCGTGGCCGGCCTCGTCCACCGGGGCCGCGCCCCGACGGCGCGCGAGGTCTGCGCCGCGCTCGGTCTGCGCTCGCCCGGCACGGTCTCGGCCCACTGCGCCGAGCTGCGCCGCAAGGGCTACCTGGGGCCGGGCGGGGCCGTGCTCGTGGGCCTCGACGGTCGCCCCTTCGACCTGTGCACCGCCACCCTGGCCGGTGTGCCGACCCGCACCCTGGCCGAGCACCTAGCCGGCCGCCCTGACGCGGGGGCGCTCGGCGCCGCCCTGCGTTCCCACCTGCCGCAGTAGGAGATCCACCGTGGGCAACCTGTTGAAGAAGGGCCGCCGCGCCGCCGCGCGCGCGGCGTTGAAGGCCGGCCCGGCTGCGCAGCGTCGGAAGAGCGCGGAGGACCAGTTGTGGCTGGCCCGCGTGCTCGACGCGGTCAAGCGGTTCCCGGCCTACGGCGCGGTCTACCAGAAGACCGTGGCCGTGCTCTCGCAGATGGACGAGCTGGTCAAGGTGTTCGGCGCCGCGCGCGAACGGCTCGAGGACGAGCAGCGGGCCGCCGGTCGCAAGCTCACGCTCGACGAGCTGCGCGAACGCATGACGGACGCCGAGCGGCGGGCCATCGACGAGCACCGCCACCTGCGCGACGAGCTGGAGACCGCGCTGGGGATCAAGCCGGCCGCGCCGCCCGAAGTGGTCGAGATCCACGCCTGCTCGGCCTGCTCGGCCGAAACACAGACGCCGCTCGGGTGACCCCGGTCGAGGCCGCGCTGCGGGCCGTCGCGCACCTGCAAGCCGTTCTCCCGACCCGCCCGGGAGGCTGGCAGGTCGAGCCCGTGCACAACGGCTGCGCCGCCCTCGTCGGCGAGGGCCAGCACGGCGAGATCCGCGTGGAGGTGGACGGCGCCGCCCGCCTCGTGCGCCTGACGTTCGTGGCCCTCGAGGTCGGCGTCCTGCGCGTGGTGCGTCTGGCCATCGGCCCCGTGGAGGCCGGCCGCTCGTGGCCTGAGCGCCTGGCCGACGGGGCGGCGGCCTTCATGCGGGGCGAGCCGGACGCCGCAATCCGGCACCGCCGCGCGCCGCCGCACTCGGCGCTGGCCGAGATCCGGGTGCGCTGGGCCTGCCCGGCCTGCGAGGCCGGGACGTGGACGCCCATGGGCCTCGTCCTGCACCGGGGCGGGGCGGTCGCCTGCGCCACCTGCCGCAAGCCGGCCACCGTCGAGCTCGCGGCCGCCGCACAGCCCGTCCGGCTGCGCCTCGTGCAGGCGGGTGTGACGTGATTCGGCGCGCGCTGCTGGCCCTCCTGGCGGTCGCGCTGGCCGTGGCCGGCCTCGACCATGTCCGGCAGGTCGAGCGGGCCGGCGCGCGGGCGCTCGCGGCCGCGCTGGACGAGATCCGGGCGCGCTTTCTGAGCAACGACGAGGCCCGGGCGCTGCTCGCCCGCTGGGACACCGCCACGCACCTCGAGCGCGTGCGCCTGGCGGCGTGGAAGCTGCGCCGGGAGGACGCGGAAGCCACGGCCGCCGTGGCCCCCGTGGACGAGACCACCAAGGCCATGCTGGCGGTCGCGCACGAGCAACTGCTGCGCGACTCGCTGGCGTACTGGATGCGCCACGCGGCCGGCATGAAGGTCGGGCCGCATCACGTCGAATGGTCGGAGCTGCTGGTCGGGCACTCGCACCTCGCGCTCCTGGCAGCGCGAGGTCACGGCAAGTCGAGCTTCTGGTCGTATGCCTTCCCCCTGTGGCGGAGCTGGCGCGATCCGCACACGCTCGGCCTGCTCGTCAGCAACACAGAGGGCCAGGTCTCGGCCCTGATGCGGCTGATCAAGGACGGCAAGAGCTTCACCGACGAGTACGGCGACGAGTGGACGATGCCACCGGCGGCCACGATCCCGTGTCTCGCCCCGCTCATCCCGACCTCGTGGGAGACGACGTGGACCACCGAGCGGATCTGGTTCGAGAACGGCTCGCAATTCGTCGCCAAGACGTTCGGAAAGTCGTTTCGAGGCGCGCACGTCCAGTGGATCGTGGTCGACGACCCGCTGCGCGAGAATTCGCAATACAGCTCGGTGGACCGCAAGAAATCCAAGGACTTCCTGCACCGCACCATCGCCAAGATGCTGCTACCGGCGGCCTTCGCGCACCTCGTCGTGATCGGGACGCCGATGCACGGCGACGACCTGCACGCCGATCTCGCCGCGCTCTCGAAACGAGCCGACGACCGGGGCCGCGAGAAGGGCGACTGGTTGCACCGGAAGTATCCGGGGCACTGGCGGACGAAAAACGGCCGCGACCGCTTCCTGTGGCCGGCCCTGCGGGCCGAGAAGTGGCACCGGCGCGAGAAGGAATCGAACAGCCTGGCCTACATTCAGGAGGTCGAGCTGCGCCCGGTCTCCGACGAGACCTCGCTCTTCCCGCGCGAGCTCTTCTCGCGCCACCCGGACACGCTCGACAGCCTGAGCCGCCTCAAGCCGTCGCGGGGCGACATCGTCGCCGCCGGCTGGTCGGTCTACATGGGCGTCGACCTCGCGATCTCGGCCGAGGTAGGGGCCGACTTCACGGTGATCCTCGTGGTCGGCGTGGACGCGCACGGCGCCCGTCACCTCATCGACCTCGTGCGGGGCAAGGGCTGGTCGTTTGACGAGCAGTTGCAGCGGATCAAGGACGCCCACGCCAGCTACGGGACGGACCTGATCTTCATCGAGAGCAATCAGATGCAGATCTTGTTCGCCCAACAGCTTGCGCGGCGCACAGACCTGCCCGTCCGGCCGTTCCGCACCGGGGAAGAGAAACACACGCTCCGGCGCGGCGTGCCGTCGCTGCGGCCGTTGATCGAGAACGGCAAGTGGCGATTCCCGCGTGGTGACGCGCTCTCGGTCGAGCTGACCGACCTGCTGCTCGACGAGCTCAACGACTTCGGGTTCGTGGATGGCAAGGTCCAGGGCATCGGCAATCACGACGACTGCGTCATGGCCATGTGGATCGCCGATCAAGCCATCCGGGCCGGGGGCGAGTTCGGCTTCTCCGAGGGCGAGGACGACGGCGATCCGGCCGCGCGCGCCCGCCGGGCGGAGGCCGAGCGCCTGGCCGCGCTGGCGGACGCCAAGGGGCCGCAGGAACAGCTCGCGGCGCTGGTCGAGGCCGACCGGGCGGCCGAGAGTGCAACCCGGACGGCCGCGCGCGACGCTGTGGCCCCCCGGGTCAACCCGCACGCGGTCACCTGGCGGCACGCGGCCCTCATCCACCCCGACGGTGTCGAGGGCGTGCGCGACGCCTCGCGCGACCTGCCCGCCGACCGCGCCGATCATGTCCGGGCCTGGAATGCGCTCTCAGTCGAGCCCCCCAAAGTGGTCGAGTGCGATCCGGCCTTCGGGCAGCTCGTGCTCGTCCAGGGCATCGACATCACACGCGCGATGCTGCGCGACCTGCTCGGCCTGTAGATCAGCAGGCGGGGAAGAGCTCGCACTGTACCCAGGCCTCGACCGGGGCCTCGACGGCGCAGGCTTCGACCGGGTCGAGCACGTCCCAGCGGGCGGGCAGCGCGGCCGGCCCGGCCTCCCAGCGGATCTTGTCCGGCGCGGCGTAGTCCAGGCGGTTGCCCGCCCGGGAGCCGCCGCCGCCGGGCGTCACCTTGCCCGGGCAGAGCGCCACCGGCCGCAGGCCCTTGTCGACCAGGGCGCGGTACGTCGTGCCCGCCTCGCTCGTGAGCTGGTAGGTGACGAAGAGCCACGAGCCATCCGGGTCACCGCGCCGAGAGCGCGGAGCGAGGTCGAGCAGGCGCGAGACGAGCATGGAGGCCGCGCCGAGCGTCGTGCCGTCCGAGGCCACGCGGGTCAGCTCGAGCACGTTGCGGGCCTCGACGCGGCCGGCGCCCCAGCGCCCGGTCGGGTGGCCTGCAGTGGCCACGGCCACGAGGCGCCCGCCGCGCTTCACGCCGACCGCGTACATGAGGCCGCGCGGGTTCATTTCCGGCATGGCGCTGTGATGCTCGGCGATGAAGGCCCGGGCCTCGTCGAGCGGCACGTTGACGAGACGCAACTTGCCCGCCGGGGCCAGCGCGTCGGCCAGGATCTCGCGCACGATGGCGTCGGGGATCTCGCCGCCGCGTGCGCTCGACCGCGCGACGAGCATCGCCGCGTCGGCCGCCTCCTCCGGCGTCCACCCGGGCACGCCGAGCGCGAAGGGCAGTTCGTCCAGGGTGAAGGCGAATGAATCGGCCTCGTCGTCAACCTCGTCGAGCTCGGCCGGCGTCCAGTCGTAGACCTCGTGACCGGCGGCGCGCAGCGCGCCCTCGACGAGGTGCAATTCGCCGCCGTCGTAGAGCGCGACCACGCGGGCCACGAAGTCGTCGACGGCGGCTTCGGCCTCGGCCCGTGCGGGGCTGATCTCGCGGTAGCCGCGCTCACCCGGGCGAGGCGCAGCGGCGGAGCCGAAGCGGACGTGCAGGTCCACGCGGCCGTTGCTGCTCATCGGAAAGCCTCGACGCCGTAACAGGCCTCTTCGGCCGCGAAGTAGGCGGCCTCGCCCAGGCTGCACTCGTCGCCGGCCAGCAGGTCGCCCCATTCCTCGTGAGCGGGACCGATGCCATCCGGCGCGCCGGGGGCGAAGATCGCCGGCTGGAAGAAGTCAGCGGCCGCCACGGCCTCGATCTGCCGCCCGTACCAGTCGGCCATCGCCTCGATCCGAACGTCCATCGTGCGGCTGGCGAACTTGTTGCCGAACCTGGCGCCCGTGTCCCAGGCCATCGAGTCGATGGAGGCCACGCGCGGGTGAGCCGCCAGCGCCGAGAGGCCGCTCGACTTCACGCCGAAGAGGTGCAGGCGGACACCGGCGGGCAGCACCCGGTCGAGGGCGTCGACCACGGCGAGCAGGCCTTCCGACCCGTACACGCTGCGGCGACACATCGACCCCACGCCGACGAGCGCGAGGCCTTCGAGGCGCGCGCCGAGCTGCTGGACGTGCCAGACGTAGTCTTCGACCGTTCGGCCTTGGAGCACGGGCATCGGGGGCGCGATCCCGGCCTCACGGGCCAGCACCTCGCACTGGCCGAGCAGGCGGATCGTCTCGGCCTGCCGCAGGCGAACCGTGCCACGGTCGGCCGCGATCTCGGCCTCGCAGCAGGCGTCCATTTGCGCCCACCATGCCCAGCGACGCGAGGCCGCGAGGGCCACGTACTGCTCGACCGTCCAGGGGAATGCACCGTAGTGCGCATGGGCCACGAAGCCGGCCGAGTCGAGGGCCACGTCCAGGCCGTCGAGGTCGGGGCAGTCGGTGCGGAAGTCGGAGAACGTGCGCTCGAGGCCGCGCCCACGGTAGCGAGCAAGCGCGTTGGCGCTCACGAGCACCGCCGCGCCGAGCGAGCGAGCGGCGGCCGGCAGAGCGCCGCCGACGAGGGGCAGGCCAACGCGGATCGTGGTGCTCACTTGCTGGTCACCCGGCAGGTCTCGCAGGCCGGGCGGCCGCGCAGGTAGGGCGTCAGCTCGGCCATTTCGGTTTTCGTTACCCGGTGGATCTTCTGGCCGCTGATGTCTCGGCCGGTCATCCGGGCCGACGCTCCGAGGTGCGACGAGCAGTAGCAAGCGCCGTTGTCGCAGAAGTAGTGAGCACCTTCGACCAGCTTGAAACCGGGCATCTTCCGTCTCCTTACAACAGGTCTTCCGCCGCCCCGGCAGTCAGGGCAAGGTCAACAGTAGGCGCGGCCCGCTAACAATGCAACGGAAAAATGCACAACGGTACAAGCAACGTGATTCCAGCACGTTGCGCGCGCCGTGTCGGATGCGCTTGTCGGGTAGGCGCCGCACGCTCATAGTTGTGCGCGGACACCCCTTGTCCCCGGGTCCAGGGCGGCGCAGCGCGGGTGCCCAACGCGCTGCGCCGCCCTCCGGTCTTTGACTACCCCCCGAGCAGGGCAAGGCCGCCCGTTCGATCCCCCGCCTCGACGCCTGGCAATCCGCCGTCGAGGCATTCGTGGGGCGCGGGCCAACGGTGTGCGTCCCCGACGCTGGTAAGTGCCGAGCCCGCCGCCACCTCCGGTGTTCCCCCACCGACGGCGGTTGAGAAGGACGAGCGGCCCGTGCGTCAAGCCAGGGCGGGCCGGTTCGTTGATAGATTCCCGTTGTGGCACCAGCCTGGGTAGCCGGTAGTGGACAATCCGGCCATCGCGGGCAACCTTGCATCGGAAGGCGGCTACGCCCGACAACCCTGAAAGGGGCGGCCCGTCGGCAACGTCACAAAGCCGCAGCTCGCTCCCAAGCCTGCAGCAGGCAGCGAGCGCCCGGGCCGGTGCCTCTTCCTCTTCCGTGGCCGCGTGTTACGATGCGCGCCAGTCCAGCCTGGGGGAGCGGAAAGCGCATGCGCCGTCTCGATCTCGACCATCCGATCAAGCGGTCTGCGCTGCCCCCGTCCCCCGACCCGGCGGCAGATGGCGACGATCCGGAGGTCTCGACCGCGATGGCCTTCGCGCAGCCCGCCCCGCCCCCCAGGCTGGACGCTCTACTTCAAGGCGTGCCGGAGGCCCGCCGGCCGGCCGCCAGGCGAGTGCTCGAGGAAGGCGGCCCCGGGTGGCGCCGCGAACTGCTGGCCCTCCTGGCCGGGCAGGACGAGGCCCGCGCACGGGCCGTGCTCGGCATGGCAGCCGAATACATGCAGGCGCAGCCGCGCCGGACGAGGGAGAAGCGCGTGAAGCTCACGGATACGCTGCGCAAGGCCGATGATCTGCTGCGCCGGGTGCGCGGCCTCGACGGGGCCGACGGTGGGGAGCGCGAGATCTCGGCCGAGATGGGCGCGATCCTGTGGGCGCGCCAGGAGAGCGACCTCGTCAAGGGTGAGTCGCACAAGTACCTGCGGCGTGTTCCGACCGGCAACCCGCGCCGGCCGTGGCGCTACTTCTACAGCGTGGCCGGCGGCAAGGGGCTCGGCCACGAGGACGAGCTCGTCGAGGGCGCCGCCTTCCTGCTCGAGCACAACGGCAAGCGCGGGCACTTCCATGTCATCGGCCGCACGCCGGACGGGAAGATCACGGTCCGGCACGACGAGAGCGGGCACACCGAAACGCTCGACCCGGCCGTGTTTGTGGCCATGCTGCACCGAGGCCACGCCCAGGCCATCGCGGCCCACGCCGAGCGCATGGGCCGCGATCTCTCCGCCGTGCGGCAGAGCGGCAGCGCCCGGCAGCGCGCCCGCCTCGAGGCCGAGGCGGGCAAGTACGGCCACACCCGACACCTCGTCGAGGCCCAGGCCAAGGATTCCAAGGTCGAGCGCCTGCTCGGTGCGCTGGCCACGGCCGAGGCCGACGCCGCGCGCTTCAAGCGCGAGGGCAAGTTGCGCTCGCTCTACGACGTGAACAGCATGATCGCCGGCCTCAAGCGTCAGATCCGCGAGGCCGGCGGCCAGGTGCCCGACGAGGTGGCACCTCCGCCGGAAGCGCCCGCCGCGCCCGCACCGGGCAAGGTGCTGACCTTTCCGGGCGCGAAGGCCTCGAGCGCAGCACCGGAGGCCGGGCCGCCGGGCCTGCCCGCCGCCACGCAGGCCAAGGTCGACCGCGTCGTCGATGGCATGATCGCCCAGGTCATTCCGCCGGGCCTCAAGGGGCATCCCCGCGTCGGCGAGTTGCACGAGGTCATCCGGGCCTGGGCACAGGAGAACGGCCAGGCCATCGGCGACGGCGACACGGACGCGGTCAAGGCCGCCATGCCCGCGCTCTCCGAGCGCATGAACGCCGTCGGGCGCGAGCTCGTGGCCACGCCGTCGAACACGGTGCCGCTGGCCCCGAAGAGCGCGGGCGGCAAGGACCCACACCGCGCGCCGGCCCCGGGCGACCGGATCGTCTACAACGCCCCATGGCACGGCGGGGGGCTGCGGGCGACCGTGACCGGCCTGGCGTCCGATGGGCACATGATGCTCGTCAAGTACGACGACGGCACGACGGGCTCGCTGCCCGCGAGCTTCATGCACCCGGCCTACACCGACCACGGCAGCAAAGCCTACTTCGAGGAATTGCGGCCGTCCGGCCCGCCGTCGGAGGCGCAGATCGTCGAGATGAAGGCCCGAGCGGTGGCCCGCCGGCTGGAAAAGGAAGCCCAGGAGCGGGCCGAGGCCGAGGCCCACGCGCGCGAAACGGCTGGCTGGCACTCGCCCAAGGACCGCACCGAGAACAACAAGCGCCTCAAGGCCGCGCTCAAGAAGATCACCGGGCACGACTGGTCTGTCACCGGCAGCACCGGGACCGGTTACGGCTGGGTGCATGCCACCCCCGGCATTCCTGACGGAGAGACGGCCGAGTACCGGGACGGGCCGCACAAAGACCTCTACCGCATGGTCTCGATCATCAGTCCGGGCTCGCGTGACTACGTTCTGCGCGAGGTCGAGAAGCGGGCCGGCATCTTCACCCCGGGCGCGGTCACGCCGGAGCAGCACAAGGCCCAGGTCGAGACCGACAAGGCGGCGCGAGAGGCGGCCGGGCAGGCGGCCGCCTCGACGGTCAACGTCGGGTCGGTGGTCCAGATCGACGGCCACCCGCGCCGCTACCTCGTGACGGCGAAAAAGGCCTACGGCGGCAGCCCGCCGAGTTTCCAGCTCGCCGCACTGTCCGGGGCCGAAGCGGGCAGCGCGCCGAGCGGCGTGGCCGCCGCGCGCGTGACGCTGCACCCGGATCAGACGGTCGCCTTCCACGGGGCCAACGCGCCGAAGCTGCGCAACAAGGCCGCCGCGCACGCTTTCATCTACCGCGCGGACCACCCGGAGGACACCGAGCGGGTGCGGGCGACGATCAACGCCGCCCCCGTGAACCTCGACCCGCCTCCGGCGCCCACGAAGGCCGACCGGGTGCAGCGGGCGCGCGAGCGGGCCGTGGAGGCCGGGACGGCCTTGCCTACCGCCCCCGCGCCCTCCCAGGCGGCCGAGCCTTCAGCCGAGCCCGCTGCGGCCGCAGCGCCGGCCGGCGATGTGCGTTTCGGTGACGTGAAGACGGCCACGACCCGCAGCACCGGCGTCACGGTCTATCAGGCCCCGACGAAGGGGAACGTGCCGGCCGAGCGCCTGGCAGAGATGGACGCCGACGCCAAGGCCCGGGGCGGCTACCGCCTGCGGGGCGAGCCGCACACGTTCCGCACCGAGGCCGCAGCTCGTGACTTCATGGCGAAGTGGGGCACCCCGGCATCCACTGAGGCCCCGCTCGATGGTCGGGCAGCCGAGCACGAGGGCAAGGCCGCGCGCCACGAGGTCGAAGCCAGCCGCTTCGAGCCTGAGCATCCCGTCGCCGAAAAACACCGCGAGGCGGCCATCGCACACCGCAAGGCGGCGCGAGCATTCGACCGCGCGGCCGCGAGCCCCAGCATGGCGCCCATGGCTGGCCGGCTGGCCGACGAGGCGCAGGCCCGCAGCCGGGACGTGGAAAGCGTCGCCGGCCGCCTGGCCGAGCGTGACGCGCTCCGGCAGGCCGCAGGGCAGCCCGGGCCGGCGAGCAAAACGCCGGCCGAGCGGGCGGCGCCCGCCGCATTGCCCACGCCCGCCACGCCGACCGGCCTGCAGCCGGCGGACTCGGCGCACTATCAGGTGCTGGGCGGCGACTCTCACGAGGTCGCCCAGGCCCGTCAGAAGGCCAAAACGGCCGCCGCCGAGTACGAGCGGGCCACCGCCATGGCCTACGCGCGAAGCAAGGGCGCCAACCCCGGATCGGCCGCAGCCCGGGAGGCGAAAGAGGTCGCCGGTGACCGCCGGGAGCGGGCCGAAGCCGCGCACGATGCGCTCGTAACCGCCGTCGGCAGGATGGCCGGCAGCGTGGCCCCGGCGGCCCCGGTCGAGCTACCTCGCACCGGCGTTGTCGAGGTCAGCCGCCGCGACCCGCTGACCGACCGGGTCAGCATCGAGCGCGTGGATCTCGATGCCCACCGGGCGCAGTGGGCGGCCGCCGCGCGGACCTACGACGACGATCTGCTCACGGCCAAGATCAAAGGCCACCGGGGCAACGTCACTTCCATGCGTTTCCACCAGGCGGGCGAGCGGGCGCAAACTGTCGTTGCGCTCGAGGCCCTGGAGGCCGAGAAGGCCCGCCGCAAGGTCGAGCGGGCTGCGCCCGCCGCTGCCCCGACCATCACCGCCGAGCAGGCCTCGACGGCCGCCGCCGCGCAGCGCGACAAGCACACCGACCGCGCCGTCTGGCACCGAGATCGCGCCGACGCGCTCGAGATGATGGGGGACTCGAGCGGCGCCGCGAAACACCGGGACGCGCACGGCGCACACGCTGCCGCTGAGAGCGCGCACCACGCCGTTCGGGTCAACGTCGTCAACGGCCGCGCCAGCATGCTCGACACGCTCATCCCGGCCGCGCAGCAGAAGACGACCGCCGCCGAGCGGGCCTCACAGGCGGCCGACGCTCACATCGCCGCCCCGACGAAGAGCAAGGACGAGATCGAGCACGACCTGGGCCGCAAGGGCGTCGGGTACATGGACCGCGTCGAGCCCGTGATCGCCGAACTGGAGGCCAAGCGGGCAGCAGCAGGCCCCGGGGCCGCCAGCGAGCAGCAGGCCCACCCGGGGGCTGCGCCTGCAAAGTGGACGAAGCGCCACGACGAAGGCGGCCGGCCGGTCTACGACTCGCCCAGCGGCCGCGTGCGGGTCATCGGCAACCCCAACGGCCTGCACCATGTCATTCAGCAGGATCTCGCCACCGGGCGCTGGGTGGGCACCTTCGACGGGCCGCGCTCCGAGGCCATGGAGGCCGCCGTGCGCACGGAGGCCTCCGCCGCGCAACAGACGGTCGAGACCGAGAAGGCCCGCGAGGCGGCCCTGCAGGCGGGCGAGCGCGAGGCCCGCGCCCGGGCCATGCTCGGCACCGAGACGGCTTCCGTCGTGGCCGCCGGGAACGCGCGCCGCACGGCCGAGCAGCGGGCGGCCGATCACGCTCTCGCCGACCGCGCGCAGGCCGCGCGCCACGCATTCAGCGCAGCGGTGCAGGAGCATCAGGGCGGCGCCGAGATCAACCGGCACTCGCGCCGGCTGATGGATCTCGACTCCGGCGTCAACGTCCTGCGCACCAGCCGGGACGCCGTCGGCGGGCAGATGAGCCCGGGCGCGCTCGATGGCAACCGGGCGCAGGTGCGATCCGAGGCCGAGGCCCTGGAGGCCGCAGCGGCGAAGATCAAGGCCGAGGCCGCGTCGCCGCCCCCGGCCCCCGACGCACCCCACGCGCACGCGCTCGGTGTCGAGGTCAGCCGTGCGCAGGTCAACCGGCGGCTGGCCCAGGCAGCGCACGAGGGCACGAGCCATGTGCCGGAGAAGCGGGCCGAGCAGGAGGTCGACGGTTACGTCTCGCACATGAACGAGGTGGCCGCCGATCTCGCGCGGCACGCCACGACGCCGGAGAAACGCGCGCAGCTCAAGGAAGAGCTGGAACGCTACCGGGACGGCTACCTGCAGCGGTTCCACGCCCACCTGTCGGCCCGCTCTCGCGTGATCTCGCCGCTCGTGACCGGCCCGGCCCGCTTCCCGGTCGCACGCAATCAGAAGGCCAACGCCACGGCCGACAAGCGCACCGGCGAGCTCGTGGAGTGGTCGACCAGCGCCCGCCGTGCGATCCGCAACAAGCTCAACCCAGCGACGGTCTCGTCCGACCGGGCCGACGCACACGAGATCCTGACCGACCGAGTCGGGAAGCTCCGGCAGCGTCAGGAGTCGATGAAGGCGCAGAACGCCATCATCCGGGGCAAGGGCAGCGAGGACGAGAAGATCGCCCGGCTGCGCGAGCTCGGTCTCGGCGAGGCGGCGGCCCGCGCGCTCTTCAAACCAGATTTCGCCGGCCGCGTCGGCTGGCCCGACTACGTGCTCAAGAACAACCTGGCCGAGATCAAGCGCCTCGAGGGCCGCTCGGTCGAGGTGGCCAAGGAAACGAGCACGGCCTCGAGCGAGCACACCTTCGGGGACGTTCGCGTCGAGGACTCGGCGGAGGACAACCGGATCAGGCTCTTCTACCCGGGCAAGCCCGACGCCGAGACCATCGGGAAGCTCAAGCGGCACGGGTTCCGCTGGTCGCCGAGCGAAGGCGCCTGGCAGCGGTTCCGCAACGACAGCACCCGGTCGGTGCTGCGCCATCACTTCGGGATGGATCTCGGCTCGTCGGGGGAGAGCGAGGGAGAGTCGCTGCAGAAGGCCGAGCCGCCCCGGTCGAGCGAGCTTGTGAGCCGCGCGGACGCGCTGCTCGCTCTCGTTCGTGGTGCCTGATGGGCGACCCGACCCGGCTGGCCAAGGCCGACGGCGGGCCGGCGCAGCTCGTGCGGGCCGCCGTCGCGCGCGCCCCGCACCCGCTGGGGCCGCCGCCCGCCCGCAACCGGGCCACGTTCCCCTATCAGGGCACGGTGGACTTCCAAGGCCTCACGATCCGGGTCGAGAACGCCGTCGGCTCGACTCGGCGCGGCACGAGCCCGGACGGAACACCGTGGGAGACGCGCATGCGCGTCCACTACGGCGAGTTCGCCGGCAGCATCGGCGCCGACGGCGACGCGGTGGATTGTTTCGTCGGCCCCGGCCGCTTCGAGCCCTACGTCTACGTGGTACACACGCAGGACCCGGGCACGCGCCGCTACGACGAGGACAAGGTCATGCTCGGCTTCCGCAGTCGTGACGAGGCCCTGGCCGTCTTCCGCGCGCACTACACCGGGCGAGGTTTCGTGCAGAGCGTGCGCCGCTTGACCATCGGGGAGTTGCGGGCCTGGCTGGCCGCCCCGCAGAATCGCGGCCGCAAGATCAACGGCGGCGACGTGCTGGCCAAGGCCGACGCGCTGCTCGCCCGCGTCCGGTCGGGGGAGTAGTGATGGATCTGTGGGAAAAGCTCGGCGAAATCGCCTTCGGCGTGCTCGAGCAGCGAGAGGAAGAACGGATCGCCAAGGCCGCCAGGCCGGCCGGTAGCGGGCTGACGGACGAGGGCGACGACGAGGCCAAGCGCAAGCGGCAGCAAAAAGGCAAGGGGCCGGCCGGCATCTTCACGGACCCGGATCTCGAGCTCTACAACAAGAGCACCGGGGGCGACTACGTCGAGCGCCCGAGCGGCATCGACCTCGACGTGCTGCGCCGCATGGCGCGCACGCCCCCCATCGCCGCCGTGGGCAACGTGATGTGCGACGGCCTGGCCGAGTTCTGCACCGCCCAGGCCGACCGCTCGCTGCCCGGGCACGAAGTCCGCATGCGCGGCAAAAACCGCCGCTACACGCCCACGAAGGCCGAGCGGGCCGAAATGGAGCGCGTGCAGCGGTTCGTCACCAACTGCGGCTACTACGAGAACGAGGCCGAGCTCGTGAACCGGCCCGATCTCGAATCGACGGTCCGAGCCACCTTCTGGGACTCGTTCAGGTTCGATCAAATGTGCTGGCAGGTCGAGCCGACCGCCGCATGGAAGCTCGGCGGCCGCTTCGAGCCGTTCCGCTTCTACGGCTGGCCCGGGCACACGATCCGGCTGGCCATGCCGCCCCAGGACGGCTCGCGCCTGCCCGACGACGACCTGACGAGCCCGCGCTACGTGCAGGTCGACCGGCACGACAACGTCGTGGCCTCGTTCACCGGGCAGCAGATGATGTTCGGCGTCCTGCACCCCATGACCGACATCGAAAACGCCGGCTACGGGTACGGCGTGCTCGAGCAGTTGATCGACGTGCTCGCCGCGTGGCTGTACGGCTACGGCTACAACAAGGCCTATTTCAAGCAGGGGGCCAACGTGCGCGGCGTCCTGCACTTCGAGACCGAGCCGCCGAAAGAGCAGCAGCGCCGGTTCGAGCGGTACTTCCACGCCCTGATCGCCGGTGTCGGCAACGCGCACAAGGTTCCCATCGCCTGGGGCGGTAAGGCGCAGTGGCTCGGCCTGGGCGCGAACAACCGCGAGATGGAGTTCTCGCAGTGGCTCGACTTCCTCAACAAGGTGCTGTGCGCGATCTGTGGCATCGATCCCGTCGAGATCAACTTCACCTATGGCAACAGCGGGCAGACGGCGGCCATCGGCGGGCAGGCCTCGGCCCCGGAGCGCATCCAGGCCTCGCGCGCCCGTTGGCTGCGGCCCCGGGTGCGGGCGCTCTTCAAGTGGCTCAATCGCTGGGTGGTCTACCCGCTGCGGCCGGAGATGGAGTGCGTGCCCACCGGCATCGACGAGAAGAGCGAGGCGGCCGAGCGCGAGCGCATGATGGATCTCGTCAAGCACACGCACTACGTCGACGAGGTCCGGGCCATGATGGGCGACAAGCCACTGCCCGACGGCGACGGCAAGGTCATCCTCGATCCCACATGGCTGCAGATGAAACAGGCCCAGCAGCCCGCACCGGGCGAAGGCGACGACGCGGCCGCCGCCGGTGATGTCCCGCCGGAGGACGCCGACGCAGCGGCCGAAAAGCTGCTCGCCGGAAAGGGCCAGGACGAGGGCCAGGAGGCCGCGCAGGAAGCGGACGAGGGCGAGGCCACGCCCGCCGCTGCTTCGGCCGCCAAACGACCGGCCAGGCGGCCCGGCAAGTCTGATCTCTTCGATGCCTCGCTGATCAAGGGCGAGGTCACTTCCACGCCGCCCGCGCGCCGTGATACATCGTGGACGGCCATCATCAACCTGTGAGTGAGGGGGGAAACCCGATGTCTCTCGCGAAGCGAAACGCAACCCCGTCCGACATGGCCGCCGCCGGCAGCCTGGACGATGCCCGCCTGCGCACCATCGAATTCGACGTGCTGGCCCCCACCGCCGACGTGTTCGGTTTCTGGAAGGCGCCGTGCTCCGGGCGCGTCCTGCGCATCGAGGGCCGCCTCAAGGTGGCGGCCAGCGGTGCCGGCGCCGCCGACAGCCTGACGTGCAACGTGCGCAAGGCCGGCGTGACCATCCAGTCGGCGGTCATGACGTTCGCCCAGGCGGACGGCGACGACAACGACGAGGTGGCCGGGCTCAAGACCGATCACGCCGACTACGACGCGGCCGAGAAGGGGATCAAGTTCAGCTCCGGCGAGGTGTTCGACCTGAACATCGCCGCCATTCAGGCCGGCGCCACGCCCGCCACGAAGCTGACGGTGCAGGTCACGATCCTCGTGTGATGTCCGGCCGGCCTCGTGCCGGCCAGTGGGAGGTGCGACGGTGGCGATCCTGACGACGCTCGGCCTCGAGCTGGGTCTCAACCCGCAGCAGTTCGGCACGACGGACACCTCCGCCGCCCGGCGCGGTGTCATCGCGCAGCGCGAAATCAGGATCGCCGACTCGACCCTCAACCGGGCGAGCGCCCACCCTCAGATCGAGGTCGCGGCCGGGCAGACGTTGCAGATCGGCATCGGGTCCATCAGCTCGGCCCTCCTGCTCTACATCGAGACCGACCGCGAGGTGCAGGTGCGCACGAGTGCCGTGGACGGCGAGGCCTGGACGGTGGCGCCGCTCTCCAGCGGCGCCCCGGGCATTCTGTGCAAGTCGGGCGCCTTCGCCGGTGTGTGGATCACCAACCCCGGCGCCAACCCGGCCCTCCTGGCCGTCGTGGTGGCCGGCCTCGAGTCGTGAGGCCTCGACCGTGCAGGTCGAGATCCGAGAAGCGCAGCCGGGCGAAGTCGTCGAGAAGCTGCCCGCCATCGTCGAGGCCCTGCTCAAGGCCGATCCGCAGGCCGACGACGCGCTGATCAAAGCCGTGGTCGGCCGGGTCCGTGCCGCAGGTCAGGAGCACGGCCACGAGGCCGCCCCGGAGGACCCGGGGGCGGCCGAACGGTTTTGGCGTTGGCAGGTCGGCGCCCGCCTGTCGCAGGCCGGCCGGGAGGCCTTCGGGCGCCGCTACGCCCGGATCTCCGCCCGCCTGTCGGCCGAGGTTTTCGGCGACGAGGACGAGCTCGTCAAGGCGTGGTCGGTGGGCGGATTGTGGGGCGCCGTCAGGGGCGCCGCCTCGCGCCTGCGGGCCACCCTGGCCGACCGTCTGGCGCGCCTGCGGGGCATCGTCTCCGACGAGCACAAGGCCCTCGCGGTCGACCTCTACGGCCCCGACGCCGTGGACGGGCAGACCCTCGAGCGTCTGCGGCAGGACGGCACGATCTCCGACACCGACCTCGAGACGGCCGGCCAGCTCGGCATCCTGGGCGGGGCCAGCGAGATCGGGGCGGTCCTGGCCGACGACGAGAGCGCCGACGATCTGAGCGTGCCGGAGGCCCGCCGGCTGGCCGAACAACTGGCGGCCGACCGCGTCGAGGCCCCGGAGGCGCCCCCGGCGCCGCCTCCGGCCCCACCGCCCCCGGACGAGCCACCGCCCGCCCCCCCGCCCGGCGGGGACGACGCCGCACGCACCCTGCGCCAGGTGGCGGCCGAGCAGGCCCGGACGAGGGGCGCGCAGCGCGTCGTCGGCCTGGGGAACACGGTCGGTGACGACCTCGTCACGGTGGCCATCGACAGCGAGAACGAGCGCGCCCAGGAGCTCCGGCGCCGCATCGCGCAGTCGGTGGGCGAGGGCATCGCGCAGGGCGAGTCGCGCAACGAGATCCGCCGCCGCGTCGTGGCCGCGCTCGAGGGCGACTACGCCCGCGACATCGACCGCATCGTGGACACCGAGACGCACACGGCCATGCAGCAGGCCTACGCCGACCGCACGCTCGAGCGGTACGGCAAGGACGTGCTCGTCGCCGTCGTGCCGTCGCCGTCGGCCTGCGCGGCCTGCCTGCGCCTCTACACCGAGGGCGGCACGCCCAGGATCTTCCGTCTGGCCGAGCTGCCGCCGTCGGCCGTGAACTTCCGGCGCAAGGCCGCCGACCGGGTGGCCTGCCTGCCGCCCCTGCATCCGTGGTGCGGCTGCCATGTCATCCGTGTGCCCGCCGGGTGGACCATCGACAAGGCCGGGATCGTGATGCCGCCACCCAAGCGCAAACCGGAGCCGGAGGGCGCGCCGCCCGCCGGGGGTGACCCGCTGGTCAAGGCCGATCCGCCCGCCGTCGCGCGCCCCGCCTGGACGTGGGGCCGCCGTTTTCGTGAGGGGAACCGATGAAGCTGTTTTCGTGGGGAGAGCGTTTCACCGCCCGTGCCGGGCTGACCTTCACCATGCCGGTCTACGACGACGAGCTGCGCAAGGGCATGCTCGAGGACGGTTTGACGAGCATCCGTCTCGTGCCGCTGCCGCCCGTGCTCGGCGCGCTGCTGTGGGCCGGCGAGTCGTTGCAGCTCGTGAAGGCCGCGACGCACAAGTACATCCGCAAAGTGCCGGACGGCAAAGGCGGGTGGCGCTACTTCTACGCCGTGACCGGCGGCAAGGGGCTCGGCCACGAGGACGAGGTGCAAACCGGGGCGGCGTTCAAGCTGACGCACAACGGCCAGGCCGGGCACTTCCACGTCACCGGTCGGGACGCCAACGGCAAGATCACGATCAAGCACGACGAGAGCGGGCACACCGAAACGCTCGACCCGGCCGTGTTTGTGGCCATGCTGCACCGGGAGCACGCCACCGCGCTCGACGCGCACACGAAGCGCCTGGCCGACACGCTCAAGGCCGCTCGTCAGCACGGCACCGCGCGCCACGTCGCCCGCCTCGAGGCCGAGGCCGGCAAGTACGGCCACACCCGGCACCTGGTCGGCGGGGCGGAGCCCGAGCAGGCCGACGGCGACGCCGGCAACCGTTCCATCGATCTGAGTCGCAAGCTGACCGAGCTCCGAAAGCGACAGCCGCGTCCGCTGGCCAAGATGTTCGGGACCAAGGGGCCGACCCCGGAGCAAAAGGCGAAGTACGACGCCGATGCTCGCGCTTGGCAGTCCGAGTACCGGAAGACGCAGGCGGCCCACAAGAAAGCCGTCGAGGCCTCCAACGCGGAGATCCACGCGAAGCGGGCTGCAGAGACCGGCCCGGCATCCGATGCGCTGGCGACCGCCCGCGCTCACCTCGAGGACGCCAAGGCCAAGGCGAAGGCGGGGGACAAGGCCGGCGCGCAGGCCGAGATGAAAGCCGCCGAGGCCCACGCGGCCGTCGTGCGGGCGCACAAGGAAGGCGGAGACACCGAGAAGGCGGGCAAGGTGGCCGAGGCCGCTACGGCCGCCGCTGGCGGCCCACCGGAGCACAAGCGCGCCGTGCCCGATCAGGTCACGGGCGACGAGCAGCGCCAGCGCGAGGAGGCGGCCCGGAAGAGTGCCGACAAGCGGCGCGGGACGGGCAAGCCGGAGCAGGGCGCGCCGGTCACCGCCGGAGACGTGAAGGTCGGCGAGCGGGTGACGGACGGCAAAGGCCGCACCTGGGAGCGGACCGGCTCGTCGTGGAAGGGCGTGAAGGCCGACGGCTCGCCCACCGGCGACATCAGCACCGACAAGGCCATCGGGCGCGAGACCCTGCGGCGTGCGCTGCACAACGACGGGGACCGCGCCGTCGCCGCCGATGCCATCCACCGCGCGGCCGGCGAGGCCCACGCCAAAGGCGACTTCGAGACCCGCAACCGGCTGCAGGACGAGGCCGCCAACCTCATGCCGTCCACGGCCAGTGGGCGGCCGATCCCGCCGGCCGATGTCACGGCCGACGAGCGGGCCGAGCACGCGGCCGACTTCGGCGCGCGTGACCACGCCGACGCGGCCGCGCACCACGCGGCCGAGGCCCGGACGGCCGAGGCGTCGGGCAACGAACAGGCGGCCGATCTGCACCAGACTGCGGCCGAGCAGCACCGCGAGGCCGTGGTCGAGGCCGTTCAGAGCGGGCAGATCCACGGGCCGAACACGCTGGCCCTGGAGAACGGCAAGGCCCTGCCGCCCCACGACGCGCCGCCGGCCGCCTGGGACAAGGCCACCGCCGGGTTCAGCGCGGCCGATCACGACGAGGCCGCCGCCCTGCACCGGGCCAAGTGGCTGGGGTCGCCCGACGACGACGCCGAATCGGCCGGACACATGGCGGCCGCTGCGCGCCACGCCAAGGCGGCCGAGGACATGACGGCCGATCCGAAGGGCGGCGAGCGCGGCCAGTCGCACACGAAGCTCGAGCCGCACGAGCGCGACATGCTGCGCCATTTCGTCGAGGACACGGTCAAGCACCGCCTCGACGACCTCAAGCAGGGCCTCAAGGAGGTACTGGTACAGTTTGAATCGGGTGGGCGAGGCGGGCAGGGTGGGCCGTCAGCACTCTGACGGTTAAGCGGCTTCGTTGTCTTCGCTGGCAGCGTTGAGCACCAGCTCGCGAATCCACGCCGACAGGTCCAGGCCGCGCGCTTCCGCCGCCGCCTGAATCAGATCGCGCTGCTCATCCGTGACCCGGAACCGGATCACGTCTTCCTTGCGCCCCGCGTCTTCTTTGCGGGGTCGCCCCCGCCGTCTCGTTGCTGTTTCCATACCCGTATATGTAGCCACGAAAAATCGACCGGGCAAGCTCTTTTCCGCCTTGCACCCCTGAATTAATGTAGCTACATTAATTCCAGACGAGGGGGACAGCCCCGGAAAAAGAAACCCCGCCACGACTGCAATCGGAGGCGGGGTCAACCCAGAGCGGCAAGCCGCCTTGAGCCCTTGGCAGGGACTCGAAGGATGGCCGGCCCGCTCCCCGTACGCAAGCGGAGGCGGGGTCAACCCAGAGCGGCAAGCCGCCTTGAGCCCTTGGCAGGGACTCGAAGGATGGCCGGCCCGCTCCCCGTACGCAAGCGGAGAGTCACCGTGGCCAACGTCCTGAAGTTCGAGAAGAAGGTCGCCGTCGTTTCCATGCTGGTCGAGGGCTGCTCGATCAACTCCATCGTCCGCATGACCGGCGTACACAAGACGACGATCCTCAACCTCCTGGTCGATGTCGGCGACGCCTGCGCTGACCTTCTCGATGCCAACGTGCGGGACGTGCCTGCCTGCGAGGTCCAGGTCGATGAGATCTGGTCTTACGTCGGGAAGAAGCAGGGGCACCTCACCCCGGACGACCGCATGGAGCGGCCGGAGCTGGGCGACGCCTACACGTTCGTCGCCATCGACGCCGACTCGAAGCTGATCATCTCCCACATCGTCGGGAAGCGGGACGGATGGCACGCCAACCGCTTCATGAAGGACGTGGCGATGCGGGTGAACGGCCGCCGCATTCAGGTCACGTCGGACGGCTTCGCGCCCTACGTTGAGGCCGTCGAGGTCGCCTTCGGCTGCGACGTGGACTACGCGATGGCGATCAAGGAATACGACGGCGAGGACGCCGGCCGGGGGCGCTACAGCCCGCCGCGCGTCAAGCGCGTCGAGAAGATCCCGATGGTCGGCAACCCGCGCATGGAGGCGATCAGCACCTCCTACGTCGAGCGGCAGAACCTCACGATGCGCATGAACATGCGCCGCTTCACCCGCCTCACCAACGCCTTCAGCAAGAAGCTGGAGAACCTCAAGGCCGCCGTTGCCCTGCACTTCGCCTTCTACAACTTCTGCCGGATTCACGAGTCGCTGAAGGTCACGCCCGCCATGCAGGCCGGGCTGGTCGGGTCCATGTGGACCATCGCCGATCTCGTCTCGTGGTCGGAGAGCGCAGTCGCCCAGGCGGCATAACGCTTGACGCCGTGGAAGGCGTTTTTTCTTGTGGTTATGTGGTTGTGTGTGATCCAATGTGATCCATGACGCAAGCCGCAATCGACGCCGACTACCTCTTCTGCCCCGTTCGCGGGCAGCTCAACGTCAAGGAACGGGCCAAGGACGGCCTGAAGTTCACCGAGGAGAAGTGCCGGATCGATGCCATCCGGTACATGCTCACCAAGGGCTACCCCAAGGACCACTTCGGCATTGAGACGACGCTGCTGCGGCTGGGCAATCAGGGCAGAAACTCATTCCGCGTGGACTTCTCGGTCTACGACGTGCCCTTCACCGACATCGCCAAGGCCCCACTGGACGAGCGCACCCCGCACATCAAGCTCGTGGCGGAGATCAAGCGCGACAACAGCACGGCGACGACTGCCAAGGCCACGCAGGTTCTCCCCGCCATCAAGCTCCTCGACGACTTCACCGCGTTTGGCGTCTATTGGGACGACGTGGAACAGCGGTTCTTCTACCGGACGCTGGAACAGAAGATTGCGCAGATCCACGAGGCGCCGATCAGCAAGCTCCCGAGGTGGGGGCAGGGCGTCATTTCGACCGCATTGACCTACGGCGACCTGCGCACCCCACAGGAACTGCTCAAGGTCTTCGACGAGATCGAGGTGGAGCTGCATCCGCACGTCGCGGACAAGGCCAAGCGATACGCGATCCTGCTGCAACTGCTGCTGGTGAAGATCGACGACGAGAATCGGCACGTTCGCGCGCCGACCGCCGCCCTGGACCTTCAGGACTTCTCGGAGGCGGCGGTCGCCGACGCCGTGGTCGTGGCGAAGATGGACGAGCTGCTGGGCCGCGCCCTTCAGCACTACCAGCACCACCTCCCCGAGCCCATCGCCACGCGCATCCAGGCACCGCCAGAGGCCATCCGTCGGGCGACGAAGATCCTCGCCCCTGTGAACCTGCTGCGGTCCCAGAAGGAGGTCATTCAGGCGTTCTACATGAAGTTCGCCAAGAGCCTCTACAAGTGGGATCTGGCCCAATACTTCACGCCCAACGAGGTCATCGACTTCATCGTGGACATCGCGAGCCCGCAGTACGGCGAGCACGTCAAAGACCCCGCCTGCGGTAGCGCGGACTTCCTCGTGAGCGCCTTCCGAAAGAGCGGCCAGTCGCCCGACGCGGCGCACTGCATCTGGGGGTCGGACAACAGCGGGCAGGCCGTTCAGGTGAGCGTGCTCAACATGCTGCTGAACGGTGATGGCAAGTCGAACATCACCAAAGAGGACAGCCTGGAGTGCTACGGCCCCGACGGCCGAACCTACGACGTGGTGCTGTGCAACCCGCCGTTCGGCGTGAAGATCGTCGAGAAGCGGTTTTCCGTCCTGCGGAAATTCGACATGGGCCACGCCTGGTCCCCCGGCGCCAGCGGACGCCTGGAGCGCACCGAAACCGTCCTGACGCAGCAGGAAACGGGCATCCTCTTCGCCGAGCTGTGCGTGCGGTCGGTGAGGCCGGGCGGCCGGGTGGGCATCATCTTGCCCAACGGCTACCTGGGCAACGCGGGCGGCACCTACCTCGCCCTGCGGGAATGGCTGCTGCGCCACGCCCGGATCGTCGGCGTGGTCGGCTTCCCCCGCTTCACGTTCAAGAAGTCCGGCGCCGACGTGAGCGCGTCGGTGGTCTTCCTCGAACGCCGGGATACCCCGCTGGCACGGGCCGAGGACTCTGACGACTACCGCTTCTTTGTCGGCATGGTGGACAACGTGGGCTGGCGGGCCGGGGACAAGGCCAGCGTGCCCGTGTTCAAGCGCACCCCCGAAACCGGCGCTTTGGAGCTGGACGAGGCCAACAACCCGATCATAGATTCGGACTTCGTCAAGCTCACCGAGGAGTTCATTCGCTCCGCGGCTGGGGACCGCTTTGCGTGGTTACGGGGGGGGGGGGGGGGGGGGGGGGGGGCGCAACTCCAGACCCCACCAAGGCCAACGCCTGGAGCGTTTCGGTCAAGGGCGTCGTCAGCTCGCCGCGTCTGCTCATCGACCCGAAGCGGCTGTGTGAGAAGTTCGTCCGACTCCAGACGGCGATCAAGGGCGCCCCGCACTTCCAGCTCCGTGACGTGCTCGAAGAGGTGAAGGCGGCCGGTTTCAAGGCCAAGGCGGCCGAATTCTACCAGTACGTCGAGATCCAGCGCGTGGGCATCGGCACCTTCGACTACGAGGAGCTGCGAGGCTGGCAGCTCCCATCGCGAGCGAAGTTGCGCGCCGAGGTCGGGGACATCTTCATCGCCTCGATTTGGAGTAGCGCCGGCAAGTGGTTCATGGCTGGCGGGGTGACGACCGCGATGGTTGTGACCAACGGCTTCACGCGACTGCGGCTCAAGGCTGGCATGGAGGAGTACCTGCCGGACATCGTGGCGGGCCTGTCCTCCGAAGCCTTCCGGGTACAGATGCGGGGCTACGCGACCGGGTCTGACGGGCTGGCCGAGATCCCCACCACCGATCTGCTCGACATCGTGCTCCCCAAGCTCCAAGGTGAGGACGCCCGGAAGAAGCTGGGCGACACCGCCGCGCGGCTCCGAAATGCGGAGGTGACGCTGGAGCGAACCGTTGACGTGTCCTGCGCTGGCGAGGCGTTGCCCAAGGTGCCGCGGCGCAAGGATCACTGGGCGCTGGTCTAACCGTCATAGTCCTGACGGTTTCCTGTGGGTCGGATTCAAACTGTACCAGTACCCGGCATCGCCGAAGAGGACCGCGAGAACGCCGTCACGCCCGGGATGGAGCGCGTTCTCGCGCGCGCCCTGCGAGGCGAGGCCACGGCGTCGATCCTGGGCCGGGGCGGCGAGGGCGGCAAGGCCTCCAAGATCCAGCGGCTCAACAACGACGAGCTGGCCGCCCTGCCGCCCGCCAAGGGGTCGAGCGGGTGGAAGGCCATGGCCGAGCGCGCCACGCAGCAGCAGGCCGGCGTCCAGGCCAGCCGACAGGCCCGGGACCAGCGGGCGCAGGGCTACCTCGACGGGCTCACGGACAAGTCCCACAAGGCCTACGCCCTGGCCGCCGGCATCGCCATCATGCACGGCGGGGAGATCAAGCTCCCACGAGGCAAGGCCGGCCAGCCGGCGGCCGATCTGCCCAAGGACGTGAAGATGCGCCTACGGCGCGAGATCGCGCAGGCCATGGGGCACGGCGGCCCGGGCGCGGCCCCGGTCGAGATCGCCGAGACGCGCACCGACGCGCCGCTGCCGAAAGACCTGTATCAGGCCGCCAGGAAGGGCCTCGCGCCGTCCGTGGAGACCACCGTTGGCGCCCGCCGGGCGCAGGAGGCCGCGCAGGCCCCGGCGGCGCCGAAGCCGGACAACGCGAAGGCGTCCGCTCACGAGAGCCGGGCACGCGCCTACGAGCTCACCGGCGACAAAGAAGGCGCGGCCCTGCACCGGGAGGCCGCAGCCGCTCACGGGAGCGGCGCACCTGGCGCGCAGGACGCCAGCGACAAGGCGGAGGCCTGGCGCGGCGGTTGGAATGTTGGCGCCGCCGACGATCCGGCGCAACCCGGCGCGGGCGGCAAGCACGATGAGACGTGGCAGGCCGGGCATGCCCACGGCGCGGCATTCAGCGCGGGCGGTAGCGCCAGCGGCAAGAATCCGCACCCG